ACATCATCTTTTACTGGATTTGCTAATTCAAAAGAAGTATTTAATTCAACGATATTTCTCATTGTTTCGTTCCTCCAATTAGTGTATTAAGTTACAATTAGGCAATAACAACCTCAACAGCAAGTCCTTCACCGTTGAAACTTGTTTTCTCGCTTACTACAAAATATTCTTTGTAGTCAGCTACTCCTGTGGCTTCCTTTACAGCTTTCAGTTTTCCACTGGCTTCTGCAACAAGGAAATCGCCAACAGCAATATCTGCGTATGTGCCATCTACCTGATCCATATCCATGTCAATAATTCTTCCTTTCAGTGAAGTAAGAACAAATAAACGTGGATTCTCACCAACTTCGATTACATAATCGTTTGGTGTAAGAGTCTCAGGTTTGTCGATAGTGTTCATAACAATTGCAAGCCCTGCTTCTTTTCCATCAGTAGGAACAGCAGCTTTCTTTGTAGCTCTATCGAAAGTTACAACATTACCGTTATGCAGCTTAACGTCTGCTGTGCAGTAACCAACATTAACGGCATTTTTGTATGTACCAATTTCTCTAAATTTTAACATGGTCACGTTCCTCCATTATTTTTGTTTGATTAAGCAAAACAATCAAAATCGTCAACGGAATTATCATCTTTGACGATAGGATCAATTGCTGACATAATGCCATCAAATTCGTCTTTCATTGAGTTCATTTCAAGAGATTTCTTTGCATTTTCCTCACGAATTTTCTTATATGCAGTTGCATCAATCTTTGTTACGATTGAATTGATCTCTACAGAGAACGGATCAGCATTGAATGCTTCGATTTCTTCTTTGGCAAAATCTTTCTGCTCATCTGTATAGTCTGCAAGGGCACTATTTAACTCAGCGATTTTATTTGCTTTCTTCAGTTCATTGAGTTCTGCAGCCTGTGTCTCAACAAGGGCATTCAGCTCTTTATTTTTCGCATCAAGCTCGTCCTCTTTTGCTTTGGCATCACTTTCAGATTTTTCACATTTCTGGTTAAGTTCAGAAATTTCCTCATCCTTTTCTTTGATAGAAGCATTCAGCTCATCAATCTTAGAATTGAGTTCTGCAACCTGTGATTCAAGACTAGCAACCTGTGAATTTACTTCAACTTTTCTAGTGTCCTGAAATTCTGAAATAATGTCAGTTTTTAAATCAGAAAGTGCTTTCATCATTTCTTCATTCATTTCAATAACCTCCAAGTTTTTACGATTGAACTGGTTAAGTTCAACTAATACGGCAGTCGAATCGGAAGGTTTTACGGATAAGATACAATATCCACTATAATCATAAATCATAGGGATACGACCTTGCTCTTTCCAACCGCCATCATAAATTATTTCACCGTCATTTTCCTTTGTACCAACAAATTCAACACTTCCTCGAATAGTAATGCCATCAGCAATCTTATCCTCAATCCATTTTACGAATTTTGGATATCTTGCTTCATTTATGTAGCCGACACCACATAAACATCTATGCATTCCGTCTTCCAATTCAATGTCTTCAATCGACCAGTCCTCAAACACACCTACTTGCACAGAATCTTCAAATACCGGCATATTTTTAATCTGACCAGTCAATCCATGACCATATGGAATTTCTTTATCATTATCCAGGAACTCAGCGCATAATGGCATACCTTTTACGGTATCTGCATTGTCTCTTGTGTATTGTTCAAGATAGGAGATACCATTGATATTCCAACGTGTGTTATCGGGGTAAATTTCATGCAAAACAATTTTGACTCGTCTGCGTCCATTTGGGTTGGTGGCTTGTGAAATTTCTAAAAATCTTTTTTCCATTTCCATGATATGTACCACCTTTTTGTATAATTTATTGCAATAAAAAAGACACCCTAAAGTGCCATTTCTAACAATAACGTAATAAACATCTATTCAGATGTACTTAAAATAGTAGTGAAATCATTTACAAATTTTTCCGTTTCCACAAATATGAAAATAGAAGCGTCTGGATTTTCTTTCTTCGGCTTGATATCATAAACAGGATTTCCCATTTTGATTAAATGCCTTGCAACACCAGGCTTAAAAACTGATTTGCATTTCACTACAGAATTTGTTTCTGTCATGCACATAATCTTCCTTCCTAATCTGTACTTGGTTTAGGATTGGTGTTTGAACCAGAAGATTGTGATTGTATCGTATTTTCATTTGTCGCAAAGTCTACTGTTTCACGACCACTTTCTTTACTATCTGCTTCATCACGACCACTCATTGTAAATGATGTAGCATGAACAGGATATTTGTTTTCAAAATCAGACTCTAACTCATAGTCAAGCAGAGAGATATATGCATCTGGATCAAACCCAGTTGCACTTACCCAAGCGGTCAGAGATCCCTTACCATGAGAATATAAATCCTGCATGTATTTTACTTGTTTATCTCTGTTTGCAAAGGTTGTAGGTAAAATATAGCAATCAACCACACAAGAAGAATCCATGATAATATTTGCGTTAATGCATTTATTAAGTTCAAACATGAAATTCTCAACCCATGTGTAGGTATTGCTTGCAACAAGCTCTAAGTTGAGAGAAGCAGTTGCATAATTACCTTTTGTATTACCGTCAAGACTGGCAGAACTGATACCTAAAGCACCAGGCACAGCGTCCTTAATAGATGCTTCATTTTTCTCATCGAAAATATCTATATCAACGTCCATTTTGTCTATCTTAGTTCCACTTGCAAGGGAGAAGAAAGATATACCAGACTGACTTCTTCGAGTGATAACAGCCTCTTTTACTTTTTCATGCTGTTCTCTCTGTTGGTCTTTTGTAAGAGATGACGTTCCTTTTTCTTTTCCTTCCGGGAATGTCATATAAATAATCTGATTATTGATTGAATCCAAAACTGTACGTTTAGTATTGACAAAATACTCAGCATACATAATATCATCAAAGGCAGTTACAGCCATTGGTACACCCCAGGGCTGGTTAATTGCAGCATTTACTTTTGTAACGATAGTTTTTGTATCGTCAAGTATAATCCAATTATTGATGCTGCCTTTATTCTGATTATATCCATCACGAATTTCTTTCGGCATAGCTTGTAATCGTGCTTTTAATTCTCTGTCATTGAATTGATCGAAATATCTCAAATTAAAAGCCATACGATAATGATTACCTACTCTGCCACAAATTCTACACCAATCAACAGGCAAAGGAATAATAGAAACATCCATACCAATTTCATTTATCTCAACAATATTAGCCATTTGATAATCAGATATGAATTTCTCATTGCTAATAGGTCTGTTTGCAGTTTCAAAATAGTAGAAAGCAGTTCCATCATTTGCATTTTTCATCAGATTGTCTCTGATTTGTTGCTTATAATTGATTTTGTCAAGAACAGATAACATTTTGAGTCTGTTTCTTTCAAAATTTCTCGGACGCTTTTTTCTATTCTTACAAACAATTACCTTATCAAGAGTGTGCATAGAGCCAATATAATTAACGGCACTCCTTACACTACCGTTAGTGTTATACGCCCACCAAGCCAAATCTCTTAACTGTTTGTTGTAATACTGGGGATTTTTAGAAAATGTTCTAATATCCTTTATCGTATATGGGGAGGCATCAAGAAAATCCCCTAAGACAGAATAGATATAAGGTAATGTAGTATTATAGGCATAAGCATTTGTTTCTACATTATGGTTAGCACGATTATTCGTGTTTGCCTTACGTTTAGGTGCAGATGATCTACCACGCTTTTTGGTAGTAGAAGCTGCCACTTCATTCTGTTCTGGCATCTATCTACCTCCTAATTTTTTAATTGATAAAAGTTGAAAATCCGTATTCGTCTTCAATATTACGCATGTCTCTTTCAAGCTCATTTGCAATATAGTTGGCATAGGAGATAGAAGAGTATCTATCCTTTCTCATACCAGCCACTTCAACGACTTTAATTTTTCCGTCAGTAGCAGTGTAGTCCAAGTTAATCATTTCTTTAATCATGGCAGTTGTCTGATAAAATGGTTCTTGGAACATTACTTGATCTTCAACTAATAAATTCTGGAAAGCCTTGCTACGATTCAAAATATCATTAGAATCTATTTCATTGATAAGAAGTCGTAACTTTCCACGTTTGATACAGTCTCTAAGATATACTGCAGCATCAGAGTTGAATTTAGCAGTAGCCTTAATACTGTAGATGACTTTCTCTGCTTCAGGATCTTTACATCTTTCAGCCATTTTGTCATCATTGATACATGACCATGCCGGATATACAGTATTTCTTTCATCGTCAACCTGTTCAATAACAAGGTTATCGAATACACCAATACCGACACCATTTGTATCTACGATTATGTAATCACAATCGAAATCCTCAAATAACCGCCTTGCTTTTAAAGCCTGGTCAAATGTATGACCACCATCTAATGTAGTAATATACAGAACATTTCTAATATATTGATTGCTTGAAGTTGGAAGCAATTGCATCAGTGTAAAACAAGTAGCGTCATTTTTAGAACCGCCTTGTGTCGCAATATCCATTGATAAAAGACGTATCTCACCATTTCTTTTTGGTTCATACTTATACTTACTGTCATTCAACAGCGCATAATAAGGCTTCGGATATAATGCTCTCTGAATCTTACGAATCTTATCTACAGTTTCAAAGTTATAGAAAGCCTTTTCAGAACTACCAAAGAAAAGAGAATCCATCTCCATTGACCATGCAATGCTATCAAAGTCATCTTCCTGCATTTCTTCACGAATCTGTTCTTCTGGGTAATATCCTTCATAAACAGGTAATTGATACGGGAATCCAACGACCATGTAGCTTTCGCCTTTAATCATGGATTTAAAAAATGCCTTGAACTTTGCCCAAGACCAATGATACTTGTAGTATGCACTACTCAAATAAATCTCTTTATTAGGTTCTTTTGGATATTTAGCCTTATTTTCTTCAACCTTATCGCTGTATTCTTCTTTATTATAGAAGTTAGGTCTACGTTGTCCGGCTTTGAATTTTCTCAGTACCTTATCAACGACACCTTTATCAATAAGTCTAAACTCGTCCATTATAATGATATTTGCTCTGGCAGAACGGGCAGAATCCCTTGCCGTTACAACTTTTATAACAGAACCATTCTTCCAATATATAAATCCCTCTGAGGGAGAAGTATTTGTTTTGAGTATCTCATTCCTTAGATTAGGAGATTGTGGCATAAATTCCTCTACAATCTTCAAGAGGACGTTAATTGATTGACCACGTTGACCGGCAGCAATACATACCTTGACACCAGGATATAGTGTACAATAGGCACATAGGAAAGCAGCAACGATCATGGACTTACCCATACCACGACTCGCAATAGTCATAAAATTATTGAATCTGAACATAAATGTGATTAGCACTTGTTGGAATGGGCGAATCCACTCCATACCGTAATAATCAATAAGGAATCGTACAGGGTTTGCACGATAGTAGCCTATCCATATATTCAGACCACACATTATTTTGTCGTATTTAGAGTCCGATAAACTACCTTTATTCTTTCGTTCCATCAGCGTCACCGCCGTTTACAATGAAATCAAAGATATCTTCATCATCAGCTTCTTCTAATTCAGGAATCTCAACTCTGTATTTAGCCATTTCTTCTTCATAAAGAGCTGAGTATTTATTTTTTAATTTCAACATCTTGCATAAATGCCCTAAGAAATAGATAGTGATATATTTTACAATACCGTCTACATCTTCCCATTCTGGTCGGCACTTATCTATCGGACGTTCATCCTCAAACATTTTAATCATTACACCAATTGGTTTTTCAGATGCTTTATCATTTTCATCTTCTTGCTTCGGCTGTAAGTTTGCGGATCTCATAGTCTCTTGATATGTTTTCATCAGCTTTGTGTAAAGCTCAACATTATTATCCTTCAATGCAAGGTTCATCTGTAACTTAATAATACACAGTTCCCTTACAAGGGTTTCTCTTGTCTTGCCATCAATAACAACCCTAGATTTCCAATCGTCAAACATATCATTCAAAATACCATACTGCTCCGGCTCAAAACCAAATCCCCAAACACCAACAGCTTTTTTCAACTGAGTAGCATCCAATCCACTATATTCAGCAACGTCATCGGCTGAATTGATAGAGTTTGATTTTTGCTCAATCAAAGTATCGCTATATGTTTTCCCAGTATGAGGTTTAATCTGTATCTTGCTGATGTATACAGAAATACGACTACGATCCTCACTGATTTTTCTTGATGCAGCAAGGGCACTTTCATTAAAGTACAAATCAAACAACTGGCATATTCTTTCAATAGCACGTTCTTCATTACCATTGAAAAAATTAGTGTAATGTATAAACAATTCATCAACACAATTTTTACATGTGTTCATATATCCATCTGTACCGGCATAAATCGGTGACTTAGATGGAGAGAAATTGCCTTTTCTTTTTTTATAGTGCTTACCACAAGTCTGACAAACGTAATCATCTGGTTCTTCTTTGGCAGAGATTTTTTCAAGCGTGACATCGCTATTTACTGAAACGTCAGAAGCGAGTGATTTTTCCACTTGCTGTTTTTTTGTAACACCCATTTGTCAAACCTTCTTTCTTTATGCAATTTTTCCACTATAGAATAGTGGGAGTAGGAGATGTGGGACTCGAACCCACACGCCAATAACGGCGCTGCGCCCTTAACGCAGCGTGTCTACCAATTCCACCAATCTCCCATATAAAAAAGCATGGGAAGTTTCCAACCCATGCTATAAAAGATTACAACGAAATTTTCATTCCTTTATTTGAACATAAGACTCTGAAAGTCTTATTATTTTTAGAAATTTCTTTTCTTAAACTTTCAGATAATGACTTTTTGCTTTCTTCGCTACCATGAACCAAGATAAGTTTGTTTGTATTCAAAGAACTACCGAACTTAATCAAGTCATCTCTATTGGCATGGCTACTGAAAGTAGAGAGCGATATACAGTCAGCCCTATTTACAACCGGCACTTTATTGATTGTCAGTTTCTTGTAGTCTTTATAGTTCTTGATTCGATAGGAGAGATATGAAGGATTATCGCCAACATATCCAGAGAATACAACCATACTGTTTGGATCGGGCAAGAACTTTTGTAAATAGTTTACAATCCTACCATTTGTACAAAATCCAGAGGATGACAATACAATCTTCGGAGTAGTATCATTCTGGCACATTTTGGATTCTTCTTTCTCAGATAAAAAAACAACATTTTTCCAATTTCGCACTTTCATCCATAATTCCAGGTCTTCGCCTTTAAGTATGGTTTCATATAAGTCAGAAATTTCACAGCTAAGTTTTGAATCAACAACTACATCAGCTTTAAATGAATCGTCACAACCAAAAATCAAATAGAGAACAGTAAGTAATTCTTGTGTCCGACTAAAACTGAAACATGGCAGCAGAAGAGTACCTTTTCGCTCCAATACAGTATTGACAGCTACTCTCAAATGCTCAACGTCAAAATCCCTGGTTTTCTTATTTACTTTTTCTCTACTTCCATATGTACTTTCCATAATGGCAACATCATTGAACATTGCCGGAATTTCAGTATTTCTTACATAATGATTTTTCGTATTCAAAGCACCAAGATCAGATGTATACAGAATTTTCTTTGTCTTCAATCCATCTGACAAAATCAATTGTAATTGAGCAGCACCTACACAATGAGAGTTTGGAATCCACTGAAAACTAACTACATCGTCAAGTTGGAAAACAACACCATATTCACTATAAGGTTTAATTAACTGCAATGTTTTAGAAACATCATCTTCACTATAAATAGGAGAGTAATTTCTGCTGTAGCGTTTTGAAAGAATTCTTGCTTCATCAGCTACAATAAAAGCACAATTAAAAAGCAGCGATTTCATAACCGCTGCAGTGTTAGGTGTAGTTATAATTTTTCCATTGAATCCCTGGGCAACCAATCGAGGAATTAAGCCACAATGATCCACATGTGGATGTGCCACAAACAAGTAATCAATCTCACTTGGTTTGAATCCAAATTTCTTTGAATTGATTTTATAGGAATCAAGATAACTGTTACTTTTTGACTGATATAATCCGCATTCCAGTAATATCTTTTTTCCTCCAAATTGTACAAGGTACTGAGAGCCGGTGACATCTGTTGATGATTCACCTAAGAAATAAATTCCATCATTATTTTGTTTGTGTTTAGACATATAATTCCACCTTTATTATTATTTGTTTATAATAGTAGATACGAGACTCGAACTCGTAAGGTTTCCCGGCAGTGTTTGAGACTGCTGCGTTTGCCTGTTTCGCCAATCTACCATAATACGGATGATGGGACTTGAACCCACACGGTATAAATACCACAAGATTTTAAGTCTTGTACGCCTGCCAATTACGTCACATCCGCATATGAAATATGCGTGGAAGAATTATAGTCTAAAATTGAAAATGTCAGACTCGAACTGCTCCACATGATCCCAAATCATGTATGCTCCCATTACACCACATTTTCAATAAAAGCTGGCAAAGGGACTCGAACCCTTAACCTACTGATTACAGGTCAGTTGCGCTACCAATTGCGCCATGCCAGCAAAACAGCAAACACGGATTTGAAGATTCTGCATTTATCTCACCGTTAAGACCACATTTGCTTTATAGCAGAACTGGGGTAGCTGGATTTGAACCAGCGTAATGCAGGAGTCAAAGTCCTGTGCCTTACCGCTTGGCGATACCCCATTATAAACTGCCCCGGTGGGGATCGAACCCACAACATACAGATTAACAGTCTGCCGTTCTACCATTGGACTACAGGGCATTAAAAACTGATAATGACTATGCCAAAATCAGATTTCCTATCTACACATGGCAGATGGATAAAAGACAAGTCGCTAAGATCGAAGAAAATCTGATGATAGACAATACACTGAAGATTGTCTGGTCAGATTTTTATGTAAATATTTGCATTACTTACCCAATTTTTCGTTATAATTTGCTGTATGCGACTTTCACTAGGCTCTAAATGTAAACTATTTCATTCGTCAAAATACTTAGTGTTTGAGGGGGAAAATATAAAATATTCTTTAATATGTTTTGTTAGTTGTTCATATTTGCTGTGTGAGCCTATACTAGACACTTTAACAGAGGATATCATTATCTTCTGTTGATTTACAATAGGATATTAAGGGGAGGAATAATATCCTATGCTTTTTCATATAATTTTCATTTGCTTGTAAAAATAATTTGAAAGAATTAAATCAAAAATTTTGCTGTATGTGCCTAAATTGGAATAATAAGAATCGAACTTATGTGACCTCCGTATCAGAGAGGCATTCTACCATTGAATTATATTCCAGTATAAACGGAGTAGAGTGGACTCGAACCACCACACCGCACGAAGCGATTACTCAGAGATTAGCAATCTCCTACCTTACCAATTAGGTTTACTACTCCATAATGGGTGTAGTGAGACTTGAACTCACGACTTACCGGTTAAAAGCCGGTTACTCTACCAACTGAGTTACACACCCAGATTAAATAATGTACCTATAATATTACATGCCAACCAATCGCCAAATTGATTATAACTGTAAAACGGAGAGGGTGGGATTTGAACCCACGAACCGCCATCACTGACGGTTGCCAGTTTTCAAGACTGGTGCAATAATCCAGACTCTGCCACCTCTCCAAAAGTAAACACCCATACTTGGAATCGAACCAAGATCATAGCTTTAGAAGAACCATGTTCTCTCCATTGAACTATACGGGCAAAAACAGACATAATAGGAATCGAACCTATATCGCACGATTCGTAGTCGTGAACTCTATCCATTAAGCTATATGTCCATGATTATGTTTTCTTCACCATTTCATGTATACCTCATATGCCTTTTTATAAGGGCTTTATTTGATTGAGTGGGAAGTGGTGGAGTCGAACCACCTACACTTAGGGCTTCAACCTAATGCTCTACCAGTTGAGCTAACTTCCCAAATGTAGTTTACCCTTGCTATCGTGGAAGGAAAGATCTTCATTACCGCTTGTCGTAAACGCCAATTTCTACCGTTTGAAGTGAGTCGTTAGAATTGGTAAAACAACTATCTCACATGGGTGTGGAGGGAGTCGAACCCACTAGATCCCGAAGGCAGCAGATTTACAGTCTGCCCGATCTCCGTAGTCGTTTACACACCCAAATATAAAATTGCATAAATGCAAAAAGCATCTGACCGGGAATGATCCGGCATCGCCTGGGTGGAAGCCAGGTATGTTATCCAATTACACCACAAATGCAGAACAGACGCAGTAGGACTCGAACCCACATCTTACAGTTTTGGAGACTGTTGTTTTACCATTAAACTACACATCTACAGTTAGTTTTTACTCGGCTTACACTATAACCCAACAAGCATATCACGTTAATATAACTTGCTACATTTATTTCTCGTTGTAAATGCTAAAAAACGTTTCTGGTTGACTGCAGATTCACCAGTAATAGGGTGTATGGGAATCGAACCCATCTCATAGCCGTGAAAGGGCTATAACTTAAACCGCTTGTCCAACACCCCATAACGGTCTAGGTGGGAATCGAACCCACGACTTCGGAGAGACAATCCGATGTTATTACCACTTAACTACAAGACCAAAATCAAGGCACAATCCACTTAAAATATTCATCCATTTGAAAGTATAAGTAATTTGCTGTACGTGCCTTATGAAACTAAGCTCATTTCGGTAGTATTTTTAACAGAAATATCCCAAATAAATTGCTGTATGAGCTTAAAGAGAGTACAGTTGGATTTGAACCAACGAATACTGATTTTGCAGACCAGTGCATTGCCAGACTTTGCTATGTACTCTTACATAAACGATAGAACTATTACGCAATGAATAGTCCCACCGCTTATTAACAAAAACATATAGGACAAAACATAAAACAAGATAAATTGCGGATGGGGGATTTGAACCCTCGACCTCTTGCTTATGAGGCAAGCGAGCTGACCACTGCTCTAATCCGCATTATGCATTTATTATAGTTTGATTAAAAGTAAGAGATAAATAGAAGTTTATGGATGGTAAACCTCTATTTATTTCATTTACTTTATTTCCTGTTCCTTATGTATGTATTATAGCATATATTCAGAAAATGTCAATACATTTCTACATTTATTTTTGCTTGTTAAAAAATAAAAGCTCCCAAAACAGTAGAAGATAAGTCATCAACAGACATATCTTTTACAAGCTGCGAACTTACTGTATCTTGAACAATTGCAAATTTTGCTTCGTTACGATACATATTCTCCCCATTATAAGCTGGTTGAATGTAAAGCTCATTTTCTTCTGTAAGAGATAAGACATACAGATCCTTGCAAACAGGATCAATATCTGAAAGAATTATATCAATAGAAGCAATAGTAATATCGCTATACTCTGTAATAGCATATTTCAATGCATCTATAATAAAACTTGACTCCCCATATAATTTAACCGATTCGTATTCTTCGTGTGGAATTTTTGAATGAATCTCCAAACAATCAAAAATTTCCTTCATGCTGCTAAATGTTCTACATTGTATTTTGTAACTCATTATTAAGGTTAATTGAGAACAAATGTATGCTCATCAACTTTTCCTTTTCCAGTTTCAAATATAACAAAAGATGCTGTGGCATCGGCAGTCTTCCTTATTGACATTGAATAATCATCTGATCCAATGATTGATCCAACACCAATCACCCCTCTACGGACTCCACAGTTTACAAACTCTGAATGATGTTTATGACCAGCCACAAGATAATCTATCTTGGTATCATAAATATCAGAGTAATCTTTAATAGCAGCAGTTAAACTACGGACTTCCCCATGAATCCCTATAACATTATATCCAGCAATATCAGTAAAAATAAAGCCGGATTTATTTGTTATGTAACGGAAGTTGGGATTGTCCTCATTTATAATACGAATAATACTTCCAGTAACCATTTCAATGTTATCATGTGAATGTTCACCTTTTTTACCATCCAGTAAGCGAAGTTCACCATGATTTCCATTTGTTTGATAGTATTCTATGTCAAATTCATCGGACAATCTTCTCAGCCATTTACCCATATACTCCCCGTATATAACGGCACTTTCCGGCACACCATACCGTAATGTCCATAATTGTGAATTACGCAAGAATCCATCTAACGAATCCCCTAAATTAAATACTTTGAATCCTTTGAGTTTCTCTTTGTGTGCATAGTCCACCACTTCATTGTAGAGGACTTCCATACGCATAAAAAATATCTCGGGACTATAAGCATTTACAATTTCATCATTCAGACCATACACTTTAAAATCTTTTCCAAAATGACAGTCTGCTATATTCAAAAGACCATAACGAGATGAAAGCATACCACCGATTTTTTGCGGAGGATCTACTTTATTCAGCGTTTCGTGAATAGCAGTAATGACTTTTTCCTCAAATAAATCATCCCTGGCATCTTCACGTAACCATCTGTTATACTCCAACTTTTCAGTATGAAGTTTCGCACGCTCTTTGATAAGCTCTCTCTTTTTCAATTCAAGCTCTTTCAAATAACTTTCAGTATCATCACGGCTTTGATTTTCCATTTTCTCTTTGAAATACTGCATAACTTTATAACCAGAAAATTCAGTTACATTTGCAGCTTTTCGTAAGCTATCCCTATGGCAGTCTAAATGTAAAAGCGTGACAATATCTTCCCAGTCCAAATCGTCCGGCTTTTCTTCGACCTTTATAGAGATGAGTCTAAGACCATATTCGTAATCAGTCTCATTTTCCAACTTTTTGTACTTCGGATTGATACCAACCACCCCTTTTTATTTTTTGACTGTTACCATAAAAGCAAGGTTTTATGTACGTTCCTACATACTCCCTTATTCATAATAGGGTGCAAAAATAAAAAACCTCTGTAAAAAGCAAAGGGAGCTAATTACAGAGGGATTTATTTATTTAATTGAACTGATTACATTGTTTCTATGTTTATTGACATTAGTTTTTATATCAGCTTTTCGCTTTAATTTCTGGCAATTATCACACCGTATTTTTCGCCTACTTTTTGATCCTACAGTAAATTCTTTGCCACAATCAATGCATATCAATGTTTTTGTGCAAATTTTATTGTAGCCACGATGTTTATAGCAATATAAGGCAGGACGCTTATCGCTTTGCTTGAATAGTTTTCCACAAAACTTACATGTACCAATTTTCTTACCACATAATCTATCATAATGTAAATTCAAATGATCGTAATCCGTGATATAGTCAAGTACATCATCTGGATTATCTGATATATCAACAAATTTCACAAACCACGATCTGTATTTATTGTTTGTAATATCAAACAACCCATTTTTAAACAGACAACCAAGAGAAAAATTTTTCTCTTCCGCATTCTTAAATTTACATGCTCCGGCTTTATAGATATCCCTTTTCTCCATATGACAATAAAAAAGTGTATCTTCTGTGATTGTGGCAGAATTCTCAATGGAAATACTATGCAGCCTGTGATATTTTGCATCAACAAGCATCACAAATAACATCCGGCGGTAATTGTCATTCTCAATCGTGCAAATTTTCTCCCACTCCTTTTTGGTGATAGGAGTAGGGAGTGGCAATTTTAACTTATACAGTCGTGAGCTGGCAACTGCATTGTCGATATCCTGAAATTTCACAATGTAATTGAAATCAATATAATACCTATTGCAGAATGCTTTTAGCTCTTTTTCTATTTGGCTGTCTAATTGTTCCATATCTTCAACAGTGACATTATTGTAGTCCTTCCCGGATTCTGTAATCGCCTTGTATCTCAAATATTTTGCATACAAGAGCAAATCAGATCTTTTGTATTCGTCAACAGCAGTAGTGGAAGCCTCCATTTCCTGCGCAACGGACAATTCATCAAAATAAATCATACATTTACCTCCACAACGCTATATTTTTTACCGAGATATGATATTGTGCCGTTTTTTTCATCCAAAACTGGCATTTTTGGTGTGACAGTAGAGTTCTTTTTCAAGTTTTCTACAATCTGGTTGCCAAAAATACTCCAACAAAAGTCTTTTGTACGGCTAGGATGCAGCTCATAGCATACATAGATTGCCAAATCGCAAGCATATTGCACATCACCGATAAACTTATCTGTAATTCTGTCTCTGATGGCAAGCGGATATTTGATAAATTCCGATGTCTGAGAGACACTGTGAGTATAATCACTCTTGCGTTTTACTCTTAAACTGTCTTTTTGTGCTTTATAGTCCAGGTATTGAGCGTTCATGTACTCAATATCTTCTTCAGCAAAGTTCAAATTAGTGCCAGAATACATTGACTTAACCAAATGTTCCGGCGTTTTCATATGTCTTTTTCTTTTTATTTCACTTAAATGCTTCTCCATATAATGACAAATCTTATTCATCCTGCCGTTATAATCAATCAGTGGCGAATAAGGGTAAAATTTATCAATTAGATAATCCCTCTCAGCGTCAGTAAGATCTTCCGGCGCAGAATCCAGAATGTCATAAATTGATTTTTGGAACAACATCATGCACACATCGTTCTCTTTATCCAGGTATTTAAGATACTTAGAGTTCTCAGAGCTGTAAAGATAACGGAAGAAGTAAGGTTTCTTGTCTGCAACTATTGAATTATAAAACTCAAAGTCAATATCTTCCACATCGTCTGGCTTTTTAGAAATCTTTCTTGTCCAATGTTTAGGCATTGGCTCAATTTTTATTCCCTTCGCCTTATCAATCGAATCTCCCTGAGACTTTCTGATAAGTTTGAGGCGTTCCAAAATTTCATCTTGCTCACGCTTGAATGTAATATCACCCTCATAGCGTGCCAAAATCTCATAGAATGCAGTTGAAATATTCGTAATACGACCAATTGTACTATCGAATGATTGAATGTCTGCTTTGTACAGTTCATCTTCTGAAATGTACTCTTTATCTACAGTAGATTTTGAGTATGTAATTGGAAGATTGTCGTAACGGCAGCGTAAGAACACTGGATTATCAGTAGTGGCTACAATATCTCCGTCAAAATCGGAGTCTGCATGAATTATGCAGTCACAACCCCAAACATTATAAACAATGCCACTTGTCAGATATTTGAACCATTTTTCTGTTAATTCATTGTTCTTCAAGTTGAGTTTATTCACTTCTGAACGCCATGTAAGCGGTGATCTCATAGCAACAACATCAGTCTTTCCACGTTTGTTCCAAAAGTAAGAGTAATGCTCAAATTCTTTTAATGCACCGGTAACTGTATGACCAAATGCGTGCTGCATAAATGCATACATATCTGGAATCATTACACTAAAATTACCGTCCAGAATAAGTTTTCCTAAATAAGTTTCTCTGATTTTTTTATTTATGCTCATTATGATATTTGATTTTATATATTCTTCGCTAATCATTTCTGGATTAACAATCAGTGCTTTTGCAACATTGTCACTTGTCAAGTCAAAAATGTTATTAAAATCAATATCATCTTTATCACATAGTTTTCCAAGCAAAAATAATATCGCCTGGTTTGGATCGTCAATCGAAATACCATTCAGCCACTTTACAGTAGGATCACATAACTCAGCTACGTCATCATCATTTGTAAGATCAATAGCCTGGCAGAATTGATAATTGGAACGAAAACAATTATCGTCTGTTTTAGGAGTAACTTTTGTAACTCCCCACAAGAAACCATTTTCTTCACACAATCTATCATATTCTTGAATTGAATCATAAGCATTCCATAATTTAAACTGTGATTTTGTAAGGATCATATCTGTTTTAGTTATATCTACCAGATTTCCATATAGGTCTTTCATTTCTGTAATCCCATATTCTGCAGCATACTGTTTGAAGTCAACAACAAACACCATACCTTTCACATAAGCGCATCTTACACAGAATGCAGAAGGGATATAATCTAATTCCAGCTCATCGGCTACACGTTTTGCAAATTCTACAGAAACAGCACCGCACCCATCAAATAAATTGAACGGCAGAGTTTTTATCTCTTCGGAAACTCGCTCATTATTTGCAATAGCGTCTTTTTCTTCTTTTGGAATCTTTGAAATCCAATCAACTTTCTTTTCCATTTCGATTTCGCAGTCATCAATGAGATAAACATTCGGGTGTGGAATTGTGTAGGTTGCAGAAGATGAGAGAGCAAAGTAAGCATTGTATTTGTTTTTCGTTATTTTGACGCTTTTTGCCCCACAACGTAATCTTTTCTTTAACTCTGCATCAAAATCTTCACGAATTAAGATTACAGTATTTACTCTTGCTTGTCCGGCACTACACATGAGGCGAACATACTTAAATCCATTTATATATAATCCATCACGAATGATTTTTCTGTAATGAGAAATATCATCAATGACAACAGAAACATATTCTGGAATGAATAGCATTTCATCAATCTTACCGTTGATTATTGAGATTTGCCGTTTCGCATAATCATTAAATTGCTTTTTTAAATTTTTCTTTTGGGCGTATAGGTCACTTAATATAGCCGGATCATACCGCATTATATTAGGGTTACGCTCATACCGTATATTTCTAATAGTTCTCAATGCCTGGTTATCTGCCAGAGCAATCAATTCACCATTTTGCCGAATATCACGAATATGATATCCCGAATTACCAAGAATCCTCTTTAAGTGATATCCAAACTTATCTAATCTAGTGGAAGAGAATTTCATGATATAAAATTGTTGTAATTTTTTCATTTGTCCTCCCTGTCCAGTCTATCTTTTATCAGTCTTGCTTTCCATTTCTCCAATTCATATACAGATTTCACATCTGGAATATCGGATATGGTAGCAGTAATGCCAAAATCCTTCAGAACAGATATCGCTATCTTCAAATCTTTTTCGGTTGGTTTGGCTTTCACTTGATTTTCAATTCTACGAATTTTATCCCTTTCATAATCAAGGTTGTCGTAGAGTGTCTTGTCATATACTTTGTCCTGATTCATTTTCTTATTTCTCCTTGCTCACATAAAAAATCCCATTACTCTTTACAACATTCACATCTGGAACAAACTTAACAATTTCCGTAAGCTGCTCAATTGTAAATACATATCCTTTTGCACCGTTATACACTTCACGTAACGCATCATTCACAACATCCCGAAATCCAAGAGCATATTTTCTGGACTTCTTGAGATATTTCTGATTGGCAGGATATGGTGTTGTACTTCGTTTAAGTTTTGGCAAGGTGATATCATAAAAATATTCTTGACTACTTCTGGTATGTGGATCTGAATGATATTCTTCAATCGTGTTGGCATTTGCCCCAGATACACATGTGTTATAACAATTCTTCGGTAGCCAAAAATAATTTAAAACATCTGAATTTGCACTAACCATATTGTCGTGTTCTCCATTTATTATTGTTTGATTATAGAAAACGAAGATAATTGGATCAATCCTTTTTTCCACAAAATCCAACTATATTCGTTCCTACACTGATTATACCACTAATTCAAATATTGTCAACATTTATTATGGTTTGATTATAAAAACCAACCAACAAAGAAAAACTTAAATCGTGGCGTTATTTATGTTTATATATATTATATATATTTATATTATTATTATATTATATATAAATAATAAAGAGATATATAAATATTTATATAATTGGCTATACGTTAGTATAGACAATTATGTAGTATATTTTTATTGTGAATTTCACGCTTTATGATGAGCAACAAATTGCCCTCGTGCGTATATGCATCTTGATTTTTTATTCTGTACATCATATAATATCACTATAATTCAGTGATTAAAGGAGATTTCAGATATATGATAAATTACGATCAATTAGTTACAAGAATGAAAGAAAACGGAATTACCAGTTTTACAATTAAAAAAGGACAACCCAAAGAAGGTTTTATGTCTCAATGCACATATACTCGGATGAAATTAAATCAAGGCTATATTGGTCTTGAAATCATTGAAAAAATATTGAACGAACTGAACATTGATAAAATCCAGCTTGTGAGAGACAATGAAAATAATTTTGAAATTATTATTTCAGATGACACATCAAAGGAAAATGGTATAACTTTAAATTAGATATATTAAGCGAGGTATCTTATGACATACGATAGAACAAAGCGAAATTGGGATAATACAAAGAAAAATGAAACAAACATAAACTACAACTATGATGAATTGGCTTCTTTAATGAGAGAAAACGGATATACAACCCATTCTATTAAAACCGGACAAGAAAAAAGCAACATCATAAATTCGTATACTTTTAACAAAATCACAAAAAATTCTGCATCTATTGGTTTAGATATACTGGCTACACTTATGGATGATATGGAAATTGAAAAATTGGAGATTGTTAAAAACGGTGATATTTTAAGCGTCAAGATTCCGACTAATGCGATTATAAATAATAATCATTAAGGGTTTATCATAATTATTTTGATTGGTTGGAGAGTAAATAATCATATACAGATGTTATAGGATAAACACCATTTAACAAACAATAATAAACAAAAAACGTAAAGGGAGAATATCTAAAAAGAAATGTGTTCTCTCTTTTTTGTTGCCTAAAAATATTGAGTTCGGTAAAGCATCGAGGTCGAAAAGAGCTGGAACGCCGATAAATAGCTTATTTTGGCATAATTTTCTTTCTGGTTGGTTCTTGAATTTATGGGGCAAAAATGATAGGTAAAAGCCATATTTTTAATTAGTTCGGAAGAAACCTTGATTTATGGGGATTTTAAAGGATTACATTACTATTATAGGTTTAAAATTGCGTCTTTTTATAATAGTGAAAAAGTCGGGAAATAGCTAAATAGGCTAATTCCATCGAAGTCGGTTACGAGTTCGGAGAGGGTAAAAGAGGGGGTAGACTGAGATAGACCTCGAAGCGGATTGAAAACGCCGGGAATCGCTGCAAAAATGTAAATATACCCCCCTGGTACGTTTTAAAATAAAAAAATCGCTTGTAAACGGCACTATTAGCGGTTTTCAGTGTACCCCGTTGAATATTACTTTTTGAGGTTAAGTAATATTCAGGCAGATCAGTACACAAAAGCCGGATTTCATCGCCAGAAATCGCTCCGGAAAATTGCCAGTAAAACCCGGAAAAATCGGAAGCCGGAAGAATTGCGGAGTTCGGAAGCAAAAGAAAAATTTTAGAAAAAGACTTGACTAATAAAATTTATATACTTTCCTGCTCTTTTCTGCTGCTTTTTTCTTGAATATCACGAAATTACAAATTCAGGTATAAAAATATTATGATCTGTATTTTGATTGATGGAGTGGGATGAAACTTAGAATATAAAATACAGAGTTATATATTTATCTTGGATAGATTGAATAAATATTATATACATACACTTTATGATTTAACTATTTTATATTCTTTATATCTTTAATGTTATAGTTATATTATTATTATATTATATTATATATATTATATATCTATTATCTATTATCTATATTACTATACTATATATTGTATATATCTATATATCTTGTATACATGTACTAGATATAGTATATAGATATAGTGTATATGTATATTGGTATAGTGGCGGTAAACTCTACACGCTACAACCTCACATGATCCAGACCATATGAAAAAACTTTTAAAAAACACTTGACACATTTATTATTGCGTGATAATATACAGTCATAACAAACAAACAGACACAACAAAAACGGAGGAAAACAAAATGAGTATTTTTGAAATTATCGCAGAGGAAACAGTTAAAAGATTCGGTCGTGATGATAAAGCCTATAAGGTATATCAGGATGGGATTAAACACTATAAAGAAGCTGCAAGCATGGGTTACAAAGTTTTATGTGAATATTTCAACGGATCAGCAGACCGTACTGGAATAAGCACTGTATCAGAAGAGAGATGCATTGAGGTTATGGGCTATAATATGATAGAAGGATCACGGGTTCTTGCTATGATGTATGAAATGAATATCACAGAACGTCAAGGTGGTTTAGTAGTCCTTTAATAAAACGATAATAAACGACAAAATATAAAAGGGATTCAGGGCAAAACCTGGATCTTTTTTATTGTGCAAAAAACATAAACAAACTAAAATAAAAATATTTTAAAAAGGACTTGACATCTTTATTATTGCGTGATAATATACAAGTACAAACAAACACAACTTAAAAACATACGGAGGTAAATGTTATGAAGTATTTCAATAATTGTAAAACACTGGAAGAATTAAGAAAAGAGTATAAAAGATTAGTAAAACAGAATCATCCAGATAACGGCGGTTCTGAGGATGCTATAAAAGTTATCAATGTAGAATATGAAACAGCATTGAACAACTTAAAAAATGCAGACGGAAACGAAAACGCTTGGAAATATGACCAGGAAAAAGATGAGCTTTTCCGTGATGCATTAAACAAGATCATCAATCTGGAAGAGGTCAAGATTGAAATAATAGGTTGCTGGATCTGGGTTACTGGCAATACATACAATGTAAAAGAACTTTTAAAGGCTGCCGGTTTTAAATATTGCGGAAAGAAAAAAGCGTGGAGCTGGCACGCTGGCGAAAGATATTATAAAAAATCTAAAAGGGCTTTAAGCATGGACGAATTGCGCAACCTTTACGGATCAGAAGAAATAGAAAAAAGACATGCTGACAGAATCGCATAAAAACATAAAGCCGGGAGCAATCCCGGCACACTATAAAATAGCTTGAAAGTTGTGAAAGAAAATTTTTTAAAAGAATTTTCAAAAAAGGTATTGACAACAAGCAATAATAAATGTATAATACAAACATAAACAAACAACACACAACTTTAAATTATCGGAGGTAAAAATCATGATGAACGCAAGATTAAAAAATGTATTTTCTTTAAGTAGTAAGGTAACAGTTTATGTACCAGCAACGGTTGATATTGACAAGGAAATCGACAATAAGAAATTTGTTGATAGAGCTGCAACACTTCTTTCTGATTGTTTCGGTGGCGCAACCTCAACAGATGCCCTGGGTTACTGGACAAGCCCAACAGCCGGACTTGTAAAAGAGAAAACAACAATGGTTTTCGCTTATGCAAGTGAAAAAGATTTAAGAAACAAGCTGGATCAAGTAATTGATTTATGTGAGGATCTTAAAAAAGAAATGACTCAGGACGCTATAGCGTTAGAGGTCAACGGCGAAATGTTTTTCATTTAGTAAAACAAACTATAATAAATGGGGCAAGCCACAAACGGCAAGCCCCTATAAATTGGAGGGTGTGCAATGTATCAGGAATTTAATGAAATCTATTTGAAATATAAAAAGTTTTTACCTCAGAAATTAGCTTTTAAAATGGCATATAAAGCCATTCAAGGGAGGAAATAACATGGCAATAACAAGAGTATATAAGGTTTATGGCGTAGAAGGTCATCGACAGCGTGAAAGTTTTAATAAATCGTATAAATATGACTTTTCGGAAAATGGGGCAACAAGAATTATAGAAGTTGAAAACAGTGATACAACCGGCACAAATGAGTATTCTATAGTGCGTATAACAAGAGATACGGCGCAAGAATGTTATAACGAATTGTGCGGACAAATTACAGACGGAATTTTTGAAAATTCCAGGACTGGAAGAATTGAAGAGTTAAAATAATAAAATAGAGGATCGTTTCGGCGGTTCTCTTTTTTATTGCATTAAAATAAAGAATTTTAAAATAATACTTGACAATCAAACAATAATAAAGTATAATGCAATTAACAACAAACAACACAACTTATAAACATGGAGGAAATGCAATGGAAAAGATTAGAGAAACAAAATATAATGAATGGTTTAGAAATATATTTCTTGAAAGTTTCGGACATTGTAAAAGTAAACAAATTTCAGAAAAGCAAGGGTTGATCTTTGAGAAGTATTTAAAAGAAGATCCTGAAAATTGGAGACATGCAAATGCTTTTTATTATAGTGGTATAATATCAGGAAAAAAGATTCGGCTGCAAGAATCTAGTGTGTATAACGGAAGTACAAAAGGACATAAAAAAGTATTATACAGAACTGTATATTATATTACGATTCAGGCAGATAATACAAAAGAAGAAAACGAAATCCGACAAGAAATAGAGCGGTTAAACAAGAAATTTGATATTTCTATAGAATCTGGTGCAAGTGATGAAGAGCTTGACGAAATCGAAAATAAAATTGATCTTTTGTGTGATAAACTAAATGTTTTGAGGTTTCCAGGGTAAAACCTGGGAATTTCTCAAAATCATATTAAATGGGAGGTATTACAATGAGTAAAAATAAAATTATGGGATATAATATGGGAATTGTTGACGAATGGGAAAACGTTTTTGAATTGGCTATGATCGTGCCAGGTTTCGCATATTATGCAAATTATGAAGAATCAGATGAAAACGGTAATACAGTAGTTGTAAATGATAAAAACGAAATTTTATCGAATAACATTTTTGCAAATAATGATTTTATGCAAGTATTGGAGCAAGTGAACACCGGAAAGCTACAAGCATTATATATTAGCGATAAAATGAAAGAAAATATTGATTTATTGCGTGAGTCTGGTTATTTTGATTCATAATCAATCAAAAATAAACGAAAAACACTATTGACAAACAATCGAAAATAATGTATTGTATTTATAACAACAAACACAACTTTAAATCATGGAGGTTTTAGAAATGGCAAAATTAACAAGAGATCAGTTAGAAAAATTCAACGGGAAATGTAAAAACGGCTTTTCTTTAGATTTGTTTTTCTTTTGCACTTGGGGCGAAAAGAGATGCAAGAAAATCGTGAAAATTGGCGATGATTCAATTATTTATGATGTGATCGTTGAATTTTACGATAAATATGAAAATTTCAAGAAAGCCGGAAGTGTGCCGACACTTATTATTAACAAGTGCGTACCGACTGGTACAGAGGGCGTTTATAGTGTGCATGAGATCCACCGGGAGGAAGTCGGGGAAATGGTAACAAGAAAGACCGTTAAAATCCTTCAGGAGCTTACAGAAGGATATACAGACGAAAAACTTGTTGATATGATTAAAATGCTGATTGCAGCATAAAAATGGAGGTTTTGACCATGAAAAAGAAGATTTTGACAATATTATCAGTATTTAGCATTGTTGCAAGTTTAACCGCTTGCAATAGTGCAACGGAAGCCGTAAAAGAGCCGGAAACAGCGAAAAACTGGGAAGTTAGCACATATTATATGAACGGGTATTATAATCCAGAAACAAAAGAACTAACAACCGTAGATGCTGCCGGAAATTGTGATATTTGGGATAATATCGAAATTTTGGATTTATACAAGGATGCAGACTATTGGAAGGATATAGACGAAAACAACGAGGTTTTTGTGTGGGCAAAAATCAGCACAAACGGCACAAAGTCAATAAATGACGATGAAGCGGTTGTTTTTCCTGGAAATTACAGTGTTTTCAAGGATCACGCAAAAATATTTGTATTAGATGGTGAAATCATTGTAAAGGAGAAATAAAAATGTTTGGTTTGCTGTTTACTTTAATTTTCGGGATCAGTGATGAAATCAAAATCAGAAAAGATATAAAAAATGAGCGTATAGAGTCAGCAAAACGATGTGCCGATTTTAAACGCAGGATGAACCAGTGGGAAGAACTAAAAAAGAAAGATTATAGAAGATAGGGAGGATCATATCATGAAGAAAATGAATAATATTGTTATTGTGGCGTTGTGTGTGGCTATTTTAGGCGTTTTATTGATGGGATGCGGTAAAATATCAAGCAATAATAATAAAGCCGTTAAAAATGAAAATACGGCGTTTCTTGAGGTATTAGAAGCGGAAGAACTGGAAGCAGAGCAGCCGGAAGCCGTAAAAGACGAAACAGTATTAAAATGCGAAGAAATAGAGAAAGAAATCATTGAAGAATACGGAGATTTTGAAATGTTTTCAACTTCTGAGTTGACCGGCGAAATGTTAGAAAATCGTATGAACGGCGATAAAGTTATCGTTGAGCGTACAAAAGGAATTGTATTAGATGACGAATTAAACGGATCAGCAGAAGATTACTATATCAGTTATAAAAGCGTAGAAGGGGCGCAGCCTGGGGACGAAGTTATAACATATTTAGTATATAACCCGGCAACAAGCTATATAGATGATATTATTGAACGTTATGACGTTATTGTTAAGTAAATGCAGAGAAAAGGAAGATCCGGCGTAAAAGTCGGATTTTCTTTTTGTAAACAAACAAAAATAAATGCAAAATACTATTGACAAACAAGCTAAAATAATGTATTATGATATTAACAACAAACAAACACAACTTTAAATTAGGAGGTACAACATGAAAGCAAATGATATTTCTTTATATGATTTAGTTGGTAAAAGATTTAATACACTGGATCAGTTAAAGATGGCTATTGAAAAGATAAGCAACATGAAAGTTGATATGATTGCTGAGAGTCAAACAGAAAGACCAGAAGATAGTGACGATATGATTGACTTTTGTTATCTTGAATTACAAGATATTCATACAATGTTTTATTTAAAAGATAACGCCGGAAGATATTATATCACAGAGGTTGAATTTTAAGGGGGAAGTGAAAATGGTAGAAAAATCAAAAGTAATCGGAATTATGTTGCAGCATTCAGATGGCGATAAAGAATATTATGAGCCGGAACTGTTAAAAGAAGATATTGAGGCAATTTTCAAGATTCTTGAAAAATACGGCGATGATAATGATTCTATTAGAGGCGATTTAAAAGTTATCGACCAGGAAGAAAACACAGAAGACATTGACAGCGATTTTGAGCATACATCAAAAGAAATGGCAGATAAACTAATGGAATTCAACCGAGACTTTTCGGATGATTCGGAAACTATCGCAGAAGAAGCGGAGTATTTAATAGGTGTATTTGATAAGTTGAAAAAGTCGGAAGATTTTAATATTCTGGCACATCATTTAGATACAATGTTTATGGATGGTGTTTTTAAATAAACTATAATAAATATCGGAGGTATATAAAAATGAAAGTTAAATATATTGGTTTCGGTGGCTATATGGAAGTTCCTTGTTATCAGGACGAAAACGGTAAAATCTATTTTGATGAAAATAACGGGCGTAACGGTTTAAACCTTTATACTGGTGCTTATATGGATTGTGGCGAAATTTGCGGAGAACCTTGTAACAGAGTAACAGAGCCGGTAGAATGCGAAAATCCTTTTGTGAGAAGTCCAAAAGAAAGAGAATACATGCTATTAAACAGATTGCAGCTTGATTGTAAATATTATATCAATTGTGCCGGTAAATGTAGATCATCAAGTCTCTGGTCTGATATTGATACCATTATAAAAGAAATGGAAAATATCATGGATTCGTTTACAGAAGAAGAGAAGCCGGAATGGTTGACAGATGCGGATTTTGAAGCACTTAAAAACGAGATAAAGGAGATTCAGGAGCATGAAGCGGAAAACGTACAATAATGTATTAAAAGCCGGTAAATTGATCCAGGCAAAAGGATATAGCGAAAAAGAATCGTTAGAAATCGCAGTACAGAAGTTTGACGAACTGGCAAGCCTTAAAAATGGTATGTCAGTAGAATGGTTGATTGACAGGATGGCAACCAAAACAGAAAGAGAGGGCGAAAGCATGAAGTTATCAGAATCAGACAAGAACTATTTCAAAAAGTGCGGATATCTTGACCAGGATATCCCACAAATTGAAAAAGCTATTGAAGTGATGCAGTATGAAGACGAAAACGACAAGAAAGTATCAAGAAAATACGTTCTTGATAATATGGATCGTGAAACCTGGTTATCTGGTATCGGGCGTGCAGCTTTTCATTGGAGTGCAGCAAGAGAGACAAAAGACGGTAAAACAATCTTTTTTGATGCAAGAAAACTGTTTAAATAGGGGGGCGAAAATCATGTTGAAGTTTGAAAATACAACCACAAAAGAGAGTTTTGAAAAATCCGTTAAATGGAGCAAAAACAAAATTGAAGAGATGGAGAAACCGCACGAAAATCAAAGATTGTGGAGAATTTCAGATTGTTTCGGGAATGTTTGGAATATGTTATTTACTGGTAATATTGACGAGTACCGCATTTCATATAGCGATGAATTTTCAGTTGATATTCTGATGTCTGGTAATATGGTAGAAATTCATAGAGCTATTAAAGACGGGCGAAATCTTAAAGCAGACAGAAATTTAAAACAGTTCATGCAGTTGGCTCTATTGATGAGCTGTTATAAAAAATTTGGATATTTGTAGTATTCAAGAGAGTTTTAATCGGAGGTAAATAATAATGGATGTAAGCCGTAAAAGTCTTTATAATGCAATAACAGATTTTTCAAATAAATATGGTTGTCATAGATTTAATGATGAAGAAAATCATAGAGAGTATATGCAACTTGTAGATATGTGCATAGATGCCGGATTGATTCCGAAAGTAAATAGAAATGAGTTTTCTACACATGGAAGACTAAAAGCAGCAATTATATATACAGATAATAGAATCAGATTTTGCATGGATATGGGAGGTAAATAAAATGTTAGTTTCATCAAAGAAAATCGAGAAAATGTTGCGTGATCGTGATAGACTTGAAAGAATGGCAAAAATTGAATACCAGGAAGCAAAGGATCTTTTTAGCGTTGGAAATATGGAATTCGCTATTGAATTGCAGCTTGCTAATCAGCATTTAGGAGCGTCAAGAGAAATTACAAGAACATTGAAAAATATTGGATATGAAGAATGTAAACGAATGTCAGAAAAAGAGAAACAGTTGCTTATTGCTGGCATTAAACAAAAATTGTGTGGCATTGGTGTTATTGGTGTAGGTGTAATTTTTATATCTTCCGGGATGCCGGTTGTATTTATTGCATTGTCAGCAATTGGAAGTACTTTATGTGTTTCAAAAGAAAATGTTGTAACTGTATGTAAAAATAGGCTTGCGTTATTAACAAACGTAAATAAATGATATTGACAATAATAGAAATAGTGGTATAATCGTTTTAAGGATGGATATACCACTTATTCTATATTCAGGAGGTAAAAAATTATGAAGTTATTAAATAGTAAAGTTATGTCATTTGAGGAAGATTGTGTTGAGTACGAAAACGAGCAAGAATATTTAGAAGATCTTGACAAGCGCAGAAAAGCCGGATGGACTCAATTAAAGACACCAGATTTTGAAAATGGAGTTATGAAACGTGTCAGCAAACAGTTACCAAACGGGCATTTTACGCAGCGATATAAGCGTTTTAATGGTATTAAGCTGGATATTTAGGAGGAATATTATAATATGAAGTTTACATATACAGGGAAAGCACTGGAAACAAAATTGATGATTGAAGAAGGACGAAAAGTATATACAATAAATAAGTTATATAAGCATTCTAGGGGCTTTTATTGGAAAGTAAATAGAATGGGTTATATTCACATCATTATGCCGGTCAGAATGTCTTTAAACGGCGAAATCAATCATTATGAAATTGAAGATAGATTATTGACAAATGACAATACATTAAGAGTAACAAAATCATATGGGAATTATGATACTATCCTGGATTGTATAAAGGATATTGAAAAAGATTTGTAGGTAGGTGGCAGAATGGAAACAGTGATGTTAAATGATGGAAGCATAGAAATAGTTGGAAGTCATAGAGATTTAGTTGATATTGTGCGTGATCGTTGTGGAGATGACATTGCTAAAATGGTAGAAAACCTTGATCCGGCAGCTTATGATAGCTTATATAGGGCAGATTGTACAGTTTTTGAAATGGCTAATATATTAGAAAATACTGATGAAAATGGTTTGTTATCGGAAGATCAGATTGATAGCCTAAAAGATAAAGTTGAAACATTGGCAAGCGATATTTGCGATTGTATTTGAAAAAAAGATGTTGACAATCAATCAATAATAATGTATAGTATAAATATAAACAAACACAACTTATAAAGTACATTACGGAGGTATTGATTATGTCAAGTAATAACAACTATTATGAATTTAAGGATGCGAAAGTTGCAATTGCAATGGAGCTTGTAAAGAGAGGTTGGAAACTGTACGGTTTTCATGAGGATGAAAGTGACTGGATGACAGATTATTGGAGTCCGGCATGGTGGGAAGGAATTGCCACAAAAGATGGCTTTGTAGTAGTTGTTGATTGCCGTTGGAATGATAAAAGTGGTAAAGAAATCATTCAGCATATCTATAATAGTGAAGAAGTTATTCTTTCAGCGAAAACAAGAAGCCTGATTGAAAGACTTTCAGAAGTCAGACAGGATCGTGGAGCTTCCGCAGCGGAAGAACAGACAGCAAAAGCGAAAATTGAAAAGCTGAGAGCAAAAGCCAACAACCAGACAGAAAAGATAAAAGTAACAGACCATTACCCGGAATATCAGCCGAACCCACCTAGAATGTCATGGCATGTTGAAAAAGATGGTGTTATCATCGCAAAAGGTAACGGAGTCGCAAAGTTTTCTGATATGAAATACTTTGATAAAGAAGGTTATGAAAAAGACTTAAAGGAATGCGACAAAGACAGCTATAGATATGAAAGAGCTGAAAAACTTCTGAAACTGGCAAAACAGTTTGAAAAGTTCATGAATAAAATTGACTCTGCTGCCGGTTGCATGATCGGTGGAAATGGTAAAGCATATGTATATACTAATGTTGAGACAGTGGAATATAAAACGGAAAATAAAGCCGTTGAATGTCCTGGATCATTAAGAGCTAATCAGTGTTTTGTCGTAAAATCATGCTTTAATCATGGTATTAGCAAAGGTTATGTATATCAGTTAAACGAGCATGAAGGTGTGAACGGCGAAAAGTATTATATTGCATACCGACTTGACAAGAAACTGAAAAAGCAGTTGACAGGAAACGCTAATCCGGCGAACTGTTTCGGATATATTTCAGGATCTTACAAAGAAAGATTTTTGAAATGGATTGAAACTGGCGCACTTGCATGGTGTGAGATTCAGGAAGTTAAAACGCCGTATAAAGTGCAGAAATGTGTTAAAAAGAAAATTGGATAAAACAAACTATAATAAATGAAAGGAAGAAAAAAGAGTGGGACAACACCCACTCTTTATATAGAGAGATGACAGCAAGAACAGCAAGGGTTTTATATGACACAACAAAAACAATCACTGTAGTAAGTGGCATTATAGGCGGTATATTAACTTTTATCGCTGCTGGTATTTCAGACAATTATACATTAGTGGGGCAAGCAGTTCCGGGAGATTATGATTTAAAGATAATACATATAGCGTTTTTTATTATGGCTATTGCTATTTTAGGGATTTTTATAATGGATCACGCTTTATTCGATGCAATGTATGACTTGGAAAGAGTGCCGGTTAAATATAGTGAATATATTGGTTGTTGTTTAGAACGTAACCAGATATTTGATAGACAGATAAAACAAGCACTCGACAGGTACTATAATTTGGATTGGGGTATGGTAGACCGTTTGGACTCGAAAATAAATGATGATGCGGTAGAAAATGGTTATGATCGTGTCCGTGGGATTTATCAAACCATATTAGGAAAAATATTTATTGTTACAGATTCAGAAAGATATGCAACAACTATATATTCTGAAAAGGAATATCTGAAAGAAATAAATTACTAAAGGAGATTGAAAAATGGAAAAAGACAAGAGCATTCATAAAACAAGTACAGGAAAGTTATTCCAGTTGATAGATTTAGAAGGGAATCCGATTGACTATGTAAAGTGTAAGGGTATTTTTACACGGTCATATATGGCAGCATTAGAAGTTGGTCAGGCGTTAAGATCTTCCGATAACGGTATGATGTTAAAGCGTATTCAGTAGGAGGGTTTTATGTCAGCAAGAATTTTAGTTGCCGGTAGATCTGAAATATGCAGAGAATTATTTAATGATCCAGAAGCATATGGTTCACATATAGCCGATAGATTATCATGTATCAATAAGCCAGCCGGTTGTTTATGGGGTTCTACATTACTTCATAATGGAGGATATCCGTCTGATTGGTTAAGATGGGTAGCAAGTGAAGGGTTTATGCTTGATAAGTATAGCAGCATGGCGGTCAGCTTCAAATTGAGCAGAAAAGCCAAAATTTGCACGATTGACACAGTAGAAGATTATCATAGATTGATGCGAAAATATGCAAAACCTAAATATGAAAATAGTGAGTATAGCAGTTTGTTTAAAGAAAAAGTAATTGACTGGAAAAAGTTATCGAAAGATTATGATGCTTTTCATTTGACAGAACGGGCATTTTGGGAAATGCGATTACCACTATCTAATATATTGGAGTGTGAGGATGGTAGCAAATTATGTGATTTCTATTCATACGATTGTGAAAGTTGGATTCTTTTCAATTTAGATTGTATTAACTGGGGATCGGTTATCAATCAAGATGTGAAAATAAAGTCTTTGTATGATGATTAAGGAAAGAACAAGGAGGGAAATAAGCTATGGAAAAATGTGCAATTTGGAAAGATCATAAAGTCGTTGGTTATATTGATTTAACCGAAGAACAGAAAAGGATCTTGAATAAAGTTCCTGGAATTGGCGTATATTTTGGATTTGACAGAACAACACGCCCAGAGAAGTATGCAGAAAGTTATAAACAAACGTAAATAAAGATTGACATTACACAACTTATAATGTATAATAGGATTATAAGTTAAGGGAGGAACAAACACATGAAAAATCAGTTAGAAAACAATGGATCATATTTAGGTTTCACAGATAATAAGACAGCTTTACAGAAAGCAAAAATTGAGAGCTGCCTAGATAAAGTATTTAGATACAGTAATGGTATTATGGCAAGAAAAGATGCTATGCTTTATGGTCTGAGAAATGGCAAAAAGCCGGAAGTTGCCGATGAAGTAAGAGGAAACGGCACTGTTAAGAAATCATATCGCATGGCATGGGACAACCTTTATAATGACATCACGAAAACAGAATATGATTTTTGTATTTATCTGATAGAGCATGATCTTGTTTCTGAGGAATCTGTAAATGCTTTTATTGAAGCAGAAAACAAGGAAAAAGAAAGAGCTGCAGAAGAACAGAGAAAAGTGGAAGAAGCAGCCAGAAAAGAAGAAGAGAGAGCCGAAGTCGAGAAAGAAGAATTTAAAATCTGGCTTGCAGAAACTTCTAAAATGTATGATGGTACAACTAGAGGAAATTTAGTTGAACGTATTTATCTTGATGTATACGGCGAATTTCGTTTCCCTTTACGAGCTTTTGAATTACTGGTTTGTATTGATAATATCGAAAAGTTATTATGTAGAGAAGAGTTAAAAGCACGTTTACATACAGATAATAAAGCAAGTCGAAAAGTATTTCAGTGTGTAACAGGTTTAAAGCTGCCAAACACAAATAGAGATACAATGGCATTTTTGGATAGTGTACAGAAAAGTGATTATCAGGATGCAGTTGAATATAAAACACGTAAGAAGCCAGAAAAGCAGCCGGAAGCAGAGAAAGAAAAGTTCTATGTGCTTATGAGTACAGAAAAAGGGAAAAAAGAATATGTACCGGCAATGGGTAGTAAAATCGAAAAACATGGTGTTGAAATGTTTATCCATGAAACGCCAGACGGTAAAATTGCTATTTCATCTATAAAATGTGGTTTACGGATGGCAACCGGCAAGAGCAAGACAGAAGCAATTAAGGAAATGAAAGAACTTTTTAAGAAAATGGATATTGATACCATAAACAGTAGAATTGATGAGATTACAAGTTATTATGGTGTTAGCCCATACTTAAAACAAGCATAAATAAATGGAGGAATACAAAATGGGAATTACAGATAAATTCGGAAACTTTCAAATTAAGAAATCTGACAGAATCAGCCAGGAAGATCAAGCCTGGTTGACTCACAGAGAAGAATTATATAAACGTGCGATTGCAGTTTACAAGTCTGTTTATGATATCTATAAGGCAGAAAATGAATCATATTCAGAAGAAGACCGCAAAAATTACAAGTATTCTTCTTTTTTAGTCGGGAATTTTGGTGTCCCAAAATCGCTTTCTGATGTTCAAAATAGTTATATAAGTGGTATTTTCAGTTACTTTTCAAATAAGTATAATGTGCAACTTGAAAACAATTTTGATAGATATGATCTGGATAGAGAATATTACAGATACAATGACTCAGATCCTATCAAAGAGCTTGTTGTTGACTTCATCGACTACCATGCAGTGCTTGACAAAATTTTTGACCAGTTAGGCGGTATGAGTTTTGAAGAAAAGGCTATCAAAGAAGTAAAAGATAAATTGAAAGAAAAATGTTACAACGGCTATCGTGATACATGGGAAATTAAAGTAAAAGGTAATAAATTCACATATACAGGCGGTTATTGTAGCAAAGATAAATATTTTGATTATTACAATTTCGGTAGTACAGAATGGTTACGTGCTTTTATTGATGCGTTGGCATTTAACACATATGGAGAAAAAACACAAGTTTATTCACTGAATCATCTATATAGTTCTTATTCTATAAGACTTGAAGAGGATGATTTTCAAAATGGATTTTCAGCACCAGAGGTCGGAGTCAAGCATGTCAAACTCTTCAAGAATGGAAGGATTGATGTTACTTTTACAGATGCAGAATTTTGCCGTAAATTTGCAAGAGAATGGTGCGGTTATACACTTATTTAGGAGGAATCATATGCACGACTATAAATGGCATAAGGTCAGTGAAATGCTGCCAGATAAATGTGGAATTTATGATGTTAAAATCAAGAATTGCTATGATGAAATTGTAGAAGTCAAAGCATTATATACATATACAATAAATGAAGGTTTTACATTTTGTCGGTATGGTAGCACGATAACAAATGTAATTGAATGGAGATATACAAGTCATGAAGTATAAATGTACAAATGAAGTAATCCCACAGGAAATGAGGGAAGATATCAACACAAAAATTGAATATATTGTGAATAATGATCTACCAGAAGCGGAAACAGGTATTTCAAAAGATGATATTTTCAATGCGTATACTGGATTAGGTGGGCTTCATGGTTTAGAGTTTGCTAACTATGATAGTTACTATGATTACCAGAGAGCGAAAGTCGACATTGAGCAAGGGCAGTTCTTTACGCCTTATAAGCTGGTTGAATGGATTTATAATTGCTTACATATTTCAAATACTGATTTGATAGCAGATCTTACTTGTGGACATGGTTCATTTATCAGTTGTGCGCCGGTTGAATCGAATTTCTACGGTTGCGAATTAGACGGGAAGCCGTACAGAGTGGCAAAATACCTTTATCCAGATGCAAAACTGGAAAATACAGATATTCGTTTTTATGAGCCGAAAATTATGTTTGATTATGTTCTGGGAAATCCACCGTATAATCTGAGATGGAGAAAAGATGACAGCAACTATTTGTCAGAATATTATTATTGTCTGAAAGCTGCGGAACTGTTAAAACCAGCCGGAATTATGGCTATTATCGTGCCTATGTCGTTTTGTGCCGATGATTTTTCTGATGGTGGCATGATTGACGGAATGAATGAGCATTTTAATTTTATCTGCCAGGTAGAACTTGACAAGAATACTTTTAAACATTTGGGTGTTGAGAACTACAAGACCAAAATAGTATTCTTTCAGAAAAAATCTGAATATACGAAAGAAGTTCCATATAGTACAGAGATACTTTCCGGCGTTACTTCCGATGAAGTATGGGAGCAGTATTTAAAGCCTATTACAGAAGAAAGAGAACAGATTAAAAACAAGATTTTTCTGGAAACTGTAAGAAATAGTAAAGACGATGAAGCGTGGAGCTTTAAGGTTGAGAAACTTCTGTATGATATCAAACGAAATCCGAAAACATGCAGCCAGTATGCAGAATGTTGTGAATATGTCAATAGATATAAGACACAGAAAAAGCCGGATCATATCAAATGGGACGAATGGGAACAACTTAAAATCAAGCCGAAAGACGTTATTAAGCATTTAAAAATGGTGTTACGTTCACAGAATTCAGGACTTGATAGAACTGGTAGAATTATTAAAAACAATTATACATTTGAGTATAATGGCGATTTTACATCTATAAATGATGTTGTGTTGCAAGGCTTTTCAATGGGGCATTTTCAGTCAAGATGGATTGATAAGATCGTGAATAAAAAGCGAAAGATGTATGATATCCAGAATATGCCATTTTCTGAAATGCAACCAAACAAAAAAATAGCAAAGTGGCTTGATGAGTTCACATTGATGGATGATGAAAGAACTGTAAAGCTGAATGATGCTCAGAAAGCAGATCTGAATCTATTTATTCAGAAACCGTATAGCTTCATACAGTGGGAACAAGGAAGTGGTAAAACATTCGCCGGAATTGCAATAGGTAAATATCGTTTGCAACACGATCATGTGAAAAATGTGTTTATTGTGAGTACGGCAATCTCAATCAAGAACAACTGGCAGGATGTATTGGATCAGTACGGTATTGATTTTGTTATGATTGAAAGCCTTGCAGATATTCAAAATATCAAAGAAGGTCAGTTTGTAATTATCACTTTAAATATGATGTGTAAATATCATAAATTCATCAAGCGATATGTAAAATCAATCTGCCAGAAAGCCGTTTTGATTTTTGACGAGTCGGATAATATGAGTAATCAGGACAGTAAACGGACAAAAGCCGTATTAAATGCTTTTCGTCGGTTGAAGTATAAAACACTGATGACGGGTACAAGCACAAGGAATAATATCACTGAAATTTATCCTCAGTTTGAATTATTGTACAACAATTCTATCAATATGCTGTCTGAATGTGAGTATATTATGGAACGCAACAAAGATGGAGAACTGGAAGACCAGATAAATGAATATTATTTACAGCCATATCCAGCATATCGTAAGGGTAGTAAGTTATTTGCAGCGAGTCATATTCCAGAGAAAATCACTGTATTTGGCGTATCTCAGTTCACACAAGATATTCTTAATGCAGACATTTTGAAACAGATGATTGATAAGACGATTATCACACGTACATTTGAAGAAATTACTGGCAAACAGCTTTATGAGATTAAACAGATCGCTTGTGAAATGGGAGAAGAAGAGAAACGTCTGTATAAGGTTGCATTGGACGAGTTCTATAAAATGGAATATCTGTTTGCGAAAACTGGGAACAGCCGGAAAGATGCAATGTTGAAAATTTTGAATCAGTTGCTTGCACTTTTGAAGATTTGCGCTGCGCCTCAGACGTTGAGAGAGTACAATCAGTCGATAATGCCGGAAAAATTCAAAACTGTATTATCACTTTTAGACGAATTTTCTGATGAAAGAGTTGCTATTGGTGTGCGTCATATTTCAGTAGTAAATGCATATGCAAAGGAAATCAGAAAAGCGTTTCCGGGCAGACCTATATTTGTGATTACTGGAAATGAAACTACATTGAAACAGAGAAAGAAAATTGTCAAAGAGTTAAAAGAAACAACAAACGGAATTCTGATAAGCACACAGCAGAGCTTATCTGCAAGTATGAATATTGATTTTGTGAATAAGTGTATTATTCCAGAATTGCACTGGAACAACTCTAGCATGAGTCAGTATTATTTCCGCTTTATTCGTTATACTTCAACGGAATTCAAGCAAGTGTATTTTGTAACTTATGAGAATAGTATTGAAAGCAATCTGTTAAAAATGATTCTTGTAAAAGACAAATTGAATCTGTTTATGAAGGATCAGGATTTGACAGACGATGAACTATATGAACGTTTTGGAGTGGATAGTAATATGCTGCAGAACCTCATGTACAAAGAAAAAACGGAAGAAGGTTATGTAATAAGATGGGGAAATCAAAAAGTATCGTAAAGAAACAACCATATATAAGGAAAGAAATATATTCCATTGATGAAGTGTATAACGCTGTAAAAGATGGACTCTTTGAAGAGAAAAAGACATTTGTTGATATGGACGGAGATATGATTAAAGCAAATAGTCAGAGATATCAGACGTTTTTCACAAAAGGAATTAAGTGTTGCCGGTGTGGAATCGAAGGTAGATATTTTGCAAAAGAGAAAAATCCGAATGCAAGAAGATATCATTTGAATCTGTATGCGGTAGATCAAGATGGGGAAGAAGTGATGATGACAAAAGATCATATCATCCCCGTTTCCAAAGGTGGCAAGAATACGCTTGAAAATTACCAGACAATGTGCAGAAAATGCAACGTGCAAAAGGGGAATAAATTGGTTTGACATATGATAGAGAAAATATGCGATGGATAGAATACACAAAACTATCTAATGGACAATCGGCGGTAATCTGTTTTGATAAGAACTATAGACATGAAATAGGAAGTGGATATGATTATGCAGTTGCTTTTGCTATTGCTAATAAAAAGAAAGTTTTAAGGCAGTGGCTTAATAGTGACGGTTACGGCGATTTAGATATGACAACAACTGGGAAATGTGGTGTTGAGGGATTATTGTGGGCTTTTAAAATGGTTCGTGAATTTATAGGAACACATATGTATGAAAATGATAGAACCATTGTATATGGTTCAGATGCAAGAAGACAAAAGGTATATAGACATTTTCTCACTACTAGATTAGGGTTTGAAGAAATACTTGATCCATATTGGGGAAGATGCCTTGCAAAAAACTTATAAACAAACCAAAATAAATGTTGACACAATAATAAAAATGTGGTATCTTATATATAAAGAAAAACACAACTAATAAAAATTCACGGAGGTATTAAAAATGAAGAAATCAACAATCCCTTACACAGTTATGCAGTTAAAGAAAATGTATGAGAAATCTGGAATCCTGGATTTTGATTGCCCTATTCAGAGAAGATATGGAATGTGGGACGATTATAAAAAGAGTCTGTTACCACATTCAATGCTTATCGGGTTTGTCATTCCACCATTGTATTTTACAAAAGAAAACAAAGGCACAAGAGATAAAAAGAACAGACCAGTATCTAATTATTCTTGCATTGACGGTCAGCACAGACTTCGCAGCTTATTCAGTTTTATCAATGATGAGTATGCACTGCATCCAGAAACGCCGGAAGTTGAAATTGATGGAGAAACTTATGAAATCGCTGGATTGAAATTCTCAGAGCTGCCGGAAGAAATTCAGCAGATGATTAACGGATATGTTTTCACGAATTATAACTTAGAAGAATGCACAGATGAAGAAATCGAGGAAATGTTCTTTAGACTGAATAACGGATCTGGATTAAGTAAAACTCAGATTGCCAATGTAAAACTGGGTATGAATCTGGCAAAATTTGTTAAAGAGATTCTTGCCGGAAAGTTCTTTGAAGATGTTTGTCATTTTACACCAGCTCAGTATCGTAGAGCAGCAGACGAAAAGACACTTTTACAAGCTATGATGCTGTTAGATGTAAAAGACGGAGATTACGAACTTACTTCTATCTCAGAAGGTCAGGTAACAAAGTATGCGGAAAAACTGCATGATTCTTATACAGATGAAAAGCGTGAACGTCTTCTTAAAATTGTTAAGTATCTGGAAGACGGATTCGACCAGAAAGAAAAATTTATGAAGGTTGTAAATATTCCGATTTTCATGTACATGGCAGATGAGGCAATCAACAACGATATTAAAGCAGAAGATTTCTACAAATGGTTTGAGATCTTTGCAGACAAATATAACCCGGATTGTGCCTATGCACAGTATTGTTCTACTGGATCTGTCAAGAAAGAGAAGGTGGAGGGAAGAATTTCTGTTATGAGTAAAGATTTCAGAGATTATTTCAAACTTAATGATAACAATAATGAGGTAGAAGAAACAGAAATGGAAGAATCTGATGAATCCAGCGAACAGGTTACAGAGTCTAAAACTCCACTGACTGACGATTTCATGGATGATTTAGATAATGAACTTCCATTTTGCTAAAAAGATTTGAGCGGTGTATGGTAGGTAAATCCTGCCACGCCGTAAAAATAAATTAAAATCAAACAAAAATAAAGGAGAATACACAATGAAATTATTTAAAAACAAGAAAACAGGGAAAATGTATGTAACACTTTCAGAGGAAAAAGATTGTCTGGTGGGATTTGATGGAGTTCCGTATACAGGATCTTCGGACGATGTTGAGGAAGTTTCGACAACGGCATCAGCACAGGATTTTCGCAGATTACGTGAAGAGGCAAATGGTTTTTCTATTGGTTGTAGTGTAAATGTAGAAGATCCTACAAAAGTGACAATAGAAATTACGCATAGTGTAACAAATGAAAATAAAAGAAAATACAAAGTGGGGGATAAGTTTTCGTTTTCTTTAAAGAATGGAGAAAGTGTGACAGCACTTGCGGTTAAGGAAGAAACGGATGGAATGGTCTTCATCTTTGAAGACTGTTTAAGTAAAGCATACCCTATGAATGACAATCTGATGGATATGCTCAATAATGAGTTGTATAAATTATTTCCTGATAAGATTCGAGATGCTATGGTTTCTTTTGATGGCAATAGCATGATTAGAATTCCAACCGAAAAAGAAATTTTTGGTGTTAATAAATATGGCGAGAAAGAATCTGATGATGTAAAGCAGTTTGAGCCGATGAAAAATAGAAGAAACAGAATTGCATTTAGGAACAATGAATTTGAATGGTACTGGTTGAAAAACCGTGGTGTGGGGAGTGCGACTAGCTTCGCTCTTGTGAACTACGGCGGTGGGGCGTACTACGGCGGCGCCTCTGGTTCTATTGGTGTTCGCCCGCTTTTCAAAATCAGATTTGTAGAAATCTGAAATCTTTAATCTTACCGCCATTTATGGCGGTATGTTAAAGGCTGTAATTAAGAGAATAGGAGCGTAAAAGGAAATGAAGAAAATTCGTAAAATGATTTGCATTGCAACTATTACATTGATGGCTTGTTTCGCTTGTACGGCTTGTGGGACTACATACCAGGAAGCGGTATCAGAAGAATATGCCACAGATGATAGTATATGTGGAAACTATTTCACAACTATCACGGAATGGGATGATACCACGGCATATTACAAAATCGCATATGCAAAAGATACTAAAGTGAAATACCTAATTATTGTATCTGGATATAAATTTGGAATAACACCATTGTATAACGCCGATGGTACATTACAGGTATATGAAGAATAAATAAAATCAGTTTTTTATTGCAAAATAAATACAATATATAGTTTTAAATGCGGTACAAATACTATATATAGCACAAAGAGAGGCGATTACAATGACATTTACAGAACTTATGTTACAAAAGTTTCCAAACGCAGATTTGCGGAATTTATTTATTGATTGTTGTCCTTGTAACTTTGGCATTGAAACAGAAATGACAAGGCTTTGCAATAATGGTCACGAATGTTTTGATGATTGTAAAATCTGTTGGAACAGTCAAATAGTTGGGGATTATATTACAACCAAAAAGAAAAATAATAATGAAACTTTGATGGCAGTATGAGCGAAAGGAGAGCGAGAAAATGAAGTTAGGAAGAATCGTAACAAGTTTATTAGAGAACGATCTATACAAATTCAGTATGGGACAGGCAATTTATCATCAGTTCTCAGACTACAAGACAACATGGAGTTTCAAATGCCGGAACAAAGACGTACATTTCACAAAAGAAATGGTGGAAGAAATCAGAGAGCAGATTAAAGCATATTGCGAGCTGCGGTTTACAGAAGACGAACTGAGTTACCTGGATGGTATTAAGTGGATCAAAGGATCTTACATTGATTTCCTAAGACTCTGGAAACCACGATATGAAGATTTCACAATCACAGATGATGCAGAATGTGGACTTGTCATTGAAACTGCCGGTACATGGTTAAATACTTCTATGTACGAAATCCCGACACTTGCTATTGTAAATGAAGTGTATTTCAGAATGCAGTACGATTATGACGAGCTGTTAAGCAGCTTCAAGGAAAGACTGGATAACAAGTATGCAAATCTTCGCAATGGTCATTGGTATTGTGGCACATTTTCAGAGTTTGGGCTTCGCCGGAGATTATCTGCAGAAACACAGGAACTTGTTGTTGAGAAGTTCTCACACCTGAATGATACGGCGCATTGTGCATCAAGATTTATTGGCACTTCAAACGTATTTCTTGCGAAAAAGTACGGAGTTACACCAGTTGGCACAATGGCACATGAATGGATTATGTGCGTAGGACAGGGAAATCACAAGCACAATCCGGCATATTCTAATTGGTATGCACTTGATGCATGGGTTAAGGAATATGGAGTTTTGAATGGTACAGCACTGACAGATACAATTACAACTGATTGTTTCCTGGAAGATTTTCAGCTTACATTCGCAACATTGTTTTCTGGCGTTCGTCATGATTCGGGCGATCCGATGGTGTGGGGCGAAAAGATGATTAAGCACTATGAAAAACTGGGGATTGATACGAAAACAAAAACATTGCTTTTCTCTGATTCACTGGATTTTGAGAGAGCAGATAAGATTTGCCGACATTTTTCAAAGAAAGCAAAAGTCGCATTCGGAATCGGCACATATTTGTCAAATGATACTTGCGTAAGTCCACTCAATATCGTTATGAAGACTACAAAATGCAATGGTCAGGATGTGGCTAAAATTTCCGATGTTGAAGGAAAGGGAATGTGTAAGAATCCAGAGTATGTGGATTATTTGAGAAGATCAATTGGTTGGAGAATGGAGTCCTCAAAGAAAGCAGAAATGGACGAAAAACTGACTTCATATTTTAAAAGCAGTTTTACAGGAGAAAAGACACCTGTTTTAATGCAGGGTAGTGGGAAAAGTAGAATGTAAAGAAAGGCGGTATCTGAAATGAGTTTTAATGCAAAAGAAGTAAAAGATAAGTGCGTAGAGTGGATCAGAGAATGGTTCAAAGAAAATGGGAATCAGTGCAAAGCTGTAATTGGAATCAGTGGAGGTGTTGACTCTTCTGTAGTAGCTGCATTATGTGTGGAAGCATTAGGGAAAGAAAGAGTATACGGTGTGTTGATGCCACAGAACAGCCAGGATGACATTGATTATTCTTATGAGTTATGTGAACATCTGGGAATTGAACATTGTGTTATTGATATTGGTAATACTGTAGAGGATATGTTGACTCTTATGTACATTAAAAGTGGGATTAAAGTTTCTAATCAGACAGAAATAAATATTCCGGCTAGAGTGAGAATGGTAATGCTGTATGCAATTTCTCAGTCGATTGACGGGCGTGTTGCAAATACATGTAATTTGTCTGAGAACTATGTTGGTTACAGTACAAAATATGGAGATGCAGCAGGGGACTTTTCGCCACTGGAATCACTGACAAAAACAGAAGTAAAAGCGATTGGTAAAGAACTTGGACTGCCGGAACGTCTGGTTGTAAAAGTTCCAACTGACGGTTTATGTGGAAAGACAGACGAAGAAAAACTGGGATTTTCATATGATGTACTGGATAAGTATATCAGAACTGGCGAAATTGAAGACATGCCAAAGAAACGTTCGATTGACACATTGCATATGTTGAATGATTTTAAAATGAAACCTATGGCACATTTTGAGTATACAGGAGAATAGCATATGAGTAAAAACCACGCAAAAGAACTTTTTGGAAAATTTAATGAGAACACAGATGATTATGACAAGTACATAGACACTGTAAAATATTGCGAATCTATAGAGGATGAAATTAGATCGGAAGAAAATGTAAAATTTCATGCTAAACTTCGCAGATTAGAAGGTTTGTTAAGTTGTCCTAATTGGAGAGAAAGAAAAAATGATATGTTATCACTTATTCATAAGGTACAGGCAGAGATAGAGCTTAAATATGGGGATTGCATAGCAAAAGAAAGTAAAACAATGTGTTCACAAGTCGGAAAGCATATTAAAGGAGAAGATAATGGGAAAAATAATATACGCAGAGAAAATAACTTGTCAGAAGTTTATAAATCTGTTCAAACTTCACGCAAAAACGAAAGATGAAAAAGATATTGAATATATGGTTGCTTCAAGAGCCAAAGAAGTTGATGAACTAAAAGCGATCAATCCAAGTAAACAAGTTGATGCTGTTGCAATTTGTGCAACAACAGAAGAAGGAAAACTGGTACTTATCAGACAGTACAGATATGCAATCGGTGGTTATATCTATGAACTTCCGGCTGGACTTGTTGACGATGGAGAAAGTGTTTGTGATGCAGCAATAAGAGAAATGCATGAGGAAACAGGGTTGACACTTGAAATCACAGATTTGCCGATTGGAAATAAGGGTGGTTATTCAAGTGCCGGAATGACTGACGAAACTTGCACACTTGTAGTAGGCAAGGTAACTGGCGAAATTTCCGATAAATATAAAGAAGCGTCAGAAGAAATTGAAGTCTTACTTGTAGACGAGAAAGAGGCAGCACGTATCTTAAAAGAAGAAAACGTATGTATCAGATTAGCTCTTGTGCTTATGATGTTTATATATGAGTAGGAGGATATTATGAATCTATATGATGGTTGCGAGTCAAATAAAGAAATCATTTATGGTTTTACTTCATTTGATTTTTACGATAAATTAGAAAAACGACAAAATGAAATTTTATCACAAGGAAAGAAAGTTGTGTTTGTGGAATCAAATACAAGTATTCATTCAGGTGCAAGAGTTGTTATATATTCTGATAAAATTCCCGAAATAATGCAGAACTATAAACATAGATACGTCAAAATCAATGGTAAGTGGACAAGGAACAGTCTTCTTGGATATTGTGATTGCTGCGGAATGTATACAGAACTTGTATGCTTAAGTAACAAAGGAAGAACATGTGAAAATTGTTCAGACTGGGATTTCTAATGAAACTAAGATTTCAAGAAAAGGAGTGATACAGAAATAGTGCTGGCTCTACAGAATACAAAGAATTTTATAATTAAACCATAATAAATGGTTGACAAATCAAGAAAACATGATATACTATAATCAGAAACGAGGTAATATGAAATGTCAGGCACGAATTTGAATCGGATTAAAAACAAGCGTATGCAGAAAAATAACACTTCTGGTGTTACCGGCGTTTCTTTTCATTCAGGAATGGGACAATGGTATGCAAGAATCTCTTTTAAAGGGAAAACGTATAGCTTGGGTTATTTTGATGAACTTGATGATGCGGTTAAAGCCAGGAGAGATGCGGAAAAGAAGTTGCATGATGGTTTCATATCTCAAATAAGCCATAATAAAGTTATAGAAGTGTAAAGGAGAAGAAAGATGATTAAACAGTTAATCCAGACAGAAACAAAAGTATTAAGCTCAAATACCGTTATTGATTGTGGCAACGGCGATGTTGCTATCGGTATGGCAGATGTAAAGGGCACGCCAAATGTACTTATTACATTTTCTAATATTCCACAGCAGGAAGTTGGATCAAGTGTAAAAAATAAAGATGTTATCAATACGCCGGTTGTAGTATCTTTTGATTCTGTTGAGAGTATCAAGGTTTTGAATAAGACTGTACAGGCTGCAATGAATAAGCTGAAAAAGAAAGAAGAGGCAGCAAAGAGAGCAGCTTTACCGCATTTTGTTGTAAAGACTGGAAGTATTATGATTCCGAGTTCTTTCAAATGTACAAATCCGAATGCAGAGAAGATCATGAGTTGCCAGCAGTATTTCAATGAAAATGGAAAGTTGGACGAAGCCATTGACGTAACAAGCACCCTTACACTTACAGATGGATATGTGAGATATCTGGTTGCGAAATACAACAAACTGGAAAAGGTAGAAGTTGTTGCAGCAAACGGTATTGATATCAAAGTTGGAAACCAGGTTATTAAATTTACGTCAGACGATATCAGACTTTCTTATGGTCTGGGAAAAGACGATGAAACAGGCGAAAAGAAGTTCTATTTATCCATTGTAAATGGTGGTAAGAGATATGAAGTTCCGGCAGAGGATAATGTAGAAGCTGCCACAATGGTTAAGAAGATCACAAATGTATTCGATGCAAAGATCGGGATTGCAGCAGTTAGTACATTGAACTTTGGACTGAAAGAAAGACTTGAAGAAGCTGGTATTGCTGTTGCATATGCATAACAAACAAAAATAAAGGACAAAACATTATGATTTACAATATAGTTGGAGATTTATTAAAACAGGATAAAGTAGATATAATTTGTCATCAGACAAACTGTAAAGGTGTGATGGGTGCAGGAATTGCATTTCAGATTAAAAGAGCTTATCCAGAAGTATTCAAAAAGTACAAAGAGTTTTGTGATGAATATGAAAATATTTTACTTGGAAGAACATTATTCGTAAATTGTAATGACGGAAAAGTTGTTGCAAATCTGTTTGGTCAGGATGGCTATGGTAGAGGATTCTGCCAGACAGATTATGTGGCACTTGAAAAGGCAATTGCTACGGTGGCAAAAACCGCAGCCAAATATAAAAAGAGTGTCGGATTTCCGTACAAAATTGGTTGCGATTTAGCCGGTGGCGATTGGTCAATAGTAAGCAAAATCATAGAAAAATATTTTATGGATTCTGAGGTGGATTGCTACATCTGTTCGCTAACACAGGAACAGGAGCATGAATGTTAAATAAGAAAGAATTTATAAATGTGGTCAGTGGCACTACTGGAAAATCTAAAAAAGAGGTTGAAAGTGCCGTTGACCTGGTGCTTGAAGGCATCAAGTATGCCTACAAGTATTATGATGGTGTAAAGTTCGTTGGTTTTGGTACTTTTAAGAAAAAGACAACGAAATCACGAATGGGCACAGATCCAAACACACTTGAACGAATTAAAATCGAGTCAAATGTGTTACCAAAATTCATTCCGGGAGCAGAACTGAGAGGAATCTTTGCTTAGTTCCCGGAAATTCAAAAGAAAGTGCAGATAAATTATGAGAGCATTCAGGAGTGGGAAAAGAGACTTTGTAAAAGACGAGATAGTATTTGTTGTTGACAAGCTGGACAATTTTATGAATATATTGATTGGCAAAATCAATACATACGCTGGTTATGGAAAATACTATGTTGATTTATATACGGTTACGGAGAAAAAAGAAGATATTGATCCGAACCTTAATATCAGAATTGGAGATGATGCTGGTATTAGAGAGTGGATTAACAGAGGGTATTTAGTATTACGGTCAACCGTTGAACATTACCATAAAAAGCATCCAGATTCTCCATTATATATTGTTGAGCGAAAAGATAATATTTTTCATTCTTGGAAAGATTCGGTGGATGAATTTAACCGAAGGAAAGAAGAGAAGAAAGTCGAAGAAGAACGGCGCAGCAATATGACAGAATATCAGCTTTGCAGAGAAGACAATGCTGTATATTTGAAAAAGTGTGGTCTTTCCGATGAGGAAATTTCTGAATGTCTCAATTTGATTGATGAAAATGATTCACTACCAGATATGGAAGATATTGATATCAGACGTTTTGGGAATGAGGTTCAGTGGAAATATCGTAGTAAATGGGAAAAGTTAATTGAACTTAACCGACCAGAGGAAGAAAAGCATAGCGAAAAATACTATGCAAATATATACCATGTGTGGGATATGGATCAAGAACCTGTTTTTAGAGGGTATACAAATGAATCGCCGGAGTCTTTGTTTGAGAAATATAGTGATTATACAGAGTATTATTTTCACGTTGCCAACAAAGAGTGGAGCATCGAAAAAGGTCTTGAAATTCCAGTGGGATATGGTAGTTGTGTTGCAGCAGATGAAAATGGAGAGTTAAAACCGGCACTTGTTATAGAGTATTTGACAGAACATGGTTCTTTCGAGCTGGTTGGTGGGAAACTTAGACATTTTGACATTTCCATTGATTATAAACATAGCGTAAATACTTTTTGGATTTCTGTGCTTTCAAAAACCAAACTGAGCAACCAGGAAATCCGTGAATGGTTCTTAAAGAGAATCGGAAAAGTAACGGGGAAATATGAGGATCTTTTCAAAGAGAAAATCAATGAGCTGGACATCAGAAAAGCATAAGGGGATGAAATTGGATTCGATTGGGCATGGAACGGATATAATTCGCAGGAGCGACTACCTAATAGTCAAACTTAAAATAAACGCTGAAGAATTAAGAATGGTAGCGTAAGCTATATCAGTCTGTGAGATTGGGATATTGGTAACAGGCTGTATTAAGAGCTAATATCCAAAAGGAGAATGTTTTCTCTGTAAGTTGACTCTTCAAAAAACAACAGAGTGGTGGACGTTGTAAGAAACCTTTACAAACCCAAAAACGGAGTAGTTACCTGATTCACTGGGGCAACCGTTTTCAAACAAAATGCCCGAATGAATGGTATTGCGTAAAAGATTATATAATTAGTACGTGTTTAAGACGGGGGGTCGACTCCCCCCATCTCCACTGTAATAGCTGGTTATTGTTGTTACGGCTATTACTAAAAACCTTTCTATCTAAACGGGGCGATGTAAAAATCGTCCCAAATAAAAAAAATCACACAACTTTAAACAAACAATAATAAAGAAAATGCTTGCAAAAGGCATAAAAGTATGATAGTATATATATTGTAAAGAAGAGATAAGAAAGGAATTCAACATGTCAAAGAAAAGCAAAGAAAAAGGATTGTCATTTGTATATGACAGAAATGGTGAGAAAATGCATTGTGGTGTAACATCTATTTCTGAATTTAGAAAATTAGGAAATTCAAATAATCCTTTTGCTCCACAGATGAGCGAAGCAGTAAAGGGTGTCTTTATTTTTGGTGTGGAATTTCCGCAGTATGATGGATATACTGTAAAAGAACTTATCAAAGTTTTAGAAGAAATTGATTTTACATCAAAATTAACAAGAGAATAGGAGAGTGAAAAATGTATTCAATTAACAGACAGGAAACAATTAACCCAGACTTTGATATGATTAACAGAATTGTGGACAAGCTCAATTCAAAGTTTGATCCAAACGATGCATACCATCACAGTAATGCAGAATCAGAAATGTTTGAGTTCCAGATGAAGATAGACGATAAACGCCGGGAAGCATGGCAGATCGTATTCATGGGGCATCATACAGTAGCAAGTGGTAGCTTTTTTGGATTTGATTATTCAGATTGCCAGGAAGAAGAGTATATTACACTGGAAGGAAAAAATGAAAGAAAAATTTATATGCTTGCAGTGTCAAATACGGTTAATGTAATCACAAAATTCATTGAATTTATTTCAATGTCTGACACCTCTTATCAGAACAAAAAGAAATGGATTGACACATTAAAGAAAGGTCTTGAAGACGAAGAGTAAGCCATAATAGCAGAAAGGAGCAGCATTATGGAAGGATATATTATTGATGGAACATCTGCAAGAATCATCAATTTTCCGACAGTAGAGAAGACTTTAGAAGTAGTTGAAAAACCAGAAAAGAAGGGTAACTACAAGAAAAATTATAAAGTTGGCGAAAAACAGGAAGTATATCCGTTCCGTACTCAGGAGGATCTGGAACTGATGTATAACCATTTCGTAGAGAAAAAACAGTATCGCAATGCTTTAATGTTCGTTATTGGAATCAATGTAGGGCTTAGAGCAAGTGATTTGTTGGAATTGAAATGGAGTCAGATTTTCGATGAAGATGGTAGTATTGCGAATGGAATTACAGTCAAAGAAGATAAGACTGAGAAGTTCCGTACATTTTATCTTAATGAATCATGTAAAACTGCCATTATTGAATATTATAACGGTTTAAAGAAAAAACCGGCAAAAAACGAATATGTTTTCAGTAGTCGAAAAGGAGATGGACATATAGAAGTTCGTCCGGCTGGTCTTATTCTGAAAAATGCTGCAAAAGCCGTAGGTATCAAGTATAATGTTGGTACTCATTCAATGAGAAAGACTTTTGGTTATTGGCAGTTAAAAGCTCATAAAGATGATGCTTTGTTTTTATGCCATTTACAAGAAATGTTCAATCATTCAAGTCCGCAGATTACATTAAGGTATTGTGGTTTGGCAGAAGAGGAAATGGAACAGTATTATAATGATGTGAATTTGTTATAATATAAACAGACATAAATAAAGGAGAAACAATGGTTACATGTAAAGATTACGCTCAGTTTGTAAAGAATAAACTGAAAACGAAGATTAAGGGAATGGAGAAAAAGCCAGTTTTGGCGATTATTCAAGTCGGTGACAATCAGGCTTCTAATTCTTACGTGAAAGGCAAGATTAAAGATTGTGAAGAAGTTGGGATTAGATGCATTGTAAGCAAACTTGATAAAGCCATTGAAGAACATGAGTTACTTTATCACATTGAATTGACCACATGTGTAGCAGACGGTATTATCGTTCAGTTGCCATTACCAAAACATATCAATGTTGAGCATGTGAAAAATGCCATTCCAAAAGAGAAAGATGTTGATGGTTTTCGTCAGGACAGTAAATTTGATTGCTGCACGCCAAAAGGAATCATTGATTGGCTTTATTTCAATGGCTATGACGTATGCGGTAAAAATGTTGTTGTTCTTGGCAGAAGTGAAATTGTGGGAAAACCACTTGTAAACATGCTTATTGATCGTGGTGCAACGGTTACATGTTGCAATAGTCATACAGATTATGGATATGAAACGCAGATAACAAATAATGATGCAGATGTGATTGTATCAGCTATAGGAAAAGCAAAGTTCCTTGATTGGGCAGATATTGGTTCGGATTGTGAGATTGTCATTGATGTTGGAATCAACAGAGATGATGCCGGGAAATTGTGTGGAGATGTAAATAGGGAGTCAGTTGAAAAACTTCGCCCAGATACATATGTTACTCCTGTTCCTGGTGGCGTAGGATTACTTACAAGAGTCTCGCTTTTGAAGAACGTAGTTGAAGCTCATGAAAATGGATATACTGAAAATGCAGTAGAAGATGCAATTTCACTTTTACGGAAAAATGATTATTTCGTGAGAAAGATTCCGAAGAATTTATGCGAAACTGCAAAGGGATGCAGTGAAACAGGATGTGGAGAATGCTTAGACTGTAGTTGCTTTGCATGTATGATTGGCAATGAGTAACAGATATACGAGACTTGAAGAAAAATGCCCATTACTGGGAGATTATTGTAATCAGGAAGAAAAGGATTGCGATAAATGCATCAATCAAGAAAAAGCGTGGCAAGATATACAGTGCTACATAGAATGTCATGATTACGGCATATCTTGTGGTTTTCTTGAAAAGTATTACAAGATGTTCTATTTGCCGGGATTGTATGTGAATCCTATAATCCTTGATATTATTGAGAATAACAAGGAAGCGTGCAAATTATTATTTGAAGATTAGAGGTAAGAAAATGGTCGGGTATAATTACGACAAAGAAAATAAGCAAAGAGATTACACCTATATGGCAAGAGAAAAGAGGTCAAGAGATCTTGTTTGTGGGTATGTCGCAATTCATAAACCGTGGTATGAACCAGAAAGTAACTGGACGTATTATATGTTTTATGACAGCTATCGTCCTGGTGGTTTCTGTGGTGGTGCTATAAATGAAGGACTCAAAAAGGTTGAAATTGATCCGAATACAATCGTGCCATATACTCAGGTTGCGGAGATTATAAGCGTTCTGCAGTCCGGCGATATCGTACATATAGAAGGTAAAGATTTGCCGGAAATGATGACTACAGCAATGATTACAAGTGTTGATGATATGTACAGATATTACAACCGTGAAGACGTTGATTATGTGGTCGAAAGATTTGGAGAGCCAGCCAAAGAGAAAGAATTTATAAATGTCAGAAAGACAGGGCATTTTCAGGATTTCGTTGATGGAATAATCGAAAAACAGAAAACCGCAAAAAGAAGTGAATTGCTTGCAGCTATAACAGATTTTTGGAATGCGTGGAAATCTATTTACAGTGAAGTTATCATTGGCACTGGTGGAGAATATGACTATGAGTATATTGAAGAAGAAAATGGTAAGTTTACCAGTTCTTTGTTAGATAGAGAATATGACAGTTTTGATGAAATTGTCAAAGATTTCTGTAAAGTTGTTGATCCAGATGATGTTGCTGGTTTTAATTATGGCAAGAGAAGGGTAAAAGAGCAATGCGAGAAGCAAAAGTGCTAAATAAGTACAATTTAACATTAAAAACCGCTAGAAAACTTGAAGTTGGCGATGAATCAAAAATCTGCGAACCTCTGTTTTGGCGAAACAATGTAATCAATGCATGGTGTATCAGCCAGAGCATTGGAACAGATGCAGACAGAAAATTCTGTAACGATAATGAGATATGGATAGGAATTTATGATGAACCATATTATCGTAGGAGAGTTCATATTCATGTGAATTGTTGGGGCGGTATGGAAAAATATGAATTTTGCGATTTCTACAATTATAAGGAAATTGAGAATGAAAGAGATTTGAAGACTCAGGAAAAACTTCTGGAAGTTCTCAATATGCTTATAGATGAAGGAATCTTAAAAATTCCGACAAACAAACCATAATAAATGCAAGGAAGTGATAAAAATGAATAGTGAAGAGTTCATACAGACATGCAGCTCAATGGGATATTCGTCAAAGAAACTGGCGAAGAAATACGTTGAGAAAAACCAAAAAGATACTTATGACATGGATGATATTATAAATGTACATAGAAAAAGCGGTAATTTCAAGGGTAATCATACATGTGGATTAAGCAATATTCCAAATGGGAAAACGACAGCATTTCAGAATGCTTAATAGGAAATTGAAATGAAAATAGATTATTTATACCGGCACAAGGAATTCAAGAAAGTTTTAGAGAAAGAGCTTGATAGACTAATCAAAGGGGAAATCAACCAAATAAGAATCAAAAATATTCCGTCAGATGTATTTTGTGAAGCAACAGGTTGCGAAACAAATGATTTTAATGGCTGGCAGTGTGATTGGTGGGGATATTTCCAGTATAAAGGATATAAGTTCGGCGTTTGCGGTTGCGCCTGGGATGGAACGGTTGGCGTGAATTTAGAAAGGTAGGTATGTATGTCAGCATTTGAAGAGATGTTCGGAGATTATCTCAATGCATACAAAAATACATCTCAGTATAGAGATGATAGCATGTTGGATATTGCACTCAGAAAATCAGAGTTTGAGAAAAACTTAGATGAAATGTGGGCGATTTATTCAAGAGGATGTACGCAGCAGATTATTGAGTATAACAAGGGTGTTGAGCAGATTAAGAGTGCAGGATTTAAAGTGTATAGAAATTCTGTTGGGAAACACAAGATTGTAATACCTAAGTGATGGAGGCAGAAATGAGAATACATATAGGTGATGTCGTAAGACATTTTAAAAGAGAGACTGTTACAGCAGAACAGTTGGAGTTTGATGAAAATTTATATCTGTACAGAGTTTTGAATTTTGCAAAACATACGGAAACTGACGAAACATTTGTGATTTATGAATCACTGTATAACGGCAAAGCAATCGGCTGTAATGTTCATTATGGAGATGTGTTTGCACGACCAATGGATATGTTTATGAGTGAGGTCGATCACGAAAAATATCCTGACATTGAGTGTGAATATAGATTTGAAACCGTGGAAGAAGATTGCCAGTGTTTGTGGTGTGGTAGTGATGAAGTGAAGCATTTGAATGAAATGTATATTAGAAACTACGAAAATCATAGGTTAAAAAGCCGGGTTATGATATGTGATGTATGTCTTGGAAATATGTTACATGGAGCTTGCGAAAAGATAATAAAGGAATAGTTATGGAAAAAGTAATGATAGATACTACGGAATATCAACAAAGAGTATTGGAATGTATTGGTTCGGAAGAAGTTGATAAATTTTTTGGAACGACCATGTTTGCGAATCTTTCAGAAAGTAGTATGTGCAAACAAGCTATGATTCATGGAATGGCTATTGCAAGCATGATGACAAGTCGATGCGATCATGTCATTGTCGAAGAAAGACCTATAGGACATTGGAATTTGTTGGATGAGTGTTCGAACGAGGGCGTGTATTGCTCTGTATGTAATAAAAAGGTTTATAAAAAATATTATGCAAATCAAAAAGTGAAATCAAGATTTTGCCCGAATTGTGGGGCAATGATGAAATAATTGGGGTGATTGATGACATATGAATGAGCAGTTAGATAGAACATATTGTGTGTATATAATTCGATGTATTACAAACGGGAAATGCTACATTGGATATACTAAACATTATGAAAATGTGATTTCAAGAGTTAAAAATTATGGCTTTTTTCACGATTATATGAGGTATAGAGGAAAAAATTTTACAAAACATATTATATCAAATCATTTAACACTAGAAGAGGCACAAATATTAAGAACGTATTACATATCTAAATTTAGGACTGATGAATTACATGATGGGTATAACGAAGTGCAGAGTGATAAAATTTTAGATTATACAGAGAAGAAATTTCATCCGTTTACAAGAAGAACTTACAAGGGAGATATAAAAATGGATAAACAGGAATTGGTTAGAAATGAAATGGTAAATGCCATGAAAGAAAAAGACAAAGAGAAAAAGGATACATTAGCTTTACTTTTGGCAGCTTTAAAGAATGCGGAAATTGACAAAATGGGAATTTTATCTGAATCTGAAGAAGATGCAGTAGTCCAGAAGGAAATCAAACAGACAAAAGAAACCTTGGATCTTGCACCGGCAGACAGAACAGATATCATTCAGGAGTGTAAATATCGTATTGAAGTGCTGAGTCAGTTCGCACCGAAGATGATGACAGAAGAAGAGATTGAGGCTACAATCGCTGGTGTGCTGAGTGATTTAGGTATCGAGAATCCGACCAAAAAAGAAAAAGGTAAAATCATGAAGATACTTATGCCGATGGTTAAGGGCAAAGCTGATGGGAAACTGGTAAATCAGATTTTGGAAAAGAAACTGGCATAATCGTTATGTATATTGGAAGCTATGTTTTTATCAAAGAGTGTTGTGTATCAGAACTTAGAAAGAAAGATCCAGAACTGGCAAGTAGTTTGGCATATAAGGTTGGTAAAATCGTTGGGTTTGATGGTGCAACATGGACATTTAATGTCAAATTTGGCGATGAAGAATATTCACTTAGAAGATATCAGTTGGAGGAAATATCTGAAAAAGAGTTGCAATTAGTTAATTCCATTTCAGGTAATTGGAAGAAAATGAGTTCAGTACAGAGTTATTATGTAATTGCTGGAATGAATTTATCTGCATTTAAAACAGATAAATATAAAGGGTGGCAATGGTCTGAGGCATGGGAGAACTACACATGTAATCAGTCAAGAGGAAAAATTCAGTTGTTCGATGATCCAACGTATTTATATATTGGATATATTCTGGCAGCAGGGGATGAATACGGTTTCAATACCGCTATGATAAAGCCGGAAGAGATTGAAAAACACCGGCAGCAAGTAATTGAGGAAATAAAACGACTGGTAAAAATTGGGGTTATATCTGAAAAAGTATTAGACTCTATTGATTACGGTCTGATTGTTTTTGCAGATTACAGATAAACTTGTCTGTATCATATTACTTAAAGAAGTTTTTGAGGTAATAATATGGTAAAATATATGATGGAAGTGCGAAAGTTTGTAGGGTATGATTCTTATGATCCTGACGCATGGAAAAATTGCAGATATGAGTTTGAGTCGAAAGAAAGAATGGATAAATTCGTAAAAGATGAAATGGGATTTTTCGATGAAATAAAGGCAGTTTATAAAGTAGAACAGATAGATTATAAGAAACCTGATTAGGAGGAAAACAGTAATGATTTACATTACGGGAGATATTCACGGTAGCCCAGAACGCTTGGGTGTACATTCCTTTTATGAACAGAAGGAAATGATAAGAGATGATATCGTGATTATTTGCGGAGATTTTGGTATGGTCTGGGAAGAAAGTGGAGAATCTGCATCCGAGCGGTACTGGCTGAAATGGCTAGAAGATAAGCCGTTTACAACCGTGTTCGTGTGCGGAAACCATGAAAATTTTGACAGACTATATCAGTACCCAGTGAAAGAGTGGCATGGTGGTAAAGTCCATGAAATTCGCCCACATGTATTACATTTAATGCGTGGAGAAGTCTTTGATATTGAAGGATTGAAATTTTTCGCATTTGGTGGGGCAAGCAGCCATGATATCAGAGATGGTATTATTGATCCGGCAGAAGATGAAAACTGGCGTGAGACAGCTAAAAAATGGTATAAAGCCGGGAAGATGTATCGAATCAAAGGGATTTCATGGTGGGAACAGGAGCTTCCGACACAAAAGGAAATGGATAATGGTATCAAAAATCTTGAACGTGTTGGCAATAAAGTGGATTACATTATCACACATTCACCATCTGCAAGTGTGATTGCACTGTTAGGGCATGGATTGTATGAACAAGATGTGCTTACAAGATACTTGGAAGATATTCGATCTAAGGTAGAGTATAAGAAACATTTCTGCGGTCACATGCATGTAGATAAGGCAGTTAATGAAAAAGACATTATTCTGTATGAGCAGATCATTCGGCTTGCTTGACAAATTTGTAATCTATGCTATAATATTAACATGCAAAAATAAAGGTTGACAGTCAACAAATAATATGATATCTTATAGGAGAAGCAAATAGTGAATATAGTATTGATTATTATTTTGTTCGGCTTTATATATGGAAGCAGCTATTTCAGATTTCATGAACCATATGGATTGAATAATACATATAATGCTTTAGGTTATTATATGTTATCAGTAAAATGGTGGAATATTGAATTCAACTGGTGTACATACAAAAACAAATGGCAAGTTGATATTAAGCTGAGATTTATAAGAAAATGGAAGCCGAGAAGATATAAAGAGGTATATGTGATATTTAATAGTGCAGGAGTAAGAACCTACACTTTAAATATATATTAAACAAACAATAATAAAGGAGAAAGACAAATGAGAACAGGATTAACAAGCTCTCAGGTAACAAAGAACAGAGAAAAATATGGTTCAAATAAGTTACCAGAAAAGAAACTAAAAACAGGATTTCAGTTCTTCATGGAAACATTTGAAGATAGACTGAACCAGATTCTTTTAGCAATGATGATTGTGTTTACGGTTTTAGCCGTATTCGGGCAAGGATCATATTCAGAGCCGATAGGTGTTGCGGTAGTATTACTTGCAATTGCATTTATTGGAATGAATACAGGATTGAAAAGCCAGAAAAGTGCAAAAGAATTGAAAGACAGAACTTCGATTCATTATTGTAATGTAATCCGTGATGGAAAGGTTGAGCATATCAACTCAAATGATTTGGTTGTTGGCGATCTTGTAATTATTCAGTCCGGCGAAGCAATTTATGCAGACGGATATTTAGTAGAAGGAAATGTAAAAGTTGATAACTCCGTTTTAAATGGGGAATCAGATCCGTGTAAAAAGACACCGTGGAAAAATGAAGATTCATCCCCAATTATTGTAGGTGGGAAACGACATGCAAATTCAAATGATTATGTAGATTCATATTCATTATTTGCTGGCACAACAGTAACAGACGGAGAAGGAAAGATGATCGTTACAAACGTAGGTGTTAATACTGTAAACGGTCAGACAATTTCCACGATTGATGAAATCGAAGAAACAAAGACATCACTGGAAATTCAGTTAGATGATCTTGCCGGGCAGATTAGTAAATTCGGATATATTGGAGCAGCTATCATCGTTGTTGCACTGATTGTAACAAATATCATTCAGCTTGGTGGTATCGCTGAATACCTCAATATCGGGTGGATTGGTATTTTGAAAAATGTCCTTACAGTAGCAGTTACGGCACTTACAATTATTGTTGCAGCAGTTCCAGAAGGACTTCCATTGATTATTAACCTTATTACAGCACAGAATGCGAAAGTAATGATTAAACATAACGTGCTTGCGAAACACACAAATAAGATCCCGGAAGCCGGAAACATTCAGTTGCTTTGCACAGATAAGACAGGAACTCTTACGGTAGGTAAACTTGTGCCGGTTGAAAATGTGATGGGCGATAAAAATGAAGTACCGAAAGATTCAGTAATTGAAAATATGTTTAAATTAAACGTAGCGTTAAATAGTAGTGCTATGTATGATGAAAATAAAAATATTGTTGGTGGTAACGCTACAGAACGTGCATTACTTACAATGATTTCAGATAGAGAGTATAAAGACTTTACGGATTCTGTAGAAGTCACAAACAGAAAAATTTTCAATAGTGCAAATAAGTTTAGTGCTATTGAAACGAGTGGAAAAGATGGAAAGATTACCTATTATAAAGGTGCGCCTGAAAAATTGATTGATGCAGCAGTTTCTTATGAAACAACAGATGGAATCAAACCAATTGAAAAGGAAAAATTAAAAGAAATCGTTAAATCATATGCTACAAAAGCTATGAGGGTAATCGCAACTGGATATAGTAAATCCGCATTACCAGAGGAAGGATTCCCAGATGATTTAGTTCTTGTTTCTTTGGTTGCTATTCGTGATGATGTCCGTCCAGAAGTGCCGGAAGCAGTTGCAAAAATGCATGAAGCTGGTGTACAGGTAATGATGGTAACGGGAGATGTCATTGATACAGCAAAAGCTATCGCAAAAGACGCTGGACTGATTACAAGCGAATCTGATATTGCAATGTCAGCTATTGACTTTGATGCACTGTCAGACGAAGAAGCAAAAGCAAAACTTCCTTATATTAAGGTTATTGCAAGAGCTACACCAAACACAAAACTTAGAATCGTGCGTTTGGCACAAGAACTTGGTCTTTGTGTAGGTATGACTGGCGATGGAACAAATGATGCACCAGCACTGAAAGCTGCAGATGTTGGATTCTCAATGGGATCTGGAACAGACGTATGTAAAGAAGCTGGAGATATTATTATCACAGATGACAACTTTGTATCTATCACAGATGCGGTTCTTCTTGGAAGAACATTCATGCACAACGTTATGAAGTTCCTGAAATTCCAGTTGCCTATCAATGTAGGTCTGGTAATTCTAAGTATTTTATATCCGATCATCATGGCTGTAGAAGCGGTCGCAGCAGTACAGATTCTTGTAATCAATATTGTCATGGATTCGCTTAATTCACTTTCGTTTGGTGGAGAGCCAGCGAAATCCGAATATATGAAGGAAAAGCCTATTCCGAAAGGATCAAAACTTCTTTCAAAGGAAACTATCGGGCAGATCGCAGTATCAGTGGTAGCATTTATCGGAATTTTTGGAATTACATTACTGCCACCAATTCAGAAAGTATTTGGAAATGATGAAGCCGTTTATGCAACAGTAAGATTTGCGCTTCTTGTTATGATGGCAACATTTAATGGATTTAACATCAGAACCGATGGATTCAATTTATTTAAAGGAATTGGAAAGAATAAGCTCTTTGTTGAGATTGCGGTAGCAATTTTTGTACTGACATTTGTTCTTGCTCAGTTTGGTGGAGCAATTATGGGATGCACAGCACTGACAGCTACACAGTGGGGCATTACAGTTGGGCTTGCATTCATGATTGTTCCAATTGATTTAGTGAGAAAAGCTATCATCAAAGTAAGAGGGAAATAAAATATGATTAAAAGAGATAGGGAATATAGAGTGGTTGAAAATATTTCACTCATATGTTTTGCAATAGGATTGATTATTGCATGTATTACACGGTTTATACCATTTATATATATTTCAGTCATATCAGTTCCTATTTCATTTAGGATAATAAGCAAAAATAAAGTTGGGAGTGGCGAAAACCATTCCCAACAAAAGAAAGGGAATAGAAATGGGATTCTTAAATAAGTTATTTAACAAAAATGACGAATCGGAAAATGAGAGAGTATACCAGGAAATCAATATAGATGAATCAAAGGAACACCTGAATAAAGTTCTCGTTGATCTATCTAAGAAAAGTAAAGTTGATTTGACGAAACATACTGCAAGAGTGGCACTTGCTATGGATTATTCTGGTTCAATGAGCAATCTGTTTTACAATGGATCTATTCAGAAAACAATTTCCAGGTTACTTCCAATCGCATTAAAATTCGATGACAATGGAGAGCTTGAATCATGGTTATTTTCCAATAAATTCAAAAGGCTTGATGCGGTAAACGGAGAAAACTATAGTAATTATGTAAAAGATGTCATGGAGAAATCTGGAATGGGAATGGGTGGAACAGAATACGCACCAGTTCTCAAAGATATGGTTACATATTATAAAGATATTGAACTTAGTGACATTCCGGCATTTATCATTTTTATTACAGATGGAGAAAATAGCGATAAGTATAATACAGATGATGTGATTCGTGAATTATCAGAATTCAACATTTTTGTTCAGTTTATCGGAATTGGAAATGAGAAGTTCGAATATCTGAGAAAACTGGATGATCTTGAAGGAAGAAAACATGATAATACAGGGTTTACGGCTGTAAAAGATATGAATAAACTTAACGATCAGCAGCTTTATACTGAAATTCTGAGACAGTATAAGGACTGGTTAAACAATAAATAATAAAGTAAAAGGAGAAAAAACATTATGGTAAGTTTGGTAAAAGGACAGAAAGTTGATCTTACAAAAGGGAACGCAGGGTTAAAGAAAATTCTTGTCGGTTTAGGATGGGACACAAATAAGTACGATGGAGATGATTTCGATTTAGACGCATCTGCATTTCTGCTTGATAAAAATGGAAAAGTGACAACTGATAAAGACTTTGTATTCTTCAACAATCTGGTACATCCGAGTGGAGCAGTAAAACATATGGGAGATAACCTTACTGGATCTGGCGATGGAGATGATGAACAGATTATTGTTGACCTGGCAAAAATCCCAGAAAATATCGAAAAGATTGCATTTACAGTAACAATTTATGAAGCAGACAGTAGAATGCAGAATTTCGGTATGGTGTCTAATGCGTATATTCGTATGTCAAACGAGGAAACAGGCGAAGAAATGATTAGATACGATCTTGGAGAAGATTATTCTACAGAAACATCTATGGTTCTTGGAGAGTTGTATCGTCATAATGGCGAGTGGAAATTCAATGCGATTGGTGCTGGTTATGCTGGCGGTTTAACTGCACTTTGCAATGGATATGGATTATAAAGGGAGGAAACGAAAATGGCAGTTAGTTTAACAAAAGGTGAAAAGGTAAATCTTTCAAAAGTGGTGGAGAAACTGGCGAATGTAACCGTTGGTCTTGGTTGGGATGCAGCGGAATACGGAGATAGTATTGATTGTGATTCTTCTGTATTTGTACTTAAAAATGTAGTTGGAAAGTCTGGACTGTTCGGCTTATTTAAGAAAGAAGAGAAAGCAAGATTAGTAAATGATGAGGATATCATTTACTATGGTCACAAAAAACATTCAAATGGTTGTATCAAACATCATGGAGATAATTTGGTTGGTGGCAGTGTAGGTGATGATGAGCAGATTTCAATAAATTTGAAGGAAATGCCGGAAGATGTTACTAGACTGGCTGTTGTAATCAATATCTATAATTGTAGAAATAGAGGGCAACATTTTGGTATGATTAAAAACTGTTTTGCACGTATTGTAGATGATGCGACCAAAGAAGAAATCTGCCGATATAATTTATCAAATGACTATAACGGTTGTACAGCACTGATTGTGGCTGAGTTCTACAGAGAAGATGGAGAATGGCATTTTGAAGCTGTTGGAAAAGGCACACATGATGGCAGTATTTCAGAACTTGCAAGAAGATACAAATAGAGTGGAGGAAAAGTAGATGTCAGTAAGTTTGAATAAAGGCGATAGAGTCGAACTTTCAAAGGACAGCAGAGTGAATGCAGTTTCCGTGTGTTTAGGTTGGGACACAGCTAAATACGATGATGATGGAGATTTTGATTTGGATGCGTCTGCATTTGTTATCGGTAGAAATGGCATGACAAGAAGAGATGAGGATTTCATTTTTTACAATAATCTGCAGCATCCTAGTGGTGGTATCACTCACAGTGGAGATAACCTTACCGGCGGTGGAGATGGGGATGATGAAGTAATCAAAGTCGTTCTTAATAAACTTCCAAAATATGCCGAAAAGGTTGTGTTCTGTGTAACAATTCACGAAGCAGAGAGAAGAATGCAGAACTTTGGAATGGTCGAAAACTCTTTCATTAGGGTGGTTGATGACAATACTGGTAGTGAGATTACACGTTACGACTTAAAAGAGAAATTCGGAGATTCTACTGCAATTATCGCAGGTGAAATCTACAGAGATGGATCTGGTTGGAAATTCCACGCTGTAGGAGATGGATTCAATGGTGGACTTTTCGACTTATGTGAAAAATTTGGAATTGAGGTAAAGTAAAATGACAGTAGGTACAAGTAATTTAGTGATATTCGTTATTGCTATTATCCTGGTTGTTGGAATTATTGCACTGATTTTGAATAAGACATTTTTCAAACAGCTTGTGATTAAATATAGAGGAAGAACAGAAGAGATTGCAAGACAGGATGCAGCGACACCACAAGGTGCAACGGATTATTTCAATAATGCAATCAGAGAAAAAGAAACTTTATATGGGGATGCAGAACGTTCATATGTTGAGATTGCTGGAAAATTAGACGAGTCCGAAAAGGAACAGTATCATTTGAAGAAAGAACTCATGAAGATTGATAAATCTATCAATGATTGTCTGGACGCAAATGACGAAAACGGTGCTAGACAGTATGCAATGAAGAAAATCACAGTTCAGCAGAAAATTGATACTCTGAAAGATACAATCGAAGAGTTTAAGAAAGCAAAAGATCAGCAGGATGAAATCAGAAAAGCGGTGAAACAGGAACTTGACGAACTCAAAGAAGAGAAAGAAAGAACCGTTTATCAGATGGAAGCGGATCAGCAGATTATTCAGCTTCATGAAGGTATGAATGCAAGTGCAAGTTCAAGTGAAAGCGATCACATGTTGGAAAGAGTGCGTGAAGGTGCTAAAAAGACCAGAGAACGTGCAGCCGGAGCGCAAATTGCCTATGATACAAGTGCAAAAGCACAGGATCGTAGACTGGAAGCTCAGGCAAGAAACAGAGAGGCTGATGAACTTCTGGCAGAAATGAAAAGAAAAAGAGGTAACAACTAATGATTGTACTTAATATTGGAGTTTTCTGCTTGTGTATAGTTGTTCCGTTTGTAACTGGCTACTGCGTAGGACGCAAGAAAAGAAAGTAACATGAAGTAGTAGTTGGTGAAATATCCAACTACTATTTTTAAAATGAGGTAAATAAATGAGAGTAATTGATCCGAATTTGGACGGAATTACTCATATCAATGTGTATAGTGGCAGTAGGACAGAACTTGGTAGAATGCTGAGTAATTTCTGTCGGGAAGAGATATACACAAAAGATGGGCGATTCATGTCAGTTGAAGCGTATTGGTTCTGGCTTGGAATTTCGCCGGATTGCAAAGAAAGAGAATGTATGCGTGATCTATTCGGTTATCAGGCAAAGGCAAAAGGTACATATCTGAGAGAAGCATATCCCGGAGAGCATATAGAAGATTTCCAGGATAGAATCATTCGTGCGATATGGTACAAAGCCAAAAGACATACAGACTTATTTTTGCCGGAATATGAAAATCTGCCACTGAAACATTACTATGTCAACAGAAATGGATCAGTGAGAGATGTGTATGGCAAATACTGGTGGATGATGGAAGCTGAAGAGAAAATGAAGAAATACATTTATGAGGTTAAGAAACAGCTATGAAGAAATTGAAAGTAGTTGCGTTATTGGCAATTATGATGTGCGGATTGGTCGGTTGTAAAGAAGACGTAGAAGTACATACGGAATATGCTAAAGCACAGCCATTACAATTACATATAGAGGAAGCCGTACAAGAAACTGTGGAACACGCAAAGGTAAGTGCTGAGATTGCTATGGAAGAAGCGAAGAAGGAATTTTCGCCATATTATGTAGCGGTCAGTTCTTTAAATATCAGACAAGCACCAGATACAAATTCTTCATTGGTTGGCAGCTTTGTATTTGGCGATTATGTAAATGCGTATATAGATGGAGAATGGGCAGAACTTGATAACGGTACATATGTAAGTGCAGAGTATTTGACAGGTGAATTGCTATATACAGCTTATGCAGCACCGTACACAAGCGGAATGAAAAGTTATATGCCGTATAGTGTTGGAGATAAAAGTATTTTCGCACAATCAAGTAATCAGTACAAATTACAAGAATTATGCAACACTGGAAATTACGGCATCAGGCAATATAATGGCAGATATTGTGTGGCGATTGGTAGTTATTTTGGAACTGCAATCGGACAGTATTTTGACTTGATTTTAGAGAATGGCGTTTCAATACCTTGTATCATGGCAGATCAGAAAGCAGATTGCCATACAGATGATAGTAATATTGTTACGGTTGCCAATGGTTGCATGACTGAATTTGTGGTTGATTTTGTCAACCTGAATGGCGATGCAAAAAGAATGGGAGATATATCTTACTGTTCTGAAGATTGGAAATCGAGAGTTGTTGAAGTAAGAGTGTATGATATGAATGCACTTTCTGAATAGGAGAGTTGAAGTGGAGAAAGAAGATATCAAGAAATTATGCGAAGAACGTGGAATTACATATAAAGCGGATTTCATGGACGGACTGAGTGAAAAACAGTTCGATGAAGGGTGTATCAAGCTCTATATACCGGCAGATGGTAACGGCGGTTGTGGAGAAGGAATCTGGGGTTGGATTACGCCAGAAGATAAAAAGAAGTATATGGACGATAATTTCTATGGAGAGATTAAAGCTGTACTTTGCAATGATCCAATTAACTATTTTGGAATCCTGTTTTGGGGTTGTGAAATTCCGATTATTTGCCAGGGAGAAGACAGACCAATACTTTCGGAAGACTACATTAAAAATGTGTTACTTCCAATCGTAAACAAGCAAAAATAATGAATGGAGAACATGATGAGTGAATTAGATATGAACTGGGAACTTTTAGCGAATAAGGATTATGCATTTTTGACAGAAAGCCCCCTCTTAGGTAATAATATTCTTCTTTTGACTTTGGGCGGTTCTCATGCATATGGAACGAATGTGGAAACGTCAGATATTGATGTTAGAGGAATTACTTATAATCCAGTTGATTCTCTGCTTGGGAACAGAGTTTTTGAGCAGTACGAAGACGAAGCAACAGATACCGTTGTATATGGATTAAATAAAATGTTTAAGTTGTTATTGGAGTGTAACCCAAACACTATCGAGCAGCTTGGTTCTAAGCCAGAGCATTATATTATTCTCAATGATGACGGTAAAAAGCTGATTGAAAACAGGAAAATCTTTCTTTCTAAAAGAGCGATTTATACTTTTGGCGGTTACGCAAATTCACAGTTACGCCGGTTGCAGAATGCGTTGGCAAGAGACAGCTATCCACAGGCAGAGAAAGAAAAACATATTCTTGGATCAATCAGAAGTGCAATGAACAGTATTATTGAGAAATTCCATACAGTTAATGGAAAGTTGATTGAATATAATTTTGCCAATGACAATGGAAAAATGGTTCATGCATATAAGGAATACAACCAAAAAATGCAAGAGATGGAACAGTTTAAGGACTTTGAGTATGGATCACTCAACCTTTACCCGGATAAATCCGATAGAGAGGGGATGGACGTTGAAATCTATATGGACGCTTGCTTACATCATTATCCATTGAGAGATTACAAGGGTATCTGGAACGGTATGAATACTATCGTAAAAGATTACGAAAAACTGGGTAAGCGAAATACGAAGAAAGATGACATGCATCTTAATAAGCACGCACAACATTTAGTCAGACTGTATCTTATGTGTATTGACATTCTTACAAAAGAAGAAATCATTACATATCGTGCCGATGAACATGATTTGCTTATGAGCATTAGAAATGGAGAGTTCCAGAAGCCGGAAGGTGGTTATCGCCCAGAATTCTTTGAACTGGTTGATGATTTGGAAAAGAAAATGAAAGATGCAGCAGAAAACACAAGTCTGCCGGATTGCCCAGATACAGAAGCAGCTTATGAAATGCTTGTGGAAATGAACAAAAATCATATTCTGAAGATGGAGGATTATTATGACGGAAGCACATATTAAAGAAGCAACAAAAATGTTAGGTTGGTTCTTCGATAGATGCGGTAAAGTTCCGCACTATAAGGGAATGATGTACGTGAAAAACGCCGATAACTTAAAGGTATTACTTGATTCTGTTGTTGGTCGGATTGAGAAAGAAAACTCACAGCAGATTGAGAAAATCTATAATGAAGAAAATTCATATACGGTACATTTCAAGAACGGAAGTCATTTCTCTTTTGTGGTTGTTGATACAGTGGTAGTAGTTGGAGAACATTGCCATGTACTGTTTGTGGACAGTAAAATCAGAGAACTTGAATTGAGAAGCCTTGCGCCGGTAATTGATCCGTGTACAATGCCGGAAGGAAATGTAATGCTTAATCCGAAACCACTTTATTTGAGTATGGATTAAGGAGAAAGCAATGCAGATAGATAGAATTAAATATACAATGAAACATAGAAAAGCGTTCCGGGCAGTTGAAAAACAATTGCTCGGACACAATACAATTCGTGGTTACTTGCACGACATGGATAAAGTGTTTCTGTATATGATTATGGACTATAAGCGTGCCCATAAGATACATAGAAGCCATTCCAGACACCACACTTTGAAAGCAAGGACACATGCGGATTATGTACAAATGGTTATAGACTGGGAATGTGCCAGACTTACAAAGCCGGACAAGCAGATGAATGCCAGAGAAACACTGGATAAGCTATATCCTGAGTTAAAAGATAAGGTTTTGCCGGTAATTGAAGAACTTGGATTATAACCAGATAAAAAGTAAATTTTATTTAGAAATAAGTGCTATATATGGTATTTTAAGATAGTTAATATACTATATATAGTATATGCGTAGAATAGTGGTGGAATATGGAAGAAATCGTTGAAATATTTTCGGAAAACAAATTTCAGAAACCGTTTGAAGATACTGTATATAAAGTGACTTGTTTATATAAAGGAAAAACAGAATTATATGAAAGAATGTTAATTGAGAAAGAATATAAATATAATTCTAGCAAAGCATTTTGTGATAAGAAATTTCAAGATGCTAGTTTTTGTTATAGACATAAGCTATTGGAAGAGATTGAACAGCAATATAAAGTTAAGCCGGAAGATATAGAATATGAAATAGATGCTCATAATTATTCTGAAAATAAATGGGTAGATGAATATGAGAGATTGTGGAAAGGTGGAGAGAAAATATGAATAAACCATATGACGTAGGGTTTATCTGTGGACGTTTTCAGACGTTTCATAAAGGACATGAAAAATTAGTTGAAACTGGGTTAATGCTTTGTGACAGACTTTTAATTTTTATTGGAAGTTCTCAGGAAGACGGAACAGAAAGAAATCCGTTCAACATTACAACCAGAGAAAAAATGTTAAAAGAGATATACGGTGGGCGTGGCGATATCATGATTTATGGCTTACCAGACTTAACCACCGAAAATGATATTACTCCGGCGTGGGGAAGTTATCTACTGGATAAGATAGACAGATATATTTATAAGAAGCCGGATATTATGATTTATGGGAATGATGAGAGTAGATCTGCCTGGTTCTCCAAAGAAGACCTTAAAGGAATGACTGAGCTTATTATCAATCGTTCAGATTTGCCGATTTCTGCCACAATGGTAAGAGATTATATGGTTCACGATCAGAGGAAAGAATGGATGCAGCTTGTAAATCCAAAACTTCATAAGATGTATGATGAATTGCGTATGCAGCTTATGTCCGTTGAATACTACAAAAATAGGTTATCAGAAAAATGTGATATGTCAAAAACTTGTGGCTTTAAATATGATGAATATTGGGTAAAGGCAAATCATTATCATACAATGCCATTAGATGATTGGTATAAATGGTATGACGATCATTGTGGAAAATGCAAATATATGTGTGAAATATGTATGTATGGAGAAGACTAATATATGAATATACAGCAAGAATTTCATTTAAAACAGATGTATCATGAAATAACATTTCGTGCGTATGATATAGAGAAGATTGAGAAAATAACACCATACAATTTATCAAGAATATATGTGCCGGAATGTATAGATAGAGCCAATAAAAGGTGTGATTTTTGGAAAGTAAAAGAAGTTTGTTGTCAATGTTGCGCTCCGCATTTACAAGAATTACTTTTAGATGGTTGGTATGTAGGGGATAAAAATGGATTTTTGACAGATGATTCATATTATGCTCTGTTACAGGCAGGAATTAGAGTCCCCGTAAATAAAGAAATATATAGGGAATGGAAAAAAGGTTGGTCTTCCAAACCATCAACACAAGATGATAAAGTGTATGAGTTAGGAGTAGATTATGAAAAGAAATAGCCAGTTTTGGCATTTGAAAGAGGTAGAATATGAGGACGAATGATATTTTATTGGATGGATTTAATGATATCCGCACACTTCAAAGATATCTTTATATGTCAGATGAACATTATATTGAGATAGAAAATGTCATTGGAGTGAAACTGAGAATTAGAATGGGAGAAAACTTACATTATTATTGTAAGAACATGAATTTTCCAGATTTACCAGATGCATGTTTTTCGGAGTCAATGACGAATAAAACTATGTTGGGTATTATTGACCAGTTAAAAGAGAATCCGGCAACTGAATACCCAAACAGTTTTAAGAATAGATGGGATGAGATAGTATCAATAACATCTGCAAACGTAGCTCAGAACGAATATAAATGGGCGAATGGAAGATACAGAGGGAGTGTATAAAATGCAATTTGAATACAGAGGCTATATAGGTGTTATTGGATATAGGAATTATTATATAAGAGATATGAATGGAAAAACACATGTGCAAGCGTTGTGTTGTGAAAAGCCAACGGAAGAAAACGTTAAAAAAGCTATAGATAGATTCATTAAGGGGAAAGAAGAAGGAAGAACATATTCATAGGAGTTATAAGATATGGTAAAAGATATTAAAATGCCAGAAAATGTAAAAATGATTCTTGATAAATTATCAAGTAAAGGGTATGAAGCTGTTATAATTGGCGGTTGTGTACGTGATTCTATCATGGGGATTGAACCTCATGACTGGGACATTGCTACGTCTGCCCAACCAGAAGAAATAATTGAATGTTTCAAACACTACAATCTGATGAAAGCTGGATTAAAACATGGAACAGTAACCGTTATCATTGACCATGAACCATATGAGATTACTACATACAGAATTGATGGGGAGTATTCAGATCATCGAAGACCTGATTCTGTCGATTTTACATGCGACTTAGCAGAGGACATTATGCGCCGAGATTTCACAATCAATGCTATTGCGTATGACGGAGAAAATATTATTGACTTGCATGATGGCATTGGAGATCTGCAGAAAGGAATTATCCGTTGTGTTGGTAATGCAAATGCAAGATTCAGAGAAGATCCGCTTAGAATTCTCCGGGCGATTCGATTTGCTGCAAGATTTGGCTTTGAGATTGAGGAATCAACTAAAAAAGCAATGTTTGACAATTGTGATATGTTGCGACTCATTGCAACAGAGAGAAGACAGAGTGAATTTACAAAAACACTTTGCAGTGAGCATGTCAGTATCATCAAGGATTATGCTAAAATACTGAAATATGGTTTACCATGTATTGACAGCATTAAGGATTTTGATAAGGCAGTACGTGCAATAGAAATGTGCCAGGATATCAGTGAAAAATTGGCAATTTTGATTGACGGATTATCATTATCAGAGTATAATAAAGCTGTTAAAGCAATTTTGACAGGAATGAGATATCCGAATAAAGTAATTGTATCTGTTCAAAATATTTTTGCTGCAAAGAAAATGGTAATTACTAACTCAGATGCGTGTATCAAAAATATGTTGTACAAGTTTTCACTGGAAGATGTGAAACATATTTTAAGATATAAACACGCTAAAATAAATGCAAGTGATAATATAAATAAAGAAACACTTGAAAAAGTAGAGGATATGATTGAACGTGCAGAAGAATTGGCTGAATCAGATGAATGCTACAACTTAAAAGGTCTTGCAATTAACGGAAATGATTTAAAACGCCTGGGAGTGAAAGATCTTGACATTAAGTGGATGTTAGATGGACTGTTAAAATTAGTAACCACAAATCAAGTAGAAAATTCGAGGGACGTATTGATCGAGGTGGCAAAAATTTCCATGTTATAATTTGGTTTATTATTATTGACTTTAGTAAGGTTGATATGTATAATAAGAACATACGTTCTAAGTGGAACTTTCGCTACCTGGATGTCGGAAAGGGGAAAAAGATAATGTTTTTTATTTACGAAAAGAATGAGTACCATGTAAATGTGAAAGATGAATTTGCAAAAGCTACGTCTGGTGATTATATAGACATGCTTGATGCATTTGGCATTGTGTTACATAGTTTATCTGACAATCCAGAATTCGGCAATTCTACTGTTATGTTAATGATGTATAATAATGGAAGAATTACCATTGAAATTGTTGATGCAAAGGAAGATGATTGTGAAATCATTGATCCAACATACACACAGGAGGAATATAGAGAAATAGAAGAATATTTAAAACTCGAATAATTGAATATCTACTATCAGATAAAAATAAAGTATTACCGGAAAAACTTGACATCTCTGTTTTCTGGTGGTATTATTAAAGTACAAACAAAATATGGAAAGGGGACGCACATATGAAAGCATCTGATAGTAGAGAGCATCTAATTACTAAAATTGGGAATTTAGTTTTAAACTCAAGTCCAGATAAAATAAACAAAATTGAAGAAGAAGTTAGACATGACGGTAAAATCTCATTAGGCAGTTTTCTTAGAATAGTATCAGGGAGAGCCGATTTAGATGAACTGAGTGATGCCGAATTATATTGGCTGACTTTTGCCATATCTAAAGTATCAAAAAATTTTGGTGTGCCGGAAGATTATTTTGAAGACGTAGAAATTCAGAATTATAAATATTATGATCCACAAACAGATAATAATAAAAAAATTGGTTATCCGTTAGTTTTTAGAAATGTTTCAAAATTGGCAGATAATCAGTATATGTTTCCATTAAGTGTCAGAGAAATTAAAGAATTAAAGAGTGCAAATCTTTTGCAAATTATTCCAGAGCTGCAGCGTAACCACAAAAAGGATAAATATGGAGATTTAAAAACAAAGGTTAATCGCCAAACAGCGCAGCAGATTTCTAACCTTATCAATGAGGGAAGTTTTTTCTATAACGGAATTCGTTTCAATTTAATGGATGACGGTGATAGTGATATTCCAGTTTATGACGAAGAAGCAAAAACATTAACTGTTTCAAATGGTATTATTATCGTTCCAGATGGAAACCATAGAACAATAAGTTGTGAATTAGCAAATAAACATTTAGATGATTGTTTTGGTGTATTTTTCACATATTTCTCACCACAGAAGACGAGAGAATTGCTTAATCAGGAATGGACAACAGTGCCGATTCCGAAACGACACAGAGAGGCGATGAAGCCTACAGTTGCAAATAAGATTGTAGATTCAATTATGAGAAGCAGTGATGCCGATGAAATCTATGTAAAAGGTATCGTGAAAGATGGAATGGAACTCCGGGCAAATAATGGATTCATTCTTTATATTGAATTGGCAACGGCAATTTCAAGATACTATGATACAGATAATCTTACATTCAAAGCACAGCAAGATGAATTGAGAGACTGGCTGATTACTTACATGAATTATCTTACAATGTTATTGCACGATGATTTTATGAATTATAAGAAAGCGAAGAGAACCTCTTGGTCTGTACACTATATGGCATGGCATTATTATATAATGATTAGCAGATATATAAAAGGCGATGTCAACTGGCGTGAAGAGCTAAAGAGAATTATAGCTGAAACCGACTTTTCAGATCAAGAAATTAGAGAATTCTTTGTTAAAAATAATCGCAGGAAAGTATATGAATTCTGCAATGAGAAGGAGGAACAGTTATGTACAACTCTGAACAAAAACAAACTTTCTTAAATACTATTACAAATGATAATTCATATAGATCATTCCAAAGAGTTTTCAAAGCTGTACAGGATATGGAAGAAAAATTTGGAAAAGATATTTGTGAGATGAATGTTGATGAACTTCTAACTGTTCTGGATTTCAAAACGGGAGTGCGAATTACAAATACCGAACAAACAATGAGCTTATTGCGTTCATATGTTGATTGGTGTATTCAAAATGGTAAGACAACTAGCGAAAATAATTTTGATAAAATCAGTTCTTCCGAAGTAGATAAGACTAGAACTTGTCGGGCGAGATATGTCAAATCGCCGGTAGAATTTGAGGAAATGATTAAAATTGCATTTGGTATGAATGTTGATTACAATGAAAGCACTGAAATACCAAACGAGTTAATGGTAAGGTTATGTTATGTTGGCTTAGAGAATGAAGAGATTGTACTTTTAGAAAAGGCTAATGTAGATTACGAAGCAAAGACGATTAAAAGCCCACTTTATGATTGCGTTTATCATGTTTCCGATAGGATTCTGAAACTTTGTAAATTTTGTGCGGAGCAAGAAGAAGTATTGCTTATGGCGAAGTTCGGTATGCGAAAAGAAAGAGTATGCAGCAACAAGTATTTATTTAGAAATCGACTTGGTACATTACGTGGAAAATCTGAAGATTCTCCACTGAATAAATTAGTTATCCCTAGAAAAGTAAAGGCATTTAGCGATGCGTATGTTGAAAGTACAGGAAATTATAAAGCTATATCTTGTGATAAATTACGTGAGAGCAAGATGCTTTATAATATCTATGAATCTGGTGAAACTTTTGATGTGTATTTTAACCAAGTAATTCTTCCAGATATTAAAATGCGCAACCCGGAATATACAGAGCGGAAAATCCAGGAGAGAAGACGTATTCTCAAAGGTATGTATGATTTATATAAGGAAACTTTCTATTAAGGAAAGGCGAGACTGGGATCTCGCCAAAACCTTGCGATAAACAACCGAAAATAAATGAAAAAACTTTTAAAAACCTATTGACATTTTCCTGAAATATGGTATTATATAATTGTTCAAAGGAACAGAGAAAAACACTGGAAAAGCTAATAAGGTAGCTTAAGAAAATAGGTTCGATTCCTAATCCATGTGATCGACATTTCGGGGCTTATCTCCGTGAAAAAGTTGTGTTTGTTTGTAGAACGGACAACTCCGAAATGTCTTTAAAAATAATATAAACAAGCAATAATAAACGAGCTGATGTAGTTCAACTGGTAGAACATTTGATTATGAAAAATGCACTTCGTACAATAAGTGCTAACAGCAATAGCAAAGCCACTCAAACAGTTGTTGGTTCGAGTCCAACCGTCAGCATTCGGCAGAAATGCCATAAATGTATGAGAAAGACACATGCAGCAAATTTAAAAAGGATAAAGCAAAACTCTACAAGTTTAGTGAAGTGGTTCAAATCCACAAAAATGAAGTGTCTTGAAAATGTGAATATGGGAGTGATCCGGCGGTGCTTTTTAAGGCGCATCGGGTGGAGAGCGCATACAGCAATTTTACATAAAAGGAAACTCTTCAAAAGTTTTAGTTACGGTTCGACTCCGTACACTCCCACAATTCCACCAATTAAAAATGGGTAAGTGGCGAAATTGGCACACGCAACGGCAATTTTTATACACATGTGTTTAGTTGACAAACACATACAGCAATTTATTTAAGTAGAAGAAATCAGGAAGCCGTGTCTTGCAGGTTCGAGTCCTGTCTTACCCGTTAGCACCATGAAGTATGCAACTTTGTTTAGTTGGAAATGAAAGAATATTGCACCACAAGAATCGTATGTTTTGTGTGATTAAATGTAGCAAAAAGGTATCGTGAAAGGCTAATCCATTGGAGGTCGTGCATGGCTTCGCTTTATGGTGCAACTAGGATCATTAGCTCAGTTGGTAGAGCATTCCGCTCATAACGGAACGGTCACTGGTTCGAGTCCAGTATGATCCATTTACAATTTAATATTTGCCACCGTAGCTCAACTGGATAGAGCAACGTAAATCGAAAAACGTGTCTAGTATTAGACACAGACAGCAATTTTTCAAGATAGCATGTTAAGCCGTAGGTTATAGGTTCGACTCCTATCGGTGGCGTTGGCGAGAGTATGCAAGAGGCTTAAGCAAATGATACAAAAATGTGCTTAGTTCTAGCACACACAGCAAAATTCTCAGAAGAAAACATTGATTCAAAATTGTAAGTTGAATTCGTGGGTTCAAATCCCACCTCTCGCCCTGGTGAAATGGTAATGGATTAGAATGGCAGCAATTCATATAGTTCCCCTGTAAAAACAAGGTTGCCACTGATTCTTGCCACACCATAAGCGTATGTAGCTCAGTAGGTTAGAGCGTCCACAAAAATTTTATAGAGCCTTGTATAAGGCTTGAACCGCAAATATTTTTAAAGAATTTGAAATTGAGGAAGGTGGAAGGTCACAAGTTCAAGTCTTGTCATACGCACTTATTCTAATTTTTATATACTTACAGCATAATCAATCAATAATAAAGTATGTAGGAATTATGAAGAATAATTCAAAATTAGGAGGAATTGAACATGGGTTTCATGAATTCAATGAAAAGTACGTTGAATGAAGATTTCAACGAAAGCTACACAGAAAACGGCGCACTTGGATATAGAACAACAGGTAGACACTTGCTTGATTTGAATTTCAAGGTCGCATCTCTGAGAAAAGCTGATGCAGAAACAATCATTTCTGGATTCGATAAAGCGTTTTCAGAAGATCATATTCACGCACTCAAATGGTTATTCTATTTACGTGATGCGAGAGAAGGTCTGGGGGAACGTAGATCATTCAGAATCATTATGTCTCATATGGCGAATGTTGAGCCTGAAATTAGTAAAGTGCTGATTGGTTTAATCGCTGAATACGGACGTTATGATGATCTTCTTTCTTTGGTTGGTACAGAGTGTGAGAAAAATGCACTGGAAGTTATTAAAAACCAGTTAATGAAAGACATGGAAGCGAAGAAAGCGAATAAGCCGGTATCATTACTTGCTAAGTGGATGCCAAGTTGCAATGCAACTTCTTATAAAACGAAAGAAAATGCAACAGTTGTTCGCAAGTACCTGGGATTCACAGAAAGACAATATCGTAAGATTCTTTCTGAACTGAGAGAATACATTGATGTTGTTGAAAGAAAGATGTCTGCTAAGAAATGGGGCGAAATCAATTACGAAGCCGTTCCGTCAAAAGCAAATCTTGTTTACAACAATGCATTCCTCAAAAACGATGAGGAACGTAGACGAGAGTATCTGGATAAGCTGGAAAAAGGAGAGGCAAAAATCAACTCTTCTACAAACTTCCCACATGATATTGTACATAGTTATTTGAAAGGTCGTAGCTATTACAGATCCAATATAAAAGAGGATAAAGCTCTGGAAGCATTATGGAAAGCACTTCCTGATACAGTGCAGGGTGATGGAAATACTCTTGTTGTCAGAGATGGTTCTGGAAGTATGATGTGTAGTGTTGATCCAAACAGTAACATTACTGCACTGGAAGTCGCAACAGCACTTGCTATTTACTTCTCTGAGAGATGTTCTGGCGAATTCAAAGATAACTTTATCACATTCAGTTCAAGACCTGAGTTGATTGACCTTTCAGCGTGTAGTTCACTGGCAGAAAAAATCAGAAGATGTTATGCAGAAAATGACTGTTCTAACACAGACATTGAAAAAACATTTGATCTTATTCTGCAGACAGCTATCAATACTAATATGAAACAGGAAGACATGCCAAAGAATATCCTGATTATCAGTGATATGGAATTTGACCAGGCAACCTATTCATATGGATGGGGAGGTAGCGCAAGTACAGTAAATGAAACACTATTCAAGACAATTGGCAGAAAATTTGAAAAAGCTGGATATCAGCTTCCGAGACTTGTGTTCTGGAATGTAAACTCACGTACCGGCACAATCCCTGTCAAGGAAAACGCTTTGGGTGTTGCTCTTGTAAGTGGATTCTCAGTCAATGTTGCGAAAATGGTATTAAGCGGAGAACTTGATCCGTATAAATGCCTAATTGAGCAGCTTGACACAGAGAGATATGCACCGATTGAGGCAGCAATCAAAGATTTAAAATAAAACAACTTCATACGTGGCAAAACAACCAAAGTAAAAAGTACAGAAATGCCTTGTAAGACACGTACAGCAAATAATAATGCAATCAACCGTTAATTGATAACCGCAAACTAAGTGTCTTGAAGAACGTATATTCCATAATGGTTAGACGGAGTGGCAGTGGTTGTAAGCACTTCTTCTAACCTTTTTGAATAGATATTTTTCAACATAGAGGTTATACATGAGAAAGTTAGCAACAATTCGTGAAATCGCAGAAATCAAGCCGATTCCTGATGCTGACAGAATCGAAGTAGCAAGAATTGATGGTTGGGAAGTTGTCGTGTCAAAGAAAGACAATTTTCATGTTGGCGATAGAGTGGTATATGTCGAGATTGACAGTAAGATGCCGGAAACGCCAGAGTATGAATTCTTGAAATCAAGAAAGTATGTTGTAAAGACTATCGTAATGAGAGGACAGGTTTCACAAGGATTAGTGATGCCGTTATCCATTCTTCCGGTAGGCGAATACAAACTTGGTCAGGATGTTACGGATGTCTTAGGAATCATTAAGTATGATCCACAGCTTGAAGAAGAAAATGCGGTTTTCGAGGAAAACAGAAAGAAAACCAGGAATCCAGTTGCGAAATTTTTAATGAGATATGCATGGTTCAGAAAAATCTATCTCAAGAAGAATACGCACACAGAGTTTCCAAACTTTATTAAAAAGACAGATGAAGAAAGAATTCAGAATATGCCTGAGTTATACGAAAGGCTGAAGAATGAACAAACCAATCTGATAGTGACAGAAAAAGTTGACGGATGTTCCGGCACTTATTTTTTACGCAAAATTCCGAGAAAATTCGGAAAAGCGAAGTACGAATTCGGAGTTTGCAGCAGAAATAGGAGATTGCCACAGCCGGATAACAGCTACTATTGGAAAATCGCCAACAAATATAAAATTCGCAGCGTTCTTGAAAAATTGATAGACGATGAGGATTATATAGTATTACAAGGCGAAATTACTGGTGTAAAAATCCAAGGAAACAAATATCATGAGAAAGATTGCCAGTTATGGGCATTCAACCTTATAACCCCCTCAAAGAAATATAATACCATTGAGATGCAAGACATTCTCATTAAGCATGGTATTCATACAGTACCAATTGTTGAGATTGGTTACAATGTAAAAGGTGATATACAAGATATTGTAAAGTATGTGAAAGGCAAATCACAAATTGTAGATAGGGAAAGAGAAGGATGTGTTTTTAGAAACACTGATAAGAATATCAGTTTCAAATGTATCAACCCAAACTTCTTAATCAAGAACAATGAGTAGCCTTGAAAATATAATATCTTTTGCAATATGTCTTCTTGTTTTGGTTGTGTGTTTACGATTCTTAATTGTAGAAACACGGGAAGCAAGAAAATTTTATGGGAAGGGAAACGAGAATGGATCGGAGCAGTATTGGTACGAGAATGAAATCTTATGAAGATGCTCAGAAAACGTACTTAACAAGAAGAATGCCAGTAATGATTAGAGTGGATGGAAATGCTTTTCATACATTCACCAGAGGTTTTGAAAGACCTTTTGACAGCATTATGGCAGAATCAATGCAGCGCACAATGAAATATATGTGTGAAAACATTTCTGGATGTGTCTTAGGATATACACAGAGCGATGAAATCACATTACTTCTGATTGATTACAAGAAAAAGAATCAGGGAGCATGGTTTGGATATGTAAAGCGAAAGGTAGAAACTATCGCAGCGAGTATGGCAACAATGGCTTTCAATGAGGCTTTTTCAGATGTAATTACGGAAAAGATATCAGAAGACATTATGAAAGTTCAGAATGATGAAGAAACCGAAAAAGTAAAGGATTACTATTTCAAATATGTAAAGAAATGTGGAAGAGCAATGTTTGATGCTAGAGCATTTAATATCCCAGAATTTGAAGTAGTCAATGAATTTATTTGGAGGCAGCAGGATTGTACAAGAAATTCAATTCAGTCAGTCTTTTCTGAAAAGAGGATCTTGTTGTATCAAAGAAGATTATTTCATTCCAGAAAATGAGCTTCCAGAAAATCATAGAAACAATTTATCTCCACGGACATTAGATCCAGAAGAAGATGAATATGGTGTGTGGAGATCACGTTGGATTATCGACAAAGAAATTCCAATTTTCACACAGAACAAAAACTATGTTAATGATTTGTTTTTAAACAAGCATTAACAAACAATAATAAAGGAGAAACAAAACAAGATGAAAACAAGTTATTCAGAAATCGTAAATGAAAACTACATCGGCAAAACTGAAAATCCCATTCCGATGAATGAAATTCTGAAAAAAGCAAACGAAGAAAAGTTAGAGCCATCTTCAAGCAGTCTTGAAAAAGTGCTGTTCTTGGGAATTGATGTGCAGCAGGACTTCATGGATAACGGAGCGTTAGGTGTTTCCGGCGCACATGAAGATGTTGCTAGAATGACTAAGTTCATTTATAACAACATGGAGAAAATCACGCACATCTCAGTATCTATTGACACTCACATTCCACATCAGATTTTCCATCCGTGTTGGTGGATTGATGAAAACGGCAATAATCCAGCACCTTATACTGTTATTACATTAGCAGATCTGGATTCTGGAAAATGGTGTCCTATTGTTGAACCAATTAAGAGCCGTGAGTATGTAGAGAATCTGGAAAAGAACTCTAAAAAGAAACTTTGCATTTGGACATATCACTGCTTACAGGGTACAGAAGGTGCAGCACTGGAAAATCAGTTTGCAAATATGATTTACTTCCACAGTGTAGCAAGAAAATACGCACTGAACCCTATCGTAAAAGGTCAAGATCCACTGTCGGAGATGTACGGTATTATCAAGCCGGAATATGACAGAAGAGGATATGTGAACCAGGCACTATTAAACAAGTTCACAAAATTTGACAAAATCATCATCGGCGGTGAGGCAAGAGATTATTGCGTATACGAATCTCTCTGCCAGATGCTTGAATTTTACAAAGATGACACTGATATGCTGAAAAAGTTCTACATTCTGGAAGATTGTATGTCTGCCATTGGTGACAAAACCGAAGTTGACAAGATGTATGCAGATCTTCAGAAGAAGTATAAATTCAACATTGTACGCAGCACTGAATTCAAACTGTAAGGAGTAGAAAGATGGAAGAAATTATTATTGATGGATTAGATGAAATCGAAATGCAGAACACAGCAGTTGATGACATTGATAGCGAAAATGTTAATCTGATTTTCATTGGAATCGACAAGTCCGGCTCAATGTCTTCATACAGAGGTGATATGGTTTCTTGTTTAAAAGAGTTTAAACAGGCATTAACTGACTCTAAAGAAGCAGATGAAATTCTGGTAGCAAGAGCAGACTTTAACAGTTCAATCAACGTGGGTGGTTACAAGAAAATCACAGAGTTTGATACAAACTACGATGCCAGTGGTATGACAGCACTGTACAATGTCATCGAAGATGGTACACAGAAACTTACTGATTACATGGAATATCTGAAACAGCAGGGAGTACGTGTAAAAGCAGTATTTGCAATTTTCAGTGATGGCGAAGATACAGTTTCCAATGATCCGAGTGAAGCAAAACGCCGAATTCAGGATTTGAACAGTAAGGAAATTACAACAGCATTCATCAGTTTTGGTGGCACAGCAACAGGAATTGCAAAGAGCCTGGGATTCAGAAATATTCTGGATGTATCAAGTTCTGCATCCGAGCTGAGAAAAGCGTTCGATTGTCTGAGCAAATCTGTAATCGAAAGCTCAAAGAGCGTTGTAGCCGATGGAGATAACTTCTTCATTTAAGAATAACAGAATTTGCCCCATTCATTAAGGATGGGGCAGTACATGGAGAAAAATATGTTTGTAAACAAAATAGGTTACGATCATTTATCTATCGGAATGAACTGCCAGGATTACGGGTTTGAATTGCCAGATTACAAAGTGAAGGTTGTGGCAGACGGTTGTTCTGAAGGATTACATTCAGAAGTAGGAGCGAAGACATTTTGCCACCTGTTGTCAAAGGGGTATGATATCGAACAGGCTTTTTCTTCTTTGGTTGCTGTATATGGGCAGACAATTGAGGATATGAAGAATTTCTTATGCTTTACATATCTTTCGGTAACAGAAAGTAATGAGTATTTCATTACATCAAATTGTGGTGACGGTTTTCTTATTTTGGAAGATAACGAAGGGAATATATCGTTTGTTGAATTAACCGATGGCGAATATCCGAAATACTATATCTACAACTATATTGACAAGAAATATCTTAGTCATTATGCAGATGGTGTTTCTGTAGAAAACAAGCTATTCAGTAAGGAAGAATATAAGAATGTAGGTATTGCTTCCGATGGATTGAGATTTATTGTAAATGCAGATGAAGATATCAAACAGGAATTTATTGAATGTTTAAAGTCTGGGAAAGCAGTGAAAATAAAAAGATTTATTAACCGTAACCAGAAATTATTCAGAGATGATATTACAATTGTTTTTTAAGAAAGGGATATATAATGGGAAAAATTACTGAGAAATCAACAAAAGCACAGATTATGGACGCATATACTCAGGCATTAGCTGAGTTGGAGAAACTTAAAGCTATGAGTGATTCGCCGGTTGAAAATGCAAAGAAAGAGGCACTGGAAGCATCTATGCAGAATGCAGAAGTAGCAGCAAGCAATGAAGTATTTTCAGATACGATTGTAAAACAGTACAATGACCTGAAAATTGCGATTGACGAATATCAGAAAGAGTTAGAAGGACTCTACGGTATCAAAGCTGAAGCTGACGGTCTGGCAGCAGCTATCAATGCTCATAGAGCGAAAGTAGCTGAAATGAACGATGAGTACAAACAGAAGAAAGCAGATCTCGATGCAGAACTGGCACATAAGACAGCAGAAGTAGAAGAGAAAATTGCAGATTTGGAAAAGAGTGTTCAGAAAGCTAAGAAACAGGCTGATGAAGAAGTGAAAGAGTACAATACCGATATCAACAAAAAACGTAATCGTGAGAAAGATGAGTATGACTACAATCTGAAGATGGATCGTAAGGCAGATGCCGACACTTGGGCAGAAGAAAAAGAAAAGCGTGAAGCAGAAATTCAGGCAAAAGATGATGCCGTAACAGAGCGTGAAGAAGCGATTGCTGCGAAAGAAGAAGAAATCCAGGCTATGAAAGCACAGATTGAAGCATTCCCGGATAAACTGGAAGAAGCCAAAGAGGACGCAGCGAAAGAGGCAAAGGCTAAAGCAGACAAGAGTTTTGCATTTGAAAAACGTGCGTTAGAATCTGATAAGAAACATGCAGAGGAAATGGCAGATGCAAAAATCAAGAATCTGGAATCTCAGGTTGAAGCACTGACACAGAGCAATGCAGAACTTTCCAATAAACTTGATGCAGCATATGCTCAGATGAAAGACATGGCAACCGCTACTGTTCAGGCTGGTGCAACTGTAAAGGTCGTATCAAGCGACAAGTAAAATAAAAGAAAGTCGATAGAGAAATGATTTTAAAAAGCAACATAACAAGATTGCCGGTATTAGCCGAAGGTGGAGAAGGAATTATATATGAATATGGAGATAAGCTGATAAAGGCTTATAAATCCCATGTGAATATGCCAACCAAAGAGAAAAAGATTAAACTCTTAATGGCGAAGAATTTACCGGCAGAAGTCATTTCTCCGATTGATATTGTCTATGACAGCCGGAATAAATTTGTTGGTTACATCATGGACAAAGTAGACGGAGAAGAATTCAAGAAATTGTCAAATAAAAAATTCGTGAAAGCGAATGGAATTACAAAGAAAGAGATTCTTGCCATGCTTGACAGATTGTTTGATGTTTTGGTTGATTTGCATAAGCAGGGCATATACATTGGCGATTTGAACGATCAGAACATTTTGTTTGATAAGCACTATAATATCTCTATCATTGACTGTGATAGTTGGTCAATTGATTCTGAGAAATGTGATGTTGCTATGGATTTATTCAAAGATCCGTTACTGGTTTCAAATAACTTTGACCAGAAAACAGATACATATGCATTCAGTGTATTGAGTTGGAAATCTCTGACACGAATTCATCCGTTTGGTGGGACAATGCAGCCGGATATGAATATTATGGAACGTATGAAGAAAGGTATATCCGTGATAGATAATCCGGCGGTAAAGATTCCGAAAACAATCGGATCATGGGCTGGTCTATCGCCAGAACTTATCAGTGCGCTTAAAGCAGTTTTCGAGAATAAAAGCCGTGAACTTCACGGTGAAATTCATGAGCTAAGTTGTCATCTGAAATACTGTGATACAGATAGGGATTATTACTATGATAAATACAATGTCTGCCCAGTATGTGATAACTCTGCAAGGATCAATAGAAAGCCAATAAATCAGGGCGTACAGTCTGGATTACAGCTTGTAGAACTGTTGGTCAAATCAAGCATTAAAGCGGTTGTCGATGAGAATATGTACATTGATACCGATGATAATGTTGTAGATATCAAGAGTGGCAAGAAATATAAGCACAAAAACTTGATAAAATATCATTTTCATTCAGATGGATATTTGATTGAGGATGATAATAATACGATTATCATTCACAGCGAAAAAGATTATGAGCTTGATAAAAAGTTCAAATCAAGAGTAGTTGTTAATGGGGATAAGATGTATTACATTTCAAAGCAGAACACCTTGACAGAAGTGACTATTACGAAGAATGGGAATAGCTTTAGAAATCTTTGTAAATGCAGCGATAGTTGTTATTTTGAAGTAAGCAATGGAAAATATTTCGTTGTCAACTATTATCAGAGCAAAATAATTTTTGATATCAACGGCATAAACCACATTTATAAATATGACGGAAGGATTACAAATTATGGTATTCACTATGATGTTGCCACTGATAAGTGGTTAGTAGTCTTGGAAAATGAAACTGGAAGTTTCTTAACTCTTGTATTTAAAGGAAATGATATTCAATATGAATGTAATGAAATTAAGTATGAGTGTTCGCTTGGAAACATGTGTATGAGTAATAACACAATCTTTTTCCCGATTGATGGAAAAATAAGAGGTTTTGCTTATGCAAAAGATATGTTTAAAGATTTTCAGTGTGGTGTTGTAAATTATGATAGCAAATTGATTAAGAGTGGCAAAAAATTCATTATCGTCAACGATGAAAATATATATGCTCTATCATAGGGATCTTGTATTGCCGACAGAAAAATATTATGTGTATATCCACAGAAATCCTTTAACACACAAAATATTTTATGTTGGTTCTGCAAAAGGAAACCCATTGAGAGCATATGAATTTGGAAAACACAGAAATCAATCTTGGAAGAATGAGGTAATATCATTTGGAGGGACATGCAATATCATAGTTGAAATAGTACAGTATTGTGAAGATCCAATCCAGGCGCAAGAGGCTGAGTTTCAACTGATTTATAAATTGAAAAAATGTGGTGAAGCATATTGTTGTAATGAAGGAGATACGTCTTTTAAGAGAAAATATCCAAAATTACAGTACCATTTATTCATCGGAAGTACACATATAAAATTCACAAGAAAAATGGAATTATTTTCGTATTGTAAGAAAGAGTATGGTCTTAGTAGAAATATAGTGAATCTTCTGATTGAAAACGATGGCGAATACAACGGTTCACACCAACAGGCGTGTGGGCTGAAAATCATAAGAGAAGGAAAGGAACATCAATAATGGAAGAATTATTGTTAAGATTATTAAAGGAGTCACCAGAGAGCTTTGTAGGGCTTGTTCATGGATATATTGAAAAATATAAACCGGCAGTCTATGAAGTTGGTAAAGAAATTGTAAACGTAGCAAGAGACTATGCAAATAACACAGAGATTTGTGAAATTGCTGCAACCAAAAAGAAAAACCAGTTTGATGCATATGTTAAAGTCGGTTTTACAGAAGAACAGGCAACTGCATTCATTCTGAGTGATAATCTGCAGCTTGTTAAGAACATGGAAAAATTAAGTTCAAATTCTTCTGCAAAAGTTAATGCAAAGTAGTTGACAAATTTGGAAATCGTGGTACTATAAACAAGCAATAATAAATGAGGAAAGGAATAAAGAAATGGACGAAAAGAATTATTTCCAGGAATTGTACGATGTGGATGTTCGTGAGAAGACAAAACAGAAAAACGGTCTGAACTACCTGTCATGGGCTGCAGCTTGGGCAGAAGTAAAAAAGAAATTCCCAGATGCAACATTCAAAATCTATGAGCAGACAATGGATGACAAGGCGAACACAAGACCGTGGTTTGATGACGGACGTACTGGTTGGGTTAAGACTGGTGTAACGATCAATGGCATGGAATTGATTGAAGAACTTCCTATTATGGATTTTCGCAATAAATCTATTCCAGCAGATTCTATTACATCAACGGATGCTAATAAATCTATTCAAAGATCACTCACAAAAGCGTGTGCCCGTCATGGATTGGGCTTATATATCTACGAGGGAGAGGATCTTCCTGAAGAAGAAAAGAAGAAAGAAGCAAAAAAACAGGCTGAAAAATCAGAACTTGATAAAGTAAACCTTGAATGTTTCAATCTTGCAAAAGAGAAATCCAAGACTCATAACGATGCAGTGACAGAACTTTGTAAGAAGTATGTAGCTAATGGAAACCCGAAGAGAATCACAAATATTGATGATTCCAAAGCACTGTTAGAAGAGTTAAAAGCACTTAAATAAAAAAGGAGATATTACAGAATGAATAATGTAAATTTAGTAGGTCGTTTAGCAAGAGATCCAGAGGTTCGTTATTCCCAGGGCGGTAACGCAACATGTGTAGCAAGATATACGCTTGCCGTATCACGCCCATTTAAAAACGGAGAAGGTAAGCAGGAAGCAGATTTTATTTCTTGTGTTGCATTCGGTAAAGCCGGAGAGTTTGCAGAAAAGTATCTTACAAAAGGAATGATGATCGGTGTTACTGGTAGAATTCAGACAGGAAGCTACGATGATAAAGACGGTAAAAAAGTCTATACAACAGATGTAATCGTGGCAACTCAGGAGTTCTGTGAGAAAAAAGGAAGTACAGATAATGGGAATTCTTCTGCTGCACCTAAATCAAACAATAATAAAGGAAAGAAAACAGATGACGGTTTCATGAACATTCCAGACGATGTGGATGACGAACTTCCATTTAACTAAGCCGGAGGATATAAATGAGCGAAAATAAAGACAGGTTTGTTAGTCTTGTACGCTCAATAAACAGAGAAGGGATAAACGAATTAGTGGAATTCTTGGAAAAATCGGACTTTTACACAGCACCAGCAAGTACAAGATTCCACTGTTCAATCCCAGAAGGGTTATTGATACATAGTTTGAATGTGTATGACATGTTCGAGCAAAAACGCAAGACAGAACCATATAAAACAGTTTTAGGCAATATTTCAGATGATTCCAGCAAAATAATCACTCTTTTCCATGATATTTGCAAGACATACATGTATGAAACTGATTATAAGAACAAGAAAATTTACAGCGAAACAGGTTCTAAGAAGGACGAAAAAGGTAGATTCGATTGGCAAGCGGTAGAGTTTTACAAAGTAAATGATCTTGTTCCTTATGGTCACGGCGAAAAGAGCGTCATGATGCTTGAAGAGTTTATTAAATTACAACCGATTGAAAGATATGCTATCCGATGGCATATGGGGTTCACAGAGCCTAAAGAAAACTGGAACACTCTTGGTTCAGCGATTGAAAAATATCCAGTGATTTTAGCTCTCCATGAATCTGATCTGGAAGCCACATATCTCTTAGAAAAAGATATGAAGTCAGAATAACAACAGAGGGAGGGCAATAGCTTTCCCTCTTTTATTATAGAAAGGAACTTGAAAATGAAACATTATAAATGCGGATTTTCCCACTGCGCACATGCTGATGGAAAAGTGCCAGAAAATGAAGCTGTGAAAATTGGCACACGTTACTGGCATAAAGATTGTTATGAGATATCTGAAACAATCAAGGATATCAGAGAAACTTATCTGGATAAGATTAGCAGCTCTGTGGTTGTCAGTGCCTTAAACAAGATAATCAATAATATTGTTTTTGGCAAGAAACTGGAAAATAAAAAACTCACAAAAGCACAGTCAAATTTGGAAGCAGCAAGATATCTGCAGTTCTGTATTGACTATGCATTGGAGCATAAAATTCCAATCACACATGCGCCGGGATTATATTATCTGATTGATAACGTAAGAGTTAAAAAAGCATACGAGAAAAAGAATGAATTGGAAATGCAAAAAGAAATGAAAAAGCAAATGGATGTTGGTATCGAATCAAAGCCAGTTGATACAACGGTTAAGCCAACTACTAATTTTTCTGCTGGTGGCGGTAACTTTGGATTTGGAAACATTCTGGGAGGCATGAATGAATAACGAGTTAGAAAAACTGTCTGATACACAAGCGGAAGCCGGGATTATTGCCACATTGGTTTATCATCCAGATTTCATTTTACATTCTGATGTTCTAAAGGCAGGGTATTTCTATCATAAGGATAATGGTTGTTTATACTGGGCAATTGATGAGCTTATCAAGGCTGGTGTAGATAATATTGATGCATTCAATATTTCAAATATGTTACAGTCAAACAATGCTGTTAAGAAAACACTTGAAAGCGTCAATATGCCAGATATGGACGAATTCATTGAACTTTGTAGCGATGCTGCTCGTCATACAATTGCAGAATATCAGCTCTTAGTTATCAGTGTTGTAACCCTTGCATTCAAAAGAGATTTATATAAATTACTTAACAAACTACAAAAACAGACTCTTACACAAGAACTTGATTTAAACCAGCTTAACAAAATAGTATACGACAGTTTGGAAGATTTAACTGGAAGGTATATGTTTGATAGTGACTTTCAGATGTTCGGTGAAAAAGTGCCTGGACTCTGGGAAGAAGTTTGTGAGCGAAGAAATAATGATGGAACTATTGGAGTACCATCAAAATTTCCACATCTTGCAAGATATTTTTCATACGAAAGTGGAGAACTTGTTATGGTTTCTGGTCGTATGAAAATGGGTAAGAGTGCATTCATGCTCAATGAAGCGATGGACAAGATCCAGAGAGGAATCCCGACTATTTATTTTGATACTGAAATGAATGATAGGCTTTTCTATCTTCGTATGTTGGCTAATTTAACTGGAATAGATCAGAAGAAAATAAAGAGTGGAAATCTTTTGCCGGAAGAACAGAAGATTATTGACGATACAAATGAATGGCTCAAAAAACAGCCATTTGTACATGAGTTTATTCCAAACGCTACAAATGAGGAATTGTTTAATAAGTGCCGAATGATGAAATACAAAATGGGATTACAGTTTGTAATCTATGATTATTTCAAGAGTGCAGAAACAGACAGTAGTAATCAGTATAATGATTTGGGTGCAAAATGCGACTTTTTAAAAAACAGAATCGCCGGAGAGTTAGATGTTGCTGTTTTGGCTGGTGCGCAGCTCAACCGTGAAGATAGGGTTGCTGATTCTGATAAATTGGAAAGATATGCCAGTGTGAGTGCAAAATGGAGAAAGAAAACAGCCGATGAAATGGCTAATGATGGAAAAGAATGCGGAAATTATGCATTTCATATTGCTCTTAACAGACTTGGCGAAGGAATGTTTGAGGATGAATATATAGATTTCAAATTCTCAGGGGCACAAATGAGAATTGAAGAAGCAAAACAACATGAGGAACAGCAAGTTCCATATTAGGAGCGAAACACATGAAAGAATACAGCGATGACCTGATCGAAGAAATAAAAGAGAATATTGACATCGTTGATTTTATCGGGGAATATGTTGAGCTTACGAAAAAAGGAAGAGAGTATTTCGGTAAGTGTCCGCTTCACGATGAGAGAACTGGTTCGTTCAGTGTTACACCAAATAAAAATATGTATTATTGTTTTGGCTGTAAAAAAGGTGGGGATGTAATTACTTTCTGTCAAGAACATCTGAATATGTCATATGAACGTGCAGTTTCGTACTTATGTGGAATTGCTGGATTGAGTGATGAAAAGACAGAAATATCAACTACAGTTAAGTATCTCAAAAAAGCAGCCAGAAAGAAAAAGAAACAACAACTGCCGGTAACACATCCAATTCTGGACGAAAAAATCTTAAATGATTTTGAACACCGGCGAATAACAAAATGGATTGAAGAGGGAATACCACAAAGCATCATGGAAAAATATGGTGTTCGGTATGATAAAAGAGCCAATCGTATTGTATATCCTGTATATGATAATGACGGAAATTTGATAAATGTAAAGGGGAGAACTCTTTACGATGGTTATAAAGACTTTGATCCACCGATTCCAAAATACATGAATTATTATCCAGTGGGCGATTTAGATTACCTTCAAGGATTTTGTTTTAAGAAAGATATCATACAGCAGTACAAAGAAATTATTATTTTTGAATCACTGAAATCTGTTATGAAACTTGATAGTTATGGTCAGCCCAATTCAGTTTCATCAGAAACCAGTGAGCTTACAATTTTTCAGGTAAAGACGATTATTGGTCTACATTGCGATGTGGTAATTGCTTTTGATAATGACGTTTCACTTGAAAAAATATTAGAGAAAGAGACAATTCAGTTACTTATGAGATTTGTGAATGTATATGTTGTGATTGACAAAAATGGATTACTAGGGAAAGTGAGTGATAAAAATTCGCCCGTAGATAAAGGGAAAGACATTTGGGATCGTCTATATCAAACCAAAATAAAGTTATGAGGTAAATAATGTCAGAATATAACTTTTTGATAGATAACATGATTTGGTCTTTTAGTAGACTGAATTCATTTTGCATCTGCAAATATGAATGGTATTTGCAGTATATAGAAGAGGCAGAAGGAACAAACAACTTCTATGCGGAGTTTGGAAAGTTCTGTCACAAGATTCTTGAAATGTATGCAAAAGGTGAGCTTGGCTTATTTGAACTGTCTGACTACTTTATTGAACATTATGATGAAGAAGTAAAAGAGTTCGTATACCACAAAACCGCAGACATCAGAGAGAATTACAAACAGAAAGCAATTGAATATTTCGATAACATTGATATTGATTTCAGTAAGTATGAGATTCTTGGTATCGAAAAGAAATGTGATTTTGAAATCAATGGGTATAAATTCACTGGATATATTGACTTACTTTTAAGAGAGAAAGACACAGGAAAAATTGTTCTTATTGACCATAAATCGTCAAAATATCCCTATGGGAAGAAAGGAAAGCTACTGAAATCTGAAAAGGATAAATTTCAGCAGTACAAAAGGCAGCTATATCTCTATTCAATACAGGTATTCAATGAGTACGGTGTATTCCCAGACCGTATAGGTTGGAATTACTTTGGAGATAGAAAGTGGGATTTTCTTGATTTTAACAAAGAAGATTATGAAGAAGCTAAGAAATGGGCGATAGATACCCTGGAAGAAGTCAGAAATACAAGTGAATTTCCACCGACTGTAGATTTCTATTACTGTCACAATCTGTGTAAATTCAGAAATTCATATTGCGAATATAAGAATTACTAGGAGGTAGGTATGGACAATTATGTAGTATATCATCTCCATAGTGATCTCTCAAATGGAGTAACCAATGTAGATAGCGTTACAAAGTTTGGTGAATACATAGAGGCAGCAAAAAAATTGGGAATGAAAGCTATGGCTTTTAGCGAACACGGCAATATCTTTGAGTGGTTTCACAAAAAAGAAGCCATTGAAAATGCCGGAATGAAATATATTCATGCGGTGGAAGCCTATATAACAGAAGACAATAACTCTGACCACAAACGAACAGTATATAGTGCCATTGATTTGTTCACTTCGAGTACGGCTAAGAAAGATATGAGAATATCTTTTGAAAATTATTACAAAAGAGAAGATGGCATGTATTTGGCAAAATGCATAGATGATGATAAGACATATCCGATAGATCCAGAAAGTATCAGAGAAGAAAAAGTTGTAAAGACGAGGGACAACTATCACTGTGTTTTAATCGCAAAAAATCATGCTGGTGTTAGAGAAATCAATAGATTGACTTCACAATCATTTTGCAGAACAGACAGTCATTTTTATTACATGCCGAGAATATATCTTGACGATCTATTGAATACCTCTGATAACGTGATAGTTACGTCTGCTTGTCTTGGTGGTATCTTATCGAAAGGTGCAGATGAAGTAAAAGAGAGATTTTTGGATTTCTGTATAAAAAATAAGCATAGGTGCTACTTGGAAATTCAGCACCATAATGTTGAAGACCAAAAAAACTATAATAAAGAATTATATGCATTAAGCAGAGAGTACGGTATTCCGTTAATTGCTGGAACAGACACACATGCATTGAATGATACACATATGGAAGGTAGAAAGATTCTACAGCTCAGTAAGGGTGTTCATTTTGCAGAAGAAGACGCATGGGATTTAACATTTAAGTCTTTTGAAACGTTGTGTGAAGCATATAAGAGGCAAGATTCATTGCCGGAAGAAGTGTGGATGGAAGCCATTATGAATACAAACAGAATGGCAGATTGTGTTGAAACATTTGAGTTGGATAGAAATACAAAATATCCGAAAATATACGATCATCCACTCCAAACTTATAAACAAAAAATCAATCAGGCATATAAGGTACATCCATATGTCCGTAAGAGGTATAAGTCGGAAGAAATCAATCCAATCATAAGAGATGAGGTTGATGTATACGAAAAAACTAAATCCATTGACTTTATGTTGCTGCAGACCTATTTGAGAGAATGGGAAACAAAACATGATATCTTTTGTGGATATGGTCGTGGATCTGTATCTGGAAGCGAAGTTGCATACATACTTGGAATCACTCAAATGGACAGTAAAAAATTCGGATTGAACTTCTTCCGTTTTATGAATCCAAGCCGTGTTACAAATGCTGATATTGATACAGATTATTCTTCCAGAGATAGAGATATTATTAAGCAATTCATTCTGAGGGATCACATGGATCTTCCGAACATTCGTGCGAGTGAGATTATCACGTTCAACACGATTGCATTGAAAGGGGCAATTAAGGACGTAGGACGAGCATTGAGAATGTCTATCGTAGAAACGTCTGCAATATCAGAGGCGGTATATCTTGAAGATGGCAAATGGATTATTGACGATGTATTCCGTGAACGATATCCAGATTTATTCAAATATGTAGATATCGTAAGTGGAACAATCGTTTCTATCGGATCACATCCGTCTGGCGTTTTGGTAAGTGATTTGAACATTGATGAAGAAGTCGGAATGTGTAGTTTGTCAACATCTGACTATCCAGTGTCCGTATTAAATATGAAGGAACTGGATGCACTTATGTATGTCAAGCTGGATATTCTGGGACTTGATAATATTGGTGTAATCAATGAAACATGTAAACTTGCCGGAATTGAACGAATGACACCAGATAATGTTGATTTGGACGATGAAGATGTATGGAGAGATATTAGGGAAGATACGACCTTGATATTCCAGTGGGAGTCAGCTTCAGCCCAGGCATATCTTAAAAGATTCATGTCGGACGAAACTATTGCAATTGCGAAAAGTAATAACAAAGACTTTTCCTATATTAAATGGTTTTCATTTGGAAATGGTCTGCTTAGACCAGGATGTGCAAGTTTCCGTGATGATGTGGCAGAAGGACATGTGCTTATTACTGGATTTAAAGAATTGGATGAGTTTCTTTCAACAACTTCTGGCAGAATTACAATGCAGGAAGATATCATGAAATTCTTGGTAAACTTTTGTGGTTATTCTGATGCAGAGTCAGATACAGTCCGGCGAGGAATTGCAAAAAAATATGGAACTGAAAAATTCATTGATGAAATACACGACAGATTTATAAGCTATTCAAATGAAACATACGGTGCGCCGAAAGAGCAACTTGAAGAAATTTTCCCACCAATTAAACAGGGTATTCTTGATGCAACACGATACGCTTTCTCATGGAATCATTCAGACGCTTATTCATGTGTTGGATATATATGCGGATATTTGCGGTATTATTACCCATTGGAATTCTTAACAGCAGCATTGAATACATTCGAGGGTAAAGAAGAAAAGACACTAAATATCACCAATTATACTAAGAAAAAAGGTATTAAGGTCGAGGGTGTTAAATTCAGGCATTCCACAAGTGAGTACACATTTAATAAGGAAGAAAATGTGATTTATAAGGGAATTGCTTCTATAAAATATCTCAACTCAAAAGTAGCCGATGCTTTTCAGTCTATAAAAGATATGGAATTTCAGGACTTTATTCATTTGTTGGCTGTGGTAAAAGAAAAATCGTTGCCGGTCAATTCAAAGCAGATGAAAATTCTGATACAGCTAAACTTCTTTGAAGAATTTGGAGAAGTAAAATATCTGTTAAAACAGTATGATTACTTTGATTTGCTATACGGTAAAAAACAGATGAAAAAGGATAAAGCTGATTCGCTTGGTATTCCGTATGAAATTATCAAACGTAATTCCGAAAAGGAAAGCGAAAAAACATTCACGAAAGTAAATATGATGGATGTTTTACATGATTATATAAATGTAATGCCATATGATAGGACAACATTCGTTGATCGTGTGGGATATCAGCTTGAGAACTTAGGATATATCGACATCGTGGATAATCAGTATAAAGGATATGTAGTTGTTCTGGAAACTGAAACTAAGTATACTCCAAAAGTCAAGGTATATGCATTGGCAAATGGAAACACGCTGACAGTTAAAGTTGCCAAAAAGGACTTTAACAGAAATCCGCTGCAAAAAGGTGACATTGTACATATCACCAACCAAAAGAAAAAAGCAAGGATGAAAATGTCGGCAGAAGGAAAGTTTGTGCCAGTTGAAGGTGAATTTGATTGGTGGGCTACAAAATATGAAATGGTAGGTAAGTAAAAATGATGTTAGGAAAGTATAAGTATACTGAAGCCGAAGAAAAAGAGCTTCTATCATCAATTGTCATTCTGGTTGATACGAAAGAAAAGGTCAACAACCATATCACTGACTACTTCGATGCTCACGGTATTCCGTATAAGAAGAAAGCATTGCAGAATGGCGATTACAGTTTTTACGTTCCAAAAAATGAGAAGTTATCAATTATGAGAGATACCTATTTCAATGATGAAATATTCATTGAGAGAAAGGCGAATCTTGAAGAGTTGTCTGCAAATCTCTCAGCCGAAAGAGCTAGATTTGAAAAAGAAATGGCAACGGCAAAAGCGAAGAAGAAGTATTTGCTTATTGAAAATGCAGGATATGAAGATGTGGTAAATGGAAATTATGACACTCAGTACAATAAGAAAAGTTATCTTGGAAGTATTCATAGTTTTAACCACAAATATGATCTTCAGATCGTTTTCATGAAGGAACGTGCATACACTCCAATTTATATTTATGGGGTTATGCAGTATTATTTGAGAGGTCAAATTAGATAGCACAAAAACAAACAATAATAAAGTGGGTGCGTAAAGTGCCCACTTATAGGAGGAAAAATGTCAAGACAAGATGATTTAAAAGAGATACGAGAACTAACCATTAAATTGAATCAATGGTGTTATGAGTATTATGCACTCTCAAAACCGTCTGTTTCTAATGATGTGTTCGATCAAAATTTTGACCGGCTCAAATATTTAGAAGATAAAACAGGGTTCTTTTTCTCTGGTAGTCCAGTAAGAACCGTTGGATTCAGAGTAAGTTCGGAACTTCCTAAAATTAAACACAGTTCTCCATTGTTGAGCCTGGATAAGACGAAAGATAGAAAGGTTGCAATGGATTTTACTAAAAATCGGGAAGCACTTCTTATGTATAAGCTGGATGGATTAACAATTTGCCTGGAATATGAAGATGGTAAATTGGTGAGAGCAGCAACAAGAGGAAACGGCGAAGAAGGAAGCATTATTACCGATAATGCAAAAACGTTTGTAAATGTGCCATTTCAAATAGAATATGAAGGGTACTTAAAAGTTACCGGCGAAGGAATCATTCATAGAGATGATTTTGAAGCCATAAATGCTCAGATTCCTAATGCGGATGACAGATATAAGACACCACGAAATTTGGCAAGTGGATCAGTGCAACAACTTGATTCAGGTATTTGTGCAAAGAGAAAAGTATATTTTTATGCGTTCAATGTTCTTGAAGGATTAGAAGAAATCAATTCTCTGAATGATAGATTGACACGGATTAAAGAGTTTGGTTTCGATGTGTGCAAATACAGAATGTTCAACCCAAAAGATATTGAATTTAAAACATTTGACTCTGTGATGGATAGCATGGTAATGGAAGCTCAAAAAGAGAACATACCCATTGATGGTCTTGTTGTTATGTATGACGATATTGAGTATGGAAAGAAACAGGGCAGAACGGGACACCATTATAGAAATGGTATCGCATTCAAATTTAAGGAAGAAGAGGAAGAGAGTGTAATCCATAGCATTGATTGGCAAGTTGGAAGAACAGGAAAGATTACGCCGGTTGCAGTTTTCGATACAGTTATTCTTGATGGTACAGACGTTAGTAGAGCATCATTACACAATCTCAGCATCATTAAAGAACTTGGAATTAAAAATGGTGCAAAAGTAACTATTGTCAAGAAGAATGAAATCATACCGCAAATAATAAAAGCCACTGGTGGAACAGAAGATTTTGAAGTGCCAAAAGTATGCCCTGTTTGTGGAGGTGCTACAACTCAGTGTTCAGATGGTGGAAGCGTATCATTATATTGCAGAAACATTGATTGTGCAGCACAAAATATCAGAAAGATTGCTTATTTTGCATCAAAAGAATGTATGAACATAGATGGTCTTTCTGAAAAAACGGTAGAAAAATTCATTGATGCTGGGATCATCAAGAATATTTTAGATATCTACGAACTGGAAAACCACCATGATGAAATCGTTGGTTTTGAAGGTATGGGAGAAAAATCATTTGCAAAATTACTTTCTGCCATTGAGAAGAGTAAAAATGTGAAATTGGAAAATTTCATTGCCGGACTTGGAATACAGAATATTGCATTAAGCAAAGCAAAGATTATTAGCAGACGGTTTGACGGTGACTGGGATTCATTTGAAAATGCGTTGAAATCAAGATTTGATTTTACAGAATTGGAGTCATTTGGAACAGAAGTAAATAAGTGTATCTATGAGTTTTTCGATAATGTATTTTTAAAGAACGATATGTATTCCGAGTTGGTATCGTATATGCATTTTGTAAAAGAAGAGAAAAATTCCGATGTCTTTGCCGGAAATATCTTTGTAATTACTGGTAGCCTTAATATCTTCTCAAACAGAAAAGAGCTACAAGAAAAGATCGAATCACTTGGAGGAAAGGTAGCTGGTGGAGTTTCAAAGAAAACAACGTATTTAATCAATAATGATATTGAAAGTTCTTCGAGTAAGAATCGTGATGCTAAAAAGAATAATGTGCCGATTATTACAGAAGAAGAATTTTTAAATATGATAAACAGGCAAAAATAAAGGAGAAACAATATGAAGATTGCAGAGTTAGAAATCAACATTATGGCAGTACCACAGGGATATTACTTAGCACAAGGAATTTCCAGAGATCTCAATTTTAAGGTTGGTCTTCCGGCAGCATTTGAGAAGACATACAATTTGAAAGAAAAGTTGACTGATAAGTACGATGAGATTGAGTGTGGAGAAACATATCTTATTGATAATGTTTATTCTCTGGTTGTAAAAGATAGCAGCTATGACAGCCCGGATAGAGATCTTCTTATGGAAGCACTGGTTAATCTGAGAGATCAGATGGAAGAAAACAAGGTTACAAAACTTGCCATTCCACGACTTTGTTGTGGTAGAGGTGGTCTTGACTGGGACGATGTGAAAGCAATGATTGGATTTGTTTTCGGAGATGCGGATATTCAGATTCTTGTTTGTGTGCAATAGGAGGTAACTATGGAAGAGAAATCACCAGTTTACCTTGTTATGGTAACAACAAACAATAATAATAAATATTATCGCATGATTCCACATGGTGATACTTTCGAGGCTGAATATGGTCGTGTTGGTGCAAGTTGCCAGCACGCCTCCTATTCAATGTCACAGTGGAATAAGAAGTACAATGAGAAAATTAAAAAAGGATATGTGGATCAGACACATCTTGTACAGGATTTGATTCAGAAAGAAAAACCAAAAGGAAAAGACGGTTATAAAGAAATTGAAAATAAAGTAATTGCAGAAATCGTTCAAAGACTTCAAGATATGGCTCATCAGAAAATCCAGGCGAACTATAAGGTTTCATCTCAGCAAGTAACACAAGCTATGGTGGACGAAGCACAGAAGGTAATTGATAGGCTCATGCAGCGAGAAGAAGTAGAGGACTTCAATAATACTTTGTTAGAGTTGTTTAGTGTAATTCCACGAAAAATGGGAAATGTCAATGATTATCTTTCCAGAAGCAAAGAAGATTTCGCACGCATTCTCAAAGATGAACAGGATCTACTTGATGTAATGAGAGGTCAGGTTGTTACACATACAGTACAGGATGAGCCAGACACCGATGATGTGGAAGAGAAGCAAGAAACCATTATTGAAGCAATGGGGCTTGAATTTGAGGAAGTAACAGAAGACGATGTGCGAATGATTAAGAGCCTGCTTGGAGATTGTCGAGATAAATTCTATAGAGCATGGCGTGTCAAGAATATTAAGACACAAAAACGATTTGATGAGTTTGTCAACAAAGAACATATTTCAAAAACTAAGCTGTTATGGCATGGAAGTAGAAATGAGAACTGGTGGTCAATCATCAATACTGGTCTTGTTTTACGTCCGACAAATGCGGTTATTACAGGGAAGATGTTTGGATTTGGTATTTACTATGCCCCAAAAGCAAGAAAATCGTTAGGTTATACATCTTTGAGCGGATCATACTGGGCGAGAGGAAATTCAAATTCGGCATTTATGGCACTTATGGATGTGGCATATGGAAAGCCATATGATGTACATTCTTTTGATAGTAAATATTATGATTTCAATTATGAACGATTACAGAAGACATGCCCAGGTGCGAATTGCTTACATGCTCATGCTGGTAGTATGTTGAGAAATGATGAAATTATCGTATATAAAGAAGACCAGTGTACAATCAAATATTTAGTTGAACTGAGATAAGGAGAAATAATTATGGTAGTAAAAAATTGTAGAGAATGCGAACACACAAATAACTGTAGATCATATTATAGTGGACTCGGCTGTAAAAAGCGTGATGAAATTCTCAAACATATTGCAGAGTTAGAAGCTGAAAAGAAAGAAGGTAAAGCAAATGATTAAAATAGGATTGGCTTTAATTGGTGTAGCGGTAGTTGTAGGTTTGTATTCTTGTGTTGTGGCTGGTAAAAATACAGACAATGCGATGCATGATTACTTTGAAAAATATAAATAAAATATGTTTTTTATTGTGTTGAGAAATATCCCCACTTTCTGTTGATGTATTGCTGTTATTTGGGTATAATTCCCCATTTTCAATAGTATTCTCTGCCATAATACAATATATTCCTCCACTATTTAAACGTATTTGCATGAATTTATCTTAGAACCGCCGATATTTAGCTGATTTGCGGTATAAGATAAAAAACATATTCACACAGAAAGTAGTTTGAAATTACTTCAAGCACTTCCGTTGGATTTGAAGATTGCGAAGACTCAGAATAGAATCAGAGAGTGGTATAACTATTATGGTGGAGAAGTATATGTAAGTTTTTCTGGTGGGAAAGACAGTACAGTATTATTGGATATTGCAAGAGGATTATACCCAGATATAGATGCGGTATATGTAGACACTGGACTTGAATATCCAGAATTAAGAGATTTTGTGAAAACGATTGATAATGTCACATGGTTAAAACCAAAAAAGAATTTCAAGAGTGTTATTCAAGAATATGGATATCCAATCGTCAGTAAAGAAGTGGCAAATAAGGTTCATGGTGCGAAACCTGGAAATACAAGGTGGCAGCAACTTCATGGTACATACATTGATAATAATACCGGCAAGTTATCTACGCATTATAATTATAAGAAATGGGAGTATTTGCTTGATGCTGACTTTAAGATATCAGATCAGTGTTGTGCAATTATGAAAAAACGCCCATCTCTACAGTATGAGAAACAAACTGGTAAAAAACCAATCTTGGGACTCATGGCAGCAGAAAGTCAAAAGAGAAAAACAGATTATATGAAAACTGGTTGCAATGCTTTTGAAAAAGAACGCCCACAGAGTCAACCTATGGGATTTTGGACTGAACAAGATGTTTTACAATATCTGTATGAAAAGAAAATTCCGTATGCATCAGTCTATGGTGATATAGTATTGGAAGATGGAAAATATCGCACGACTGGATGTAACAGAACCGGCTGTATTTTTTGTGGCTTTGGCTGCCACCTCGAAAAAGAACCAAACAGATTCCAAATGTTAAAACAGACACACCCGAAATTATGGGAGTATTGTATGAAACCGATTGAATCTGGTGGTTTGGGAATGAGAAATGTAATGGAATATATCAGTGTTCCTATAGAATAAACAAGCAAAAATAAATGTTGACATTTGCAAGAATAATGATATAATGTAAAGGAAAAGTGAATAAAGTCTATTTTTTCTTTTATGCTATAAACAAACAATAATAAAGGAAATAGCCAATGATGAAAAGAGAGGTATCTGTAAATGAATACAAGAAATAGAGCTTGGCGAAGAAAGAAGAACTTTTCAAAAGGTCGCAGAAAGAAACATATTGCGATGGCGGTTTGCCGGAACTGGTGGTATGAACATGACGGGCAGTATATTAAGGGCAAAATCCATTGTTCATGTCCTTCATGTAGTCCAAAGACGAATAATCATGGACATGGAGCTGCAAGAAACTACACACATTCAGACCTTGTAAAAGTAGAATCTATGCAGTGTAAAGTTTCGGAATACAAGAATGGAGAAGAATACTATGAAAATGATTAACACCAGTGAGTGTGAAAAATGTAAGCATGGAACTGTAGATGACACAAACAAAGCAAGAGTAAAAGTGCATTGTGATATCAAGAATAAGGATTATATCTATGGTGCATGTATTCCATGTGAAGATAAGGAGAACAAGTAGTGGAAGTATTGAAAGTAAGAAAAGGAGAAATCCTTGAAGCGGAAACTGACATTGAATATAAAAATAGTCTTGGTCAGGAAGCGGAAATTTCCAAAGGTGAAAAATCAGTTATTGGTTTTGACGGACTGATTCATTGTCTGAAGAAAAGAGTTGTCATTGTGCCGGACGATACGATGGAAGTAAGCGGATATTCGGCAACTGGTTTATCAGAATTTCTTACGGCTTGGCTTGATAAAAGCCTTGACTTAGAAAAGAACCTTGATAAATCAGAACATTCTCTTGATGATGTGAGAACATCTATTGAAATGGCACTTGTTGAAATTGGTATGGAGGCAGGAAATGGCGAAACCAAAGAATAATATTAAAAGAGATTTTATAGTTCCATTATTGGGAATTATAGGTTGCTTATATCAAATATTTTTCAGTTGGTTGATCGTTTATGCAATCGTTGTAATTTTTGCAACATGTTTTAATCTGGCACACTATAAGCTGATAGCAACTATTATATGGTTGTTTTTGCCATTACTAATAAGAGCATACCGATTGCTCAGAAATAAGGTAATTGGTGAATCGTGGGAAGAACTATGTGACAAAGAATATTGTGCTAAATGTCAGTATCGTGAAGAACACGAAAATGGAATGTGTAATGTAGATTATGTAACTGGTAAATGTTTTGTAGTTAAGGAGAAAAAATAATGGCTATTATCGGTGCAATTTTAGGAGATATTGCAGGATCGAAATGGGAGTTTAACAGACCAAAAGATTTGGATTACGAACATATTGAATTATTCCAAGATGACGGTTACTACACGGATGATACTGTTTTATCGGTAGCCACAAAGTATGCTCTTGAAAATGAAGTATCATTTAAAGATGCATACAATGAATTTGGCAATGATTACATTGATTGTGGATATGGTGACAGATTCTTTGAGTGGTTGATTTTCAAAAGCAAGAAACCATATAAGAGTTGTGGTAATGGATCTGCAATGAGAGTATCGCCGGTTATTGACTTTGCAAAAAGTCGTGATGATATCATCAAATATGCAACTATGTCAGCGGAGTGTACTCATAATCATCAGGAAGGAATTAAGGGCGCAATTGTAACGGCTACATGTGGTTGGATGGAGAAAAATGGTGCATCTAAAAAGGAAATCGAAGAATATGCAAGCCGTGAATATCCGGCTGGAAGTTACTATAAATACCCAGTTTCAATGTCAATGAAAGAATTGAGAGAAGTATATAGATGGGACGAAACCTGTCAGGGCAGTGTTCCGGCAGCAATCAGATGCTTTCTTGACAGTGAAGATTATGAAAGTTTCATCAGAAATGTACTGAGCTTCAAGTGTGACTCAGATACATTAGGAGCTATTGGCGGTGGTATTGCGGAAGAGTTTTATAAAGGTACTGGATTTAACAATGATGAATTACTGAAAAAGTATCTTGATGAAAGATTATATGGAATTGTGAAGGAGAGCAAATAATGGATTTAAGAGAAATGGAATTAAGAGATACTGTAGAAATGATGAATAGTGCTGATTACAAAGAAAGATTCAAAGCGGAATATTATCAGACAGCTATTCGTTATGGGAAACTGAAAGCAATGGTAGATAAGTACAATAACGGTACACTGGAATTTAAACCAACATGTCCTATGAGCATCTATGACATTCAGCTTAGAGCCATGCGTGATTATCTGACTATCCTTGAAGCTAGAGCAGCTATTGAAGGAGTAGAGTTAAATGGATAACATAGCAGGAAATCAATTCATAGATCATCCAGATATGAATGGATTCTGTGATAAATGTAGAAATCACTATCTTTTAGATGGTGATGAATCAAGATGTAGGAGCATTAGTCTTGGAATGAGTTCAGCAATGTGTTGTCAAATTTCAAGATGTAGCAAATATGAAGAGAAGAAATAAAAAATCTTTTTTATTTACTTCATTAAAAACCATTGATTTATAAGCCTTTCGTATATTGTTTTGTTACATAGTTAGTATAAAATCTCTCATTTGACTTTCTGGAAATGCCTATATGACGGTATTTCAGAGAATCAAATGAAAAAGATTTTATATTAGATATTCTTGTAGCTTGTGAAGAATCACAAGAAGTATGCAAAGCATTCAGAGAAAAAGGTCATAATGCTTTTAGTTGTGACATTATGGAATGCTCTGGAAATCACCCGGAGTGGCATATAAAAGATAACGTACTTCCGTTATTAAACGGAAACTGTAGCTTTAAAACAATGGACGGGAAAGAACATAATATTGATGGTAAATGGGATATGATTCTCGCATTTCCACCTTGTACGCATTTAGCTGTAAGTGGTGCAAAGCATTTTGAGAAGAAAAGAGCAGATGGAAGACAGCGAGATGGTATTGAATTCTTCTGCCAGTTTTTAACTGCTGATTGTGACAAAATTTCCATTGAAAATCCAATTGGGATAATCAGTGGAGATTACATAAAAAAGTGGTTTCCAGATTTAGCACAAAAATATGGTTTACCGATAAAACCTACACAAATAATTCAGCCGTATGAATTTGGGCATCACACGAAAAAATCAACTTGTCTTTGGCTTAAAGGATTGCAAAAATTGACACCAACGAACATAGTTGAACCGAAAATAATTACATATAAAGGTGGAGCTAAATTTGGTGCAGGAATTGGACAAGTATTTGATGAAAATGGAAAAGCAATTCCATTTCACGATCCAAGAACTGCTAAAGCAAGAAGTAAAACATTCTCAGGTGTAGCAAAAGCAATGGCAGACACATGGGGATAAAGATAAAAGTAAATTTTTATTTTGTTTGTCTAAATCCATTGGTTTTACTACCTCCGTTTATTCTTTATATAAAATAATTAAGCAATTCTTTTAATTGCATGTTTTCGAAATGAGCAATATAAGCCAATCATAGAGATTAAGATAAAAATTTACTTCAAAAAGGATTATCTGTATTGAGTCTTTTTGATGGTATTAGTTGTGGAATGTTAGCTTTAAAAAGAGCTGGTATTCCAGTAAAGAGATATGTGGCATATGAAATTGAGAAAAATGCAATCAAGATAAGTCAAAAGAACTATCCACAGATTGAACAATGTGGAGATGTGCGAACGGCAGATTTCAGTCAATACGAAGGTTTTGATTTGTTGATTGGTGGGAGTCCTTGCCAGGATTTATCAAATTACAAATATGATCGTGGAGAGGTAAAAGGACTTGATGGAGAGAAAAGTGGTCTATTCTATTACTATGTCAAGGCTCTAAAAGAAGTAAAACCTAAATATTTCCTGCTTGAAAACGTTGCAAGTATGGAAAAGAAATGGGCAGATGTAATATCAGAAGAATTAGGTGTAGAACCAATAATGATTAACTCAGCTCTTGTATGTGCAGCAGAACGAAAGCGGTTGTACTGGACGAATATACCGAACATAAAACAGCCAGAAGATAGAGGAATTGTACTGAAAGATATTGTTATTCCGGCAAATGAAGTACCAGATAAATATTGGTACACAAAATATCCAATAACTGTTCATGACGGTGATGTAAAAGTAAAAGCCACTATCCATTTGAATAGCCATAGACAGGCGAAGGAAGTATATGGATTGAATCATAAATGTAATACATTACTTTGTGATGGAAATGGTGGAAATCTAGCAAAGAAAGTATATCAGGATAACAAGGTAAGAAGATTAACGCCTCTTGAATATGAACGACTGCAGACATTGCCAGATCATTATACGGATTGTGTGGCAGATAGCAGAAGATATACAGCAATAGGAAATGGGTGGACAGTTGATGTCATATCCCATATTTTAAAAAATATAAACACGCAATAATAAATGCAAAACAAAATTGTTTTTTTATCCATATTTTCCAATTTATACATCCTTTCAAATAGGCTATAGCAAGTAATATCAGAAGATATGACCAATATGTAATTCTTTTTATCATCAAATCATAAATTCTGAAATTACCTATATTAGCTGTTTACGAGTTCCATAAGTAAATGAAAAAACAATTCCAAATTGGGAATTGGTAAACTTTTGTGAAATTGATAAATTCGCTGCTCAATCATATTGTGCTGTGCATGAAGTTGATGCAGATAAAAATATCGGGGATATTACAAAGATTGATGAAAACAAAATGCAACCGTTTACTATGATTTGTGGTGGATCACCTTGCCAGGATTTCAGTGTTGCCGGGAAACAGAAAGGCAGCATGTGGCAATGTGCAGATTGTGGGCATGAATATAATCCACTTACAGTACATTTTTCAAGAAGAAATAAATGCCCAAAATGTAGTAGTGAAAATCTTGACAAGACACGTTCATCATTACTTGTGGAATGGTTAAGAGTTGTAAGAGCAAACAAGCCGTTGTGGGGAGTATACGAAAATGTAAAAAATATTGTTGGAAAATCATTCAAGGAAACATTCGATATGTTTATCGAAGAACTGCATGAATACGGATATAACACTTATTATAAAGTTTTGAACGCAAAAGATTTTGGAATCCCTCAGAACAGGGAGAGACTTTATCTGATTATCGTAAACAAAGATATTGATAACGGGAAATTTGAATTTCCAGAAGGTTTTGAAAGCAATACAGTTATGTACGATATTTTGGAAGATGAAGAAAATATAGATACAAAATACTATGTAGATTCAGCCAAAGAGAAAGAAGCATTACAAGAAATGATTGACTCTGGTAAACTCCGTAAAGACTATTCAAACACTGTAAGATGGGGGGCAGAGGCTCACTAGACAGACATCAGTGGGATCTTATTCAGATACCAGGCAAGGAGCAATCATAAGTAAATGCGGAAAATGTGTAGATAAATTTACGGACTGTGCCAATACATTACTTGCAAGAGACTATAAGGGTTTCGGCAATCAAGGAATGAATGGTGTGATTTCAATTAAACAACCAGGAAAGGAATAATAATGGAACGATATATTTGTG